ATGGAAAAAAGATATGGAACAGTTTATGAACCACACAAATGGAATAATAATCATAAAATAAGAAGAACACACAATTGTTATGCATATGCTATGGATGATTACGATCCAAGTAGAAAAAGATTTCCACAACCAGGTGTAAAATCTAATATGGGTATACCTTTAAAAAAAGATTTTGTTTGTCCTGTTATATCAAAAAGAGCTTTAAATGATGTTGATGCAAAAAGAGTCAAAAATGATGGTAATTGTCCAAAGGGATATAGACAGGTAATGTTATTTGTAGATCCATATACAGATTATCATTTTTACAGAAAAGATGAAAATGGGTACTGGAGTCATAAACCGGGAAGTACCAGAGCTACAAATAAAGATGATAGTGGTAAATTAATAAAAGACCCTAGAGAAGCAGATAGAAATATAGAATCAACAGGTTACAATTATACTGATCATTGTTTGACATATTGTGTTCCAGTTAAAGGCGTAAATATTGCTCCATAAAATTTAATATATTCTATATATATTAAATGGGGAATGAATGCAAACCAAAAGATTATAATTTTAATGTAGAATCGGGTTGGCGAAAAGATTCATATGATGGACATGACTATTCAGACAGTGATTATCCAAATCATTATGATTACAAACCAAATGGTAGTGATTTTATAAAATTTATGGCTAATAATCATGTGCCTTTTAAAATAAAAATGATAGGACAAAGTAAAAATTATTATATGGTTCAAAATGGTTCCGATCAAATAAGATGGTCTGATAGATCTGATAAGAAGAACAGAGGTATATGGTTTTTAGAAAGTGTTCAAAATACAGCTGGTCGTACGCTATATGTAATCAAATCAGCTAAAATAGAAAATGATATACAAAGAACTGATAAATTATATAATATAGATGATTATGAAGGGTTATGGAGGAATAAATGTGATAATTCAGAACTTATTTTTAAAAAACGAACAAATGAATATTTGAAACATGGTGCTTATAAATTTACATTTTATGCTTATAATAATTTATTTAAAATGTATTCAGGTATACCTAAACCAGTATGTCACGGAGATGCTTTGATGAGAGTTTCTTGTGCTGATAATAATTTTACATATTTTCGTTTTGAAATAGATCCAAATATACTCAGCAATGTTAATGAAAATATAAGAAAAGAATTGGTGAAATATGAATATTTTTATGATGGGGGTGATCAAGTTGTTAAAAAATCATCAGAATCTGCTCAAAAATTATGTAAAGAAAATCCAAAATATAGATTTTGTAAATATACATGTGAAAACACATCGAGAAGTGATAATTGTAGAGAAGCTAGTATTAGTATAGCAATGGAAAATAATTGGGACAGTGATAAACATATCAAAATATATAAAGACAATAAATTCAATCCATCTGTAAAATCAAGTATAGAAAATACTTGCAATAGGATTCCGGTTGAAGAATGGAGTGATAAAATATGTAAAGTTTATTCGAATGACAATCCAGATTGGAAAGATCAAAAAATGTGGGGATATTGCAGCAAAGATAATAATTTATTATTTAATAGAGATTGTGATGTTTATTGTAAAAAGAATCCAGACAAATGTCAATCCATATTGAGAGACACATGTAATAATTTTATACCATCCATTGATGAAAATGGAAAGTATGATATACCTGAATTGAATAATAAAAAACTTATGAAATTTACAAATAACGGAATCCAAATACATGATGGTACTACACTTTCTAACAATGTAGTTAACATGTGTGGTTGTTTTTATAATACACGATCTGAAAATAATAATTATGAAAAAGCTAGAGATTTTTATAAAAAAGATCTTATTGATACATATAAGGGTGATCCAAATGTAATTTCAGCTTTCAATAAATCAGGAAATCCAATAAAATGTTTCACCAAAGTTTGTAAAGATTCCAGTATAAGAAATGTGTACGGACAGTGTCAAGGTACAACATGTATACAAAATTTAAAATTAGATTCCAGAAATTCACAATTAACGGGAGTTGAAATACAACAAATACAACAATGTGGTATTGATACAGATACCCAACCCCCTTCAGATAATCCAAATGAATGGAATTTCAAATTTGATTAAATTTCATGGTTATTTCAAAACTTTTCTTATTGAAGAAAAGCCATATTTTTGCAAAAATATCTTCCTTATATAGATTCCAATACATCTATGTAATTATCGCTAAAATTTGAAAAATATATAAAAGATAAATTGATATCTGAATATAATTAAATTAATACAATATATTGTGTTAATTTATTCAATTGACAATGGCGTTTCATGTTTTAATGATGCATCAGACATTGAACATTCAAGATTTAATATTTTTTTATCGCGTTTATTTTCTTCTTCGTATTGATCAAGAACATTTGTTATATCTACATGTCCTTTTACAATATTAGATCCAAATATATTCAAATTATATATATTTGCTGTAATCATTAAATAATTACCATAACGTTGTAATAAATCCATCAGACCTAAATCTATAGCTCTTAAAAGAATATATAATATAGAACGGATAGAATTTTCAATATATAATGGGGGTTTAATAATATCAGTTTCATAATATTTGTATATAAATATATTGGATAAAGATTTATGTGAAAGTAAATCATATATCATAAATGATATTTTATTTCGTAACTCTTGATCCCAATGCGATTTATTAAAATTTGAATCACTTAAAAGTATACCCAAATTATATAATTTATATAATTCATGTTTAGTGACAGTTAATTCAAAATTTTGTTCAATATTATTTTTATTTTTTTGTTTATTCAATATATATAATATAATATCTTTAATTTGAACAGATATGTCACTATAATATCCTCTCATATTAAGTAATTTATATATTGTATGCATTGGAAATATAGTTTGATTTTCAGGATCCCAAAATACTTCTTTATCTTTCCACAATTTTAAAAGTTTATCAAGATCATATATCGTGTATTTGCTAAGTCCATCGCCATAACCGTAATAAATTTTATTACCTATATTGGGGTAATATACGTCATCATATGTGAATCTATTTATAATTTGTTCTTTTTCGCTTTTGTAATTACTGGGATTTCTAAAAAATGATTTCGATATATCATAAAACATTATATCACAATATAATACAGGATATGGTAAATTCCTAATTTGATATATGTTGGAAACTTTATTCATGGTGCTGTTCGATTTATTTATCAAATTTGGTATTAAACTTTGTGATATGATTATTGGTCCGTGATATGTTAATATTGCTCTTGGATCTAAATTTGCTTTTTCAAGCATAAATAATATACTAAGTGCTAAATCGGGTGTATTAAGATAAATAGTATGTGGTTCTTTCAATAATTCAGCAAGAGCTTTCAAATATAATATAAGTTCATATCTTTTATAATTATTTAATAATCCTTGATATGTTATAGAACCAATTCTTGGAAAATAATGTGTTATACCATTTTGAAGTATAGTTGAACAACTGTCTACAGGAAAGAAATAATAAACACCTTGATATTCTTTTGTTTCACCATTGAGAAATACATCTATTATATATCTGCCATAATACATCATTTCTATTCTTCGCAATATACCCGTTTTTGTATCTGTGTAAAAATCACTCAAAAGATCTATACCCATAAAAGATCCATATTTTATATATTCTTTATCTGTGAATATTTTTTTAGATACAAGTGATGTATTAATTTCTGAATCAGTCTCATCTAATAATAATATCTCATTTTCTCTTTGTAAATACTTCATGACGGACTTTAACAAATCTTTTGTTACATCAGTTATGTTATATGTTGTCATTTATTTTAATGACAAAATAATTAAAAGACATAATAAAAGATTTTTATATCTACTGTGATACTTACTATTTTTTAATAAATTTTAAACCTTTATTATATCTTACGCTCTATGACCATCTTGAACAATATCATAAATTGGATTATAGTAATATTCGATACCATGTTCTGGGTTTGGATTAAGATTTGGATTTTCGATATATATAGATTTAACTTTATCTTTTTTTAATGTATTATGTACAATATTAATATCTTTTATATTTAATACAATATATATTTCATCATTCTTTTTACCAAAAGATGATATAGAAATTGATATGTTTTTATTGGGATATTCAAATATACTTTCATTTTCTCCATCAGAAAATAGAACAAATTCAAAAATATCATCTTTTGTTTCGAAATATAAAAGTGTCCTCACAAATTCGCCTTCTCTACAATCTTCATCTTCACTGCATATATCTTTTTTAATATTCCCATAATAAAATACATTAAAACATATATCTCCTAATTTTATTTCCTTTTTTTGTCCTTCAAAAAATTTTACAAATACTTCATTTGTGCTATTTGATTGTCCTAATTTCTGTGAATATATTTTTTCAGATTTATTTGAAGGATCGATTATAGAAAGATATACATATGTTTTACCATTTATAATACCAAATAAACCATTATATATTGATATTTGTACCTTTTTATTATTTGGAAATTTGAAAATGTCATTATCATTCTCACAAAGAGTAAAATCATATTTTTTATTTGTAATAAAACTAAAAGATGCATCGATTGTATTTTTATTTAAATGCTCAGAGTTTTCAGAATGAACAGATATATTTTTTACATCATTAAATTGCACAAAAAAAGATTCACCATTAATAGTGAAAAATTTCTTTTCACCTTCTTGCATATATTCTATCATTTATATTGATGTAAAGATCTTTTTATCCTAAATTTTAACAAAAATGCTATTTTAAAAATCATATATATATGATTCAATATAATTTTTGAAAATATAATTATTTTCGTTAACTGGAAATATTATATCATCGTAATCAAATTCAGGATCTTTCTTTAATATTATTTCTAATAATTTATATTGTTTATTTTCATATAATATTTTGATTAATCTCCATCTATTATCCAAATCTTTATTAATTTTTTTAACATCTAGATCGCATAAATTGTTATATAATTTCAAAACACAATCAAAATTATTTTTCTTTTCTATGCATGATATGATATCATCTGTATATATATTTATATCATTATAATACTGAAGTATTAATTGTGGTATCTCAATGTTATATTCTGATGATAACATTTCTGATATTATAGCCACAAGAAGTTCTTTGATTTCACTATATTGTTTAGAACCGATCAATAATAATTTTATTTTTTCAATGTTTTTTTCGTCGCAAGCTTCCCAAAAATCGTTGTCTATATTCATATTTTTAATATAAAATATTTTTCTTATATGTTATTTAACAAAAATCAATTGTTTAATTAAATTGTTAACTAATTAAAAAATGGAAGAATGTACTGGTATACCCATTATTGTTGACAATGAAATTTTATTGGGTAAAAGATTAGATGGGACTTGGGATCTTATTGGATTTGGCAGTTTAGAAAAAAATGAAAATCCATATATTGGAGCGCAGAGAGAATTAAAAGAGGAAAGTCTTCATATTTACAACATAGATCATATCAAAAAATTGGATGAGTATATATATACTGGTTATTTCAAACATAAATATGTGAAAGTTTATCTCTTTCAATATAATAATTTTGAAAGGATTCAAACTAAATATATGAATATCCTATATACATTAGGTAAAGAAAACAAGATAAAAAAATATTACCTCGAACACACTGATTTTAAATGGTTTAATTTGGATAATATAATGAAAGAGTTTTCACTTCCTGAAGAATATATTATTAATCAATTTACAATGTTTTTGATTGATAAATTAATTAGAAATATGCAATATAAATAAAATTAATACATTTTGCATTAATTTTAATAATCTCTTCTGCTAGGATTCGAACCTAGAACCGCTCGATTAACAGTCGAGTGCTCTGCCATTGAGCCACAGAAGAATATACATAGAGCGGGATTCGAACCCACGAAGACATTATGTCAGAAGGTCTTAAGCCTCCCCCCTTTGACCGCTCGGGCATCTATGCTGTATTTTTATATCATTGCGGATATTTTAGATGTAGTTTAACATCTAATAAGTTATATGCGTACCGAGAATCGAACTCGGGTTAATGGCTCATAAGACCATTGTTCTTCCATTGAACTATACGCACGTGTATGCATACCGAGAATCGAACTCGGGTTAATGGCTCATAAGACCATTGTTCTTCCATTGAACTATATGCACAAGTATGCGTACCGAGAGTCGAACTCGGGTTGATGGCTTATAAGACCATCGTTCTGCCGTTGAACTATACGCACATATATTGAATGCAATTTAATCAGATACTCTGTTATTTAACCACAATCAATAATACGCACACCGAGAGTCGAACTCGGGTCTATAGCTTATCAGACTATTGTTCTGCCGTTGAACTATGTGCGCATTTTTATATCCATATTATTTTTAACTTTAATTACATTTTTCTAAAAATGTAAATTTGCTGAAACAACGCACACATTCTGCTTTTGGGATGAAACCAATTTTTTAAATATTTTTCATTTAATGATTTAACAGATGCATCATATGCTAATTTTCTTAATTTATTTGGAAAATCTTTAGGAACATATACATTTTTAATTTCTTTCATTCTTTTTGCTTTATTTGGAAATTCATTTTCGGTTAATATATCTTCATGAACAAAACCAGGTAAAATATTTAAAATAACACCGACAGACATATCAAAATATCCCATTTTATCTGAATCAAATAATGGTTTCAACTTTTGATATAATTTTTTATAAGAACCTTTATCCTTGATTCTATAATTATGATTGCGATCCCTGGTCAAAATACCTTCATCATATAATTTAATTAAAAAATCTTGTGTAAGATCGTTTTGATCATCGTATGGACCCCATGCACCCATTTAATAATTATAAAAAAAATTATAAATATCTTAAAAACATTTTTGATTGTTCATTTAAATAATATGGTATATAATGTAATATAAATCCATTATTAATATCGTAATCATATTTAATTTTAATATTTATATCACCATTACAAAATCTTATTGTTTTAAAAGATCGATCAATAATGCCACTTACATATCTATCTTTGGAATAAATTTGCACAAAATTATTATGTTTGTATTGTATTTTGTATGTTTTTTTCTTTGTTTTTAATTTACCAATATAATTTATTACAATATTGCCATCACGCAAAATAGCATCATTCTCATCACCCATTTTATAAAGTTGTTTTTTATAAAATTCAATCAAAATATTTTTTCAATGTTAAATGAGTGATAAAATCGATAAATTAACATTGTTTAATATAATGATAGAAAATTTTGAAAATATAAATACACAATTAAATTATACACAACCTTTTTTATTAAGAATTATAAAAAAATGGAAAGGGGCCATAGATTTGAATGATTGTTTTAAATTAGCTGACAGACTTAATTACAAATATGCTTCTAATTTAAGGTTATATTCACAATATATAAATTTTATATTTACAACATATGCCATTTATTGCAGAATTAATAAATTAAAAGTGAAACCAATAAAAAATAAAGATTTTCTTTTTAAATATATAAAAGATAATATAGATAAAGATTGGTTGGACTTATCAGACGATTTATTTTTACAATTGAAAAAAGAAAGTGTTTAATTATATGTTTAACATATAATTAATACATATTTTCACAAAATTGATAAAATTCTTTACTTGTGAAGTTCAACATATGTGAAGCAAGAGTGGTAAATTTATTTTTTAATTTTTCATCTTTTATATCATCTAAAAGTTTATTTAATATATCCTCTAACTCTTTCGGTTTATAAGACCAAGGATTAGATCTCAAAAAAACATCAACATCCATATCTACTTCTGTATCTTTCAATAATATATTGAGAAAACAATGAATTTTATAATATGTGTATATTCTTCTTTCTCTTTCTTTGGCTTCATCAACTTTTTTATCAATTTTTTTCTTTTCTTCCTTAGTATATTTTCTTTTTAACCACATTTTATTATTATGTAATTTTCATGTCATTATTTAAAATTATACACATGTTTTTATCTTCTATTGGTACATATAATTTATCATTTATATTTTGTATTTCTTTTGTATAAGATGGTGGGTAAATAAGATCATCACTTTCGTGTTTCACAGAGTTATTTTCAATCCACTTTTTTAGAACATCTTTATGTTTGGAATCTTTGAAAGAAATATTATATATATGATCTTTGAAATTATCATTGGATACAACCATAGCATTATTGTTAAATGCCATATACATAAATATCCAATCATCATTTATATATGGAGGTGTTTCAAATAAATCTTCGGTGTAATCCCACATATTATAAATATGAGATATAATTGCTCGTTGTGTTTTTTTGAATTTTCTAATATTTTTTTTATGTTTGTCGCAAATAACTATCAAAGGTTTATATCCTTCTTTCAATAACTTCATGTATATTTTATGAAGAATTTTATAACTATTGAAAGTAATTGTACTTTTTGAATAGAGAACATTTGCTGCATCAATTATCATATCGTGTTTCTTATTTTTTATAAATTTCTTCATTTTATTCATATTTTTCCTATGTTTTTCCATGTAATGTTTTTCGATGTTTTTCATTAATTTGTTTTTTTCAGATCTGGATATATGAATTTTTTTTAATTTGACGCCATCACAAATACCTTTTTTTATAGATTCAAATTTAGTTTGATTTTTTGATTGATTATACACACAATCAATTTCTTTTGCAAAATAATAAGAAATTGAATCACCGTAGTGAATTAACCATTTATTAAAATTCTTGCAATTATATTCTTTATGTTTTTTATAACAATCGAAAACAGACATCAAATCTTTTTCATTCAATTCAAATTTAATAATCTTATCGTAAAAAAAAGAATTTATTTCTGTTGTTTTATATTTTGAATTCATCATACTTTTGTATATAGGGATCACCGATCTTTTTTTTATTTGTATATTTTCTTTTTCCATATCTTTTAAAAGAGATAAAGCTTTTTCTGTGTCATTTTTTGCAAGATACGACAAATAAAGAGAATATGCACTTTCATTTTTTTCAATTTCTTTCCATTTTTTATCAATTTCATCAGCATTTCGATTGTTGAGGATTTCTCTAAATATCCAATTTTGATCTCTCATTGAAAATATTTAAATATTCAAATATTTTCAATTTTTATTATACATATTGAAAATAAGATCAATAAATATTAATAACACCAAATCGTCCTATTTTATCATTGAATTTTATATTTTTTACATGTTTTAATTTTTTATAACAACTATTATAACATAATATACCATTATCTATGTGAAATTTTTTATAAAGCGGTTCTTCATCCAATTGAACTTCTATTTTATGATTGTGTACAAGAATTTGAGTGTTTTTGGGTATGAAAAAATTTATTTCATCCAACATCTCTCTCCATTTTTTCATTTTATTTTTTAATACTAAATGATATTAAAAATATTTCTCATATTTTTGTTATATTCTTTTTTGGGTTATATTTATGAAAGTTTTATTTTTGGAAAAACAACATGTGATACTACTGTTAAAAGTATATTTAATAAATGTTTACCATTTCTTTTAATATATGGTATAGCTGCTATTATATTAGCTTTTTTAGATTATTATTTAAACAATATTAATATATTTGGTAAAATAATAATAGCAACGATAATTATAACCCTTATGGAATGTATAATAGGTAATATATCTTATTTGATAAATAATTATAAAACTTGGGATTACTCAAATATGTTATGTAGTTGTAATGGATTTATATCATTAGAAGCAAGTTTATTGTGGGCATCCATGTCATTCATATTTTTTATATTAAACCCCATAAAATTATAAAATATCAGTCAATGATTAATCCAAATTGAAAAATAATTTCGTAAAAAATTTTAACAGTTATTCTGCTGTACACAACATTAAATTTTTATAGTATTTAATTAAATAAATATACATTCTTTTTGAAAGAATTTTTAATCTTTATATAAATGACATGGATATTCATTGTGATAGGGATGTTATTAATAATTGGAATTATATTTGTTGCATATATAAGAAATAAGAAAAATTCTGAAATACAAGAAAAAAAGATAATATATTGTGATAGTTTTAGACCTTGCGATATAGGAAAATGTGTTAATAAAAGATGTGTTGTGGAATCTTGTACGTTATCCACTCAATGCAAAATAAATGAAATATGTGATAATGGCTCTTGTAAAAAGTGTGAACCAGGCTACAGAAAACAAAATAACAAATGTGTTAAAAATGTTTCATGTCCAAATATTTCTTGTGGTGAAAACGAAGAATGTATAATAACAGAAGAAGAAGGAGGTATATGTTATCCTTGTAAAAATAATGAAAAAGTTGTCAATGGTAAATGCACAAAAAACACATGTGAAAATATAAAATGTGAAGGAGAAAAAATTTGTGTTGATGTGGATGGATATGGGAAATGTGTACCATGTCAAAATCATGAATATTATGAAGATGGTGAGTGTAGGAAAATAACATGCAATATGGATCCCAAGATATGTGAAGATGATGTATTTGATAAATATTGTAATGAAAAAACAGGTCTATGTGAGTTATGTCCGCCAGACACCGAAATAATAAATGGAAAATGTGTTGTCAGAAAATGTGAAGATTTTTGTGAAGATGGAGTATGTGTTAATAATATATGTAATAGAGATTTGACATGCAAAAGAGATGATGATTGTCCTTTTGGATATTGTAATCAGGGAAAATGTAGAAAATGTATTCCTGGTCAACATTGGAATGGAAATAAATGTGTAGCATATGAAAAAATATGTGAATATAAAGAAGGATTTAAAACCAATTGTCTCAATAATCAAATATGTCAAAATGATAAATGTATGGATTGTGGTGAAGGTTATAAAGTAGTAAATAATAAATGTGTAGAAAAAAAATGTGATGAAGATTTTTATTGCACATTGGATCAAGGTCAATGTATTGATGGTATGTGTATTCCTTGCGATTATAATGAAAAATGGGTAGATGGTAAATGTATTTCTAAAACATGTGATGATTATAAATATGATCCTTACACACAATACTGCGATCCATTGACACAAAAAATTATAACATGCAAAGAAAATGAAGTATCGGATGGAAATAAATGTGTCAATTGCACTGACGAAAATATAAAAAATGGACTTTGCAATAAATCGAAACCATCTTGGAGCACATTTCTCAGATTAAAAAATCTTAAAGAAATAGATGGAGGTTCAGATAAAGATGAATTGAGATTTTACACTTTTATTGATGAAAATAATAAGTTATATAATAAAACTTTAAATTATGTACAAGAATATTGGGATGAATTCAATCCAAATTATTTAGATGATAAAGGTATTTATCTTTTTAAATTTATGTATGAAGATGATGAATTCCCTGTAAAAGAATTTGAAGTCAATTATACATGTTCAACGAAAGGTCATGAAAATATATGCACTAAAGATGAAAAATGTATTAATGGTATATGTCAAGAAAAAATATGTGGAGTTGATTTCACATGTAATGAAGATCAAATATGCCAAGGAAATAAATGTTATACTTGTCCTGAATCTGAAATAAAACAGAATAACATGTGTGTTAAAAAGAATTGTATAACGGATCCTGTAAATTCGTCTTGTGATAAATATGAAGAAATATGTAATAGAGAAACAGGTTTGTGTGAAAAATGTCCTTCAAATTCTATTGTAATTAATGGTAAATGTGTTCAAAAACAATGTAGATTACCAAGTCAAGATTCCAAATCTAACAATTATCTTTGTAATTCAAATGAATTTTGTATTGATGGTGAATGCGTTTATGCTAATTGTTCATCAAACGAAGTTGTATATGATAATAAAATTTGCAGGAAACCATGTGAATCTTATAATGATTGTAAAAATAATGAAATATGTTATAGATCAACAATAGAAGGTGACCTCCCTTATTGTAAAATTTGTGGAACGGGTGAAATTAGAAAAAATAATGAATGTGTACCTGAAAAACAAATACCTCAATGTCGAGAAGGTGAATACATATCTTGTGTTAAAAATGTGTGCAGGTGTGAACAAGAAAATCAAGATATTGATGATATATTTTAAATATAATTACAGTTGTAATTATATTTTATCTTTCAAGAAATTTTTGTGCTGTTTCTGTCACATCATGATATTCTTCTTTAGTCATTTTAACCAATTTATTATATTCTTCTGTGGGTATATGAAAATAAGTAAAATTTTCTTCTGTATATACAGGTTTGTAATCTTCATCTGGATCTAATTCATTTTCCATTTCTTGTATAAATACATTAAGAGGAAGATATCTTACAACACCTGCCATTTCCAATTCTAATTTTTCTATATGATTTTGAAAATGTATTCTGTTGACGTCTATACTTGTTTTAATTTTTTTATCAATCTCATCATGAAAATCAATTCTGCAAATTGTACAATTGGTATTGGGCATTCTTTTTATACAATGATTGCAGATTCCGTGATTACATTTAAAAATGTGCAATTTTTTTATTTCTAAACAAACTGGACATTTTTGCTTGTTCATTTTATTTTTGATATATTATTTTAATGTTTTCAAAAATTCATTTTTACTTTCATTTGTTAGTGTAATGTATAAATGTGTTTTACAACCAACATCACGCGAAATAAGTTTAAATGTATTTTGTTTCTTTTTGAATAATTTTAACACAAATCCCTATGTTAATATATACGGTGTTGATGTGGTATAAAAAATTTAAAACTCCATATATATTTATCATATACAGTTAATATCCTATTACATTTATTTTTCAAACAGCTATTTTTCACAATTTCATTAAATTCGAGTTTGGCCCTTTATTTTATCATTTTATTCTCTTTCTCTTTTTCTTTGTGTTCCAAAAATGACATATAATAATTTGCATAGTAAATTATTATATATTTATAAACATTTTTTGCAAGATGGTTTATATTGAGAAGAACCAATTAACATTTGTTCTTTTTTTTCGATAATACATTTTGTGAAATAAGCTAATTCGCCACATTTATAACATTTAGAATGCATATGATGACCATTTACATTTTTCATTTTTAAAATATCCAAAATAGCTCCAAATTGTTTTTGATCAGAATCAAGATCCAAACCAGCAAGTATAAATTTTTTTTCATATCTTTCTTTATCAATAAATTCTTTTAATTCTTCACCAAAAAATTGACATTCGTCAATATAAACTTCTTCTGCATCTTTATACATATATAGAAACGGATCTTTTAAATCAGTGATATTTTTAACTTTAATGCCATCTATTGAATCACCATCATGTGTATCTATTTTATCTTGAGCACATCTCGTATCAAAAATATGAGAAATTATAATTTTTGAATTTGTTGACTTTCTATATCTATTAATAAGATTAGTTGATTTTCCACCAAACATGGGTCCATAGTATATTTCAATCGTTTTCATTTCTTTATCCATAATTTTAAACACAAATTTATTTAAAATATAAATTATATTTTCATATATAAATGAAAGATATTTTTGAACCCATAGAATACTTTGATATTGAATTTGTAAAAGATTATTTAGGAACTAAAGAACTTAAAGATTATATAAATCGTTCAAAAGTCATTGAAAAACTTATTGATAATTATAACATAATTGGAATTAAAAAGTTGATTAAATTGATCAAAGATGGTGATAGAAAAAAAAGGTTATATAAAGAAGCAGCGCTTGTCGATTTATATTTAACGGTAGATTATAAAGGAAGAGACATGAAATTAGAAGATTATATAAATATTTTAGAAGAATATAAAAAAGAACTCAAAATAAAATCAAAAGATATAAATTTTATTTATGATATTGTAGATGAAGATCCAATGGATTATGCCGAATATATTATAACGAAAATTCATACTTAAGTATGAAATTTTCATTGATGGTTTATTGCATCATTCATCATATTTTTAATTAAATTTACGATTGTTGGATTGGCATACGAATCATACATTCTTATTCCGGTACTTGAAGAACTCGAAGAACTTGATGAACTTGATGAACTTGAGAAGCTAGAATTAGATAAATCTAAGGGATTTGTTATAACAATACTTCCTTCACTGATCATAATCATAGATACGTACATTGTAAATAGTGTTAATAAAATTTGGATTGCTTGGTTCATTTTAATATTTGTAGAATTTAATATTTAATTTAAAATGCGAAAGTTCAGACCAAAAATTAATATTCCTGTCCCAAGTAAAAAAGATTGTGTTCTTTTATCTCGCGATAACAATAAATATTCGTGGATTAAATTAGACGATTTTCATATTTTTAATGAGATGAAAACAACCATTAACGATCTATCAAAACAAAATAAAAATAGGCAAATAATTTGCGATGAATTGTTAAATTCAGTGAAAAATAAAATGAAATTAATGGATGAAAAAATAGAAGAACAAGAAAGAAAGATTTTTTTGTTAAAATCAGAAACACAAACTGAAATTTCAACTTTACAAAAAACATTAAATGATTTAATTTCCAGATTTGATATTCTTGAACAGACAAATCAAAAATTAAATAATCTTATTAGCGATAATATCAAAAATATTGCTGACTCTAGAAAAGAAACAAACAAAAATAAACAATTGATATCATCTCATGATATTGTTATCAATAAATTTGATGAAAATCAAAAAACCTTTCAAGAAATCATAAAATCTCACATGAATACAATGAAAAAAGAATTGACATCATCCTTCAGTTCTGATATGATTGATTTAGAAAATAGATTGAGTATGTTACTGGAACGAATAAATGAAACACCAGTAAATAACCAATCAGTAGGTTCTGAAACACCTTGTTTTTACTATGACGAAAATGAACAAAATGAAGTAAATAAACAAAATCGAGAAAATGGACGAAGTGAAAAAGATGAACAAAATGAAGTAAATAAACAAAATGAAACAAATGAACAAAATGAAACAAATGAACAAAATGAAACAAATGAAGTAAATAAACAAAATGAAGTAAATGAATAAGAAACCATTAGAATCAGATAAATAAATTGATATCAATTTATTTAACATGTTAATACATATTTTTTCTTCTTTTTAGATCTTAATTTCATATTTTTATCAGCAAATATTTCCATTTTGAGAAGACCATCATGGGCTGTGTCTTTTGTTGAAGTAGGTTTGGATATGGGTTTGTTTTCATCATTAAAAGCTTGGACATAAACCTCAGTTTCAGCTAAATTAAAATTAGGAGGTTTAATCCAACAACAATTTTTAATAATTTCATCCTCTTTACCTTCAACTCTCATAGGAAGAGTTTTTAATTGATCAATAAATACTAATTTAGCGTAAGAGTAATCAGGTATTCTGTCCCAACTTAAATACATATTACCAGTTGTATCAGAAGTTGAAAGTTTAAGGTCTAATTTGGGTAAAAAACGATAAGGGTCTTTTTTCTTTTTGTTTTTATGTTTTGTCATTTTGAATCAAATAAATAATATATAAAAATTCATATTTAAATGAATTTTTATATTAAATGTGGATATTTAATTCATCAAGTTCTGATAGCCAAATATCTATAGGTTCCTTATTTTTATATTGTTTTAATTTATGTTCAATCATTTTTATTTTTTCTTGTAATTTTGAAAGTTTAGATACTGTTATAGATAAAAGACTAGATTTCAAAAATTCTAAGGGGAATCCCTTTTGTTTCATTTCTTTTTCAAGAACATTTTTTTCTTTGCCTTGGATTTTAAATGTTTCATTTGACACTTCTTTGAAAAAATTATATTTCAAAGTGAGTATTTCGATTTCTTCACCCATCAATTTTATAATTTTCTTTTTTCGTTCTGTATATTTTTGTAGTCTAGTTTTACAGAAATCATTTAACATATCAAGAAGAGAAAATTTGATGACTCTTTCATTGTCATCCAAAAGACTAATATTTGATTCTGATATAATTGATTCTAAACCTAATTTTTTCAATGTTGGTTTATTTATACCAGTTATTATTATTTGAGGTATTATATCACTTTTATCTTCATTTGCATAACTTATATCTTTCCATTGTTTTATTGTACCTTTTTCCATTAATTTATTTAACTTCTTTTTGTATCTGTCAATAGTAAGAATAGCGGGTAATTCAGTAATAACTACTTCATCAATATCATCACCCATTTCAAAATCTCCATATGTTATCCATTTTTTAACCTTATTTATAGTTTTTTTATTAACTTTACCTTTGTAACCTTTGTAATAAGGCGATAATTCTGGAAATTCGGATTCAATATTTTTCTTTTTATCAATCCAATTTTTTATCCATTGAATTATTGTTTTAGGATTGTAACTTGGTAAATCAATAGAATTACCAGTTCCTATACCCACACAACCATTAACCATATGTATAGGTATTATAGGATAATAACACATGGGTTCTACTTGATATCCTTCTTCATTTCTATATTTTAATAAAACATCATCTTCATTTCGAAATATATATTCAGTTATCTTATTAAGTTTAACTTTGACATATCTGGGTTGTGGTGGCTTTCCACCTTCCCTTGTACCTAACTGACCATGTCCATACAATAAAGGTATATTATTTGTTCCAATATGTTTCTGACTCATTTTGATTATAGTGTGATGTAATGAATCTTCACCGTGATGGTAATGAGTCACATCTGAAACAAAACCAGACAATTGAGTAACTTTTAATAGATTATTTTTCTTTTTCATACACCCATATAAAACTTGTCTTTGAGATCGTTTTAAACCATCAAATTTACTTGGTAAACTTCTTCTGACATCATCAATTGAATAATTAATAAAGTATTTATTCATATAAAAAGATATAGATCCTTTTTCAAAAGATGAAATATCATCATTGAGTTTATTAAGTATCCATATTCTTCTTTCTTCAGATTTACCATTATCAAAAGCATTAGAAAGATACATTTCAGAACAATCATCACATCGTAATTTTAAAATAGTGGGGTTTTTAAATTCTTCACCAATTTCTTTGTCAGATGTTTGAGCAAGTCCTTTATAATATTCGACTTTCCATTTATCCATGTTTACATTTTTAGACCATTTATGATATTCTTCAAGATGATAGAATTTTTTATTTTGTTTATTTTTGATACATCTTATAATAGGTGTCATCATAATTTGAACATAACCCCTTTTTAATAAAGAAGGGTATCTATCTCTAAACATATTTATGATTAGAGCATTGATATGATATCCATCAGTATCTTGATCGGATAACAATAGAATCCTCCCATATCTCAAAGTTTTATATTCTTTTTCAGACGTGTAATCTTTATTTTCTTTTAATCCCAATATCTGTTTTAAAGCTAAAAATTCATTATTTTTTTCTAATTTTCCAATTTTGGATTTTGAAGTGTTAATAAATTTACCTCTAAGAGGAAACGCTCCAAAATAATCTTTTTCATTTTCACCTATACCTTTCAATGCTAATTCTTTTGCTGAATCACCTTCAGTTAACATTAAAGTGCATTTGTATGATTTATTAGTCCCAGCAAATTTAGCTCCTCTAAGTTTATCAGTTAATTTACTGTTGATAAATTTGGTTTTTTTTCCATCTGTTTTTACATTAACACCTTTATCTCTTTTTTTAATATTCAATAAATTTTTCAATATGTTCCAGTTTGATATTTTAAACATATTATTAGATTTTTCTTCAATTGTAGGGGTTGGATCGCCTAATTTATCTTTTGTCAATCCTACAAACACAGGGTTTTCTATTCTAGAAACAATTATCATAGAAGAAACATCTCTTACATCTTGCAAACGAATTTTAAATTTTTCAAATTTAGGAAGTCCATCAATATAATTTTTGAATTTAGAAAGCCATCTATCTACATGTTTACCATGGCCTCTAGTTACCATTCCATTCACATAGGATAATATAAAATTTGAAGGGAGTGTATCAAAAAGTATAAATTTATTTTGATTGTCTTCATATGTTAATAATTTTGTTTTAGGATTTTGAATATATAATTTACCATAATCTTTAATTTTACTGTAATCATATTTGACACCATTAAAATAAACAGGTATTTTATTGAAAAAACTCAGATCTATCACATGTCTCACAAATAAACCAATCATATCTTCACTGTAAATATAATCTTCTTTCTCATTAAATCTTTTAAAATCAGCTTTATATTGTACAGAAACAGTAGCTTTTTCTCCTTTATATGGAACTTCAGAAAATGGATGTGTTAAAGATCTATTATTTTCAAATATTTGTTTGTATGTAATTTTTCTTTTAGGATCATTAATTTTAACAATGAATTTTTTACTAAATAAATTAGTCACTGTTGCTCCAACACCAAATGAACCTGAACCTGATCTATTTCTATCATCGTTTAGATTTGAACCAAAATGTAATTCACTAAATGCTGCTTCAGGTATACGCACGCCATATTGTTTATGTTGGCCGGTTGGAAATCCTATACCTTCATTGTATATAGATATAGTTTGATCTTTTATTATTACAGATATGACACCAGGTTTAACATTATTTTCTCTACTTCTTTGTACATTGTCACCAGCGTTACTTAAAATTTCAAGATATATACGTTCTAAACCATCACATACTTTTACATTTTTATTAACCATTTTTTGAGTTTCTGTATCAAAAATAAATTCTTTTTTATTATTCCATTTTATTGAACCTACATATGATTGGGGTCTAATTAGAATAGCTTCATGCTCTTTCAATCTTTCGAAGTATTCTTCACTCAATGACATTTTTAATGGGGTCCCATATATTCAACTTTTATTCATATATAATTTATATAAATTATATATTTGCCATGCTTGTATTGATAGAAAATTTAATATTGCCCTGTATTTATAACAACTCGTTTTACATTTCTCATTTTATAATTCTCCCTGTTTATAACCGTTCTTTTAATATTTTTTTGTAATGACTTGGATTGATCATCATATACTCCAGTGTGAATTATTATTTTTTTAACATCGTTTTTTGTTTTGAATAAATTATTTTCTTTATTTTTTGTTTTTCCGTTTTTCATGGGACAAGGAGGTATATTATTTTTTAAAATGTCTTTATAACTTTCACAAATATATTTATCACCACTGGACATTTCATCCAATTTTTTACAACAGTGTTCCAAATAAGATTTTTCTATTTTATCGTTTTTAGATCCGTATTTTTGTCTACTATTGTCATTACCCATATTTATATATCAGGTTAAAATAAATTGAAAAGAATAATTTCGAAATAGCATATAATATTATGTGTTTTGATAATTATAAATCAAATGGAATATTTTATCAATTTTATTGTTTCATTTTTTTCTTTTAATTCATGTTCATCCGTAGATTCAAGTGCTGGATTAGTCATTATATATCTAACAAGTTGATTTTTATTTTTACGAATGATATGTGATATCTTTTCATTTTTTATTGGGTTTCGGATAAAAATGTTGAATATGTTATAACTTTCTTTTTGTATTTTTTTACTGTCATAAATCATACAGTTCATTATACTTTCCAAATATTTAGGATTATTTATAAAATCCATCATACAATAATAATAATTTTTATTTTTGAAAAGATCATGTAAAAATATTAAAGTTTTTATTTTGCATATATATTGATTTGAATCAATAAGATCAATCAATTTATCAAAGAACTTTGTGTCTACATCCATTGAAGTGTTGTTTAATATATTTTTTAAAATATTGAATGTGTTTTCTACAAAATAGAAATCATTATTATATCTAATTTCATCTATAAGTAACATGAAAAAAATGTTATTTGCAATTTCTTTTGAAACTGATGGTATTTCAGAACAAAATAAAAGTATGTTCATTTCATTGAAATTTGCATCGAGAGATCCATTAATTAATCTCGAAATAATAGATTGGAAATCATATTTTATAACATATTTATCTATTAAATAACCATTTGCATCTTTTGCTTTTATAACACGTTGCAATATATAAACTAAATCTTTTTTCGTTTCAAATTTAAATTTATTGAGATATACAATTGAGTTAAGTATAAAATCATATTTTATAAATTGTTCAAATATAGTATTTAGATCATTGCGACTAATTATATAATTCTTTAAATCTTTTATAAGTTTATATAAATATTCGTTACCATTTTTTAATTCCTGAGACAAATACATTATGTCTATGGATTTATTGTTTTTGACAATTTCTTTTCTAAACGAAATTTTTTTTAAAAATAGAAATCATCGGATTTTTGAAAAAATTATTTTTAATTTAATTTTATAAACGATTTCAGACAAAATAAATGTGTAAATGTATAAAAGAACTAATAAGTAATCATGAATATCCAAATGATATACATTTATTGCAAAACCCACACCCAAAAAGAATGAATTATAATGAAAATTCAAGAATTTTAAATTACCAAAGTAATGATAAATTGAAACCATATAAAAATAGATTAAAAAAAAGAGAATTTATTACTGTTAATCATTGGGGTCAAAGAAAATTACTTATGTCTGAAATTGAATTTTTAACTAAATATACAAATAAAAGTGACAAAATGACTGTTATTTATGCAGGAGCGGGACCTGGCGGACATATCAATTATTTATCTAAATTATTCAAAAATATATATTTTGTTCTCATAGATCCTTTAAACAAAAATAAATGGAATATTAAAGAATGTAAAGGAAAAATAAAAATAATATATGATTATATGACTGATGAAATGGCAAAAAAATTGAAATGTCAATATGAAAACATACTTTTTATATCAGATATAAGAGTAAGAAAAACCTCAATGAAAATGAATGAGAAAAAAAGAGAAGATGGTATTATTATTGATAATGAAGCTCAAAAAAAATGGCATGAAATATTAAACCCTAAAGCATCGTTATTGAAATTCAGATGTCCTTTTTATTTGAAAGATACAAAAAATAAAAATTATAGATATTTAAAAGGTGATATATATTTGCCAGTTTGGGGAGGCGTTGAAACATGTGAATGTAGATTGATGGTTGAAGGAAATGATGTTTGTTTTTATGATATCAAAAAATATGAAGAAAAAATGATGTATTTTAACACTGAAACAAGAGTGCAATATTATGATCACAATATTAAAATTGATGGTATATGTCATTGTTATGATTGTCGTTCTGAAATACATATATTAAGATCGTATATAGATAAATATAATGTAGATATAAAAATACCAGATATGATTAAAGAAATTACCGAATCATGTTCAGTAAAAAAAAGAAATTTATTTTATATTGAATATTTAAAAAAAGAATGTTCATCCATTGCAGATTTAAAATAGATGTATCTATTTTAAATTTATATTTTATTTTTCAATATCATTCCAAACATCAATTAATTCTTTTGCATATACTACTTCATTTCCTGTCCAACCTGACATAACAGAACCTCTATAAATAGTATCTGGTATAGAACTATTATCATACCCTGCTATTTGTATAGAAAACACATTCATTTTTGATTTTATATGTTTTCTATAATGATTAACAAGTTTAAGAACATCAACGTATCCACTTGAGTGTTTTTCAAAAACATAATCTTTGTATTCATTGGTATCAATTCCATATAAACCACCATGTCCCGCTTGCATATCAGAATATATAAAAATATTATCAAAAATATAATTTTCATTGCCATTCAGAGCCTCTCTAAAAAATATCCAAATGCCATTTTCTGTGCCCATCCCAACATTTTTTGATAATTTTTCTATTTCGTCTAGTTGTTTAAGAAGATTTTCATCTTTTTTAACATCATATAAAATTAATTTATCACCAAATACACCTACTGTACCTTTTCCTGTTGTGTTATATGCAGTAAAAAGAGCAGATAAATTGCCAATAGTTGAAACTTTCATTGAACTATAACGAGTAGCAACAGTAGAATGGGCAGATCCAGAATTATCACAAAGAGAAATAGTATCTCCTTCTAATTTTGGATAATTTTTCATAGATGCATGAAGACATTTATCAAGGTATTCGCATATTAGTTCTTTAACATTTGGATTAAGATCGTAATTATCTACAGCCTTCCAGGCGCTATAATATCTAAATGGAAATTGTTTACCATTTTCAACATTTGACAATACCATTTCTAGATATTTTATTATATTAATCAATGAAGATTGATTTTCTTTGCAAAAACCTCTAATATTTCTAAGTGCAGCCATATGAGGCATCTTCCATTGTAATTGTTCTACAATATTTAACCAAGTCATCCCATTTGATCTTAGAACCTCCCAAGTTTTCTGGTTGTCTTTAAGAGTAACTTTTCCTTTATTTAATAATTCTTGAAGATGTTTATTCTTTTTTCCATTAGGATGAGATATTCTTACAATACTGGGAATGTGTTTTTTATATTTTTGAATTTGATATGCTGACATTTTTTCCAATTTGCGAGCCCAAGTTCTTTTTACAGCAGACGGAAGACCTTTTTTCGTGTATTTTTCTATTTTTTTGTTCATCACAAAAACATGTTCTTTTTTTCTGACACCCATAAGTTCATTGCCTTTAAGTTCATTTTTAAACTTTTTATTTATAGATTTATTGCTCATACACCAATACAAAAGTTGATTGGATATATCTGTCGGAATATTTATTACATCAGATAAACATGATCTAAAAAGTTTATTTCCTGGTCTTTTTTTATGTTTAGCTGCTTCCATCATGATAATTTGAGGATTTTTACGCATGTATAATTCATTTCTAAGTTTAACTGCATATTTGATAGTTCCATCAAAATCTTCATCAAGAGCTTCTTTTACTGCCTTATCGAATATATTATCTGAAGTTTCACCAAGAATATTCAAAATAAGGTATTCTTTTGGGCAAACAGTGTCGTAGACAATTCCATTTCCATTGTAATATTGCTTCGATTCACCACGAATGAACGAACTTGAAATAAGTTTCAATCTTTGAAGAGCAGATGGTGATTTAAATGAAACACCACCCATATAATTGATTATTTTTTCATTTTTTGGTGTGTTTTCGAGCGTCATTTTTCAATTAAACATATTTTTATGTATTTTTCAATATAAATAATTTTAATAACATGTGTATGTTATTAGAATTTTATTTATTGTTTATTATTAAGATGTAATCACCAATACTTGCTTCTCATTAACATAAGAGTAAATTGTATGTGATTAAATAAATACCCCCGAGTTTGTATACTCGGGGGTTTAAACCCCAATAGTATTTAAATTCACGGTTGCATCTAGAAGAAATCGTAACACGTGCTTCCTAAAAAGGAGTAATTGTGAACGACAAAAATATATCATTGCCCTCAAATCAATGATATTCATTTTTTGAAATGCAATATTTATATATTAATTTCAAAAATAATATATATTTTTGAAATGAAAAAAGCTCTTGCGAGATTCGAACTCACGACCTACACTTTAGAAAAGTGCTGCTCTTCCACTGAGCTAAAGAGCCTATAAGAGTAATTAAAATGTAAAATGTATTATCAAGCGTAGATGTATTTACATTTTTTGCTTCTTATGTACCAAGATAATTTTAAATATGATATGATATATTATATAATGTTAATTAAGATGAAATCATATTTTTTGATTCTCGGAAACCTTTTTTTAATTCATTATATATTTCGTGTAAATTCAAAATATTTATTTTGAATTTATATGGATTGGCTGATTTTTTTAGCAATAAAATCAGGATTTTTATCAGATATGGTTTTTATAGGTGCAAATACATATTCACATGCTATATATAATCTATTTGGTATATTATAATCAAATAAGGAATCATAAAGAGTTTTTTGATATATATTAAATTTAAAAGAATCATATATATTTATTTCCATTTGATATATATATTGTATTTCTTCTTCAGTTACATCAAATAAATCAGATATTGTAGGGGAGGTATAAGATAGGAAATATTTGAAACCTATATATATGCATGTCTTGAGGAGGGATATATTTTCTTCATTGCGTATTCTTTGATATAAATCAATGCCAAAAAAATAACTGCGAATGTGTATATGATGATTTAACATTTTAATATAATTTTGACAAAATTGAATTTCTTCATTGGTCCATTGATATTGTGGTAATTTCCAATTAAATTTTTGATATGTAGATTTATGGGTTATCATATTAGGTTGTAATTTATCATTCGGATTTACTCCTGAAAAAAAAGGATGTTCCAAACATTGCAACACAGAAAAACGTTCTGATTTATCTATCTTTAACATATTTGTAATAAGATCTTTGAATTGTTTAAAAGAACCAGGACTTCTCATACCACTAATTACATTTGTGTCGAATTTCATATTTCTCTTTCTAGCTTTATGATCTAAATATGTTCCTTCGGATTGCATAAGATTTATTTTTGTTTTTATAATATTTTCTATATCTCCTTCTTTATCAAATAAATCTTCACCCGCAATCATCTCATAAAATGTACAACCTAGAGACCATATATCTGATTTGAAATCATATTTGGAATCACCTGCTTCTACTTCAGGAGGCACATAAGGTTTAGTTGAAATAGGAAGTAATTTGGTATCATATTTAGAATAAGGACATGAAAAACCATAATCGATAATTTTAATATTAGGTGAAAAATTCTGATCATACCAACATAAGATATTGCCTGGTTTTATGTCACAATGCATAATATTGTTGTTATGCAAATAATGAAGACCAGTAAGTATTTGATACATGATTCTTTTTAAATGAGAATATGGTAATTTATATTTGTATATAAGATCATGTAAATTATATTCTCCTAACTCACATACAAGAAAAATCCCATCATTGACATATTTCACAATTTTACCATCTTCATACATTTCATGTGTATCAGGTATACAATCCATTTTTGTAACTATTTCTTTATAACCCATACAATAAGGATGATTTATTTTTGTTAACAAATCAATTTCTCTAATATTGATGGGTGTCCTGTGATGAACGTGTTTTTCATTTATCAAAAAAACTTTTACAGCATAAAATTCACCATTTTTTTTACATTTATATACTTTTGATCTTGCACCTGTTCCAATGCATTCTATTTTTTCGTAACTCATTTATGTTTATTATATAATTATGATATTATATACATTGATTTAAATAATATTGTAAAATTTTACAATATTATTCATATATATATTTAATTTATTTATCTTTGGTTTGTTTTTTAAAGATTGAATTTTTTTGTTCAGACATTATTTTTAATGCTAAATTTACATCTTTCGGTTTTAAAACTCTTGAAACTCTGTTTAAACAACATAATTGTGAATTGGCAGCTAATTTTTTTAATTCAGCTTCTATAATTTCTTGTAAAACATCTAAAGAACCTTCTCCAAATCTCACATGAGTATTATCGAATTGATATGCTTTTTCTCTAACTAAATTACCAAATGTTTTATAAGAGAAAAAAACACCCACTTGTCGTTGATAAAATCGCATTTCTGAAATTGATCTATTGCCTTTCTTTCTTTTATTTTTTTTATTTGTTCCTGCGGCATAAATTTTTATTTTTGGTGAGCGATCATAAGTATTCCTTTCAGAAACACCATAAAAATGTTTACCAAAAATTTTATATCCTTTTACAACATCATTTGGTCTAACAGTAGATCTTCTTGCGTGTGATACATATAAAAGTGTTTTTACTAGTAGATTTTCGAGACCTTTTAATAAAGAGATGCGCATTTCATCGTATACTTCAGATGACATACTATATACACCTGCTTGATAACAAAGTCTTTTGATTTGACCATTACTTATACCATGAATATTGTCAACCATTTGTCTTTTGTGGTGTTTCATTGATTTTTTTATAAAGGATAAATTTTTTTTTTAATTAGATTTATTTAATATAAAGCGTCCAATAATTTAAATTTAATTACTCTAGATATTCACTTATGGCTTCTATTTTTATTTTATTTATAATTCTATCCAAAGCCCATTTAAAATCTTTTTTAACGAATTCTTTGATCCATATATCATATTTATTATCCTTTTTAGACCTTTCGTAAAGATTCATATATTTTTTGACAATGGGTTTATTTTTTATTTCATAAGCTATTTTATTATTTTTATCTTCTATGTATGGATTAATACCATATTTAAATAATAATTTGATAATTTCATTGGATGAATTGTTAGAAATTGCATAATGAAGATAACTTCCATTATCTGGACCTCTAATTTTTATATTTGCAAATTGAAGATATAACATGATTAAATCTTTATGTTCGTTTTTTATAGCATAATGAAGTGCAGTTTCTAATTTTTTAGTTTTAATATCAATATCTCCTCCATTCTCCACAATAAATTTTATTATATCAATATTTCTGCTGCCTCTTACAGTGAGATAATGAAGTGCTGTATATTTATTTTCTCCAAATCTTATATTTGGAGAAATACCGTTATTGATATGATCTTTAATTTTTTTTATTTTATTTTCTTCACAACTTTTATAAAAGTCGTCAAGTTCATCAATATAATCTTTCACTGCTTTATTATCATATTTTACGGCTATATCTAAAGGTGTGTTATTGTCGACAGATATAAAATCATAAGCACCCCCATTTATTGTGATGTGTATAAAAATATTTATCAAATTATATTCGGCTGCTATATGTAATGCAGATATTTTGTCTTTGTTGATAATATCAACATCTATACCTTTTTCACACAACAAATATACCATATTTTCAGAAGGTAATAAAACAGCATAATGTAAAGAAGAATTACCATTTTCGTCTTGAATATTTATATCAACTTCATTATTTTGAAGTAATTCTCGAACACCTTTAACATCATCTTCAACAACTAATTCAATGAGGTCCATTTTATATTCTTTTATGACAATTGTAATATTCAAAAATAAAATAAACTTTTTATTTCATTTTGGTAATATCTTATTTTGCACTTTTCCTATTTTCTCAACAATGAAAAACAAGTGCATCATTTTTGTTTTGTGAAAAAAGATAATTATTTAACCATTTAAATTATGGGTAATGTTGAAAGTGATGAAAAATTATATGGCATATATTTGTTAAAGTTACGGGACGTGATAATTTATGTTATTATTATCGTGAGGTATAATTTATATTATAAAAACCAAATTAACAGTTTTAATTACTTATACAAAGTAATTAAAATAATATAGTTTATTTTGTGTAAATATTATACGATAATATCTGTTCTAAAAATATTTTTACTGCTGCTCTTTTTGTATTCTCCCACTCTTCTTTCAAATTGATTTGTTTTTCCTTCAATATTGATAAAATCCATCCAAGGAAAGGGGTTATTTGTGTTATAATGTTTATCATATCCCAACATTGTTAGGATTTTATCAGCCACACATTCAACATATTGACACATCATGTTAGAATTAATTCCAATCAAATTACATTTGAGTGATTCTCTCACAAATTCTTTTTCGATGGTTACACATTCTGTAAAAATTTCCAATATTCTTTTTTTTGTGGGTAATTCAATATATTTGGAAAGAATATTTGTAACCAAATGTACAGGTTCTCTAACGTGAGAACCCTCGTCTCTACTAATTAATTCATTGCTGAAAGTTAGACCTGGCATTTTTCCTTTTTTCTTTAACCAAAACAAACAAGCAAATGAACTTGAAAAGAAAATACCCTCAACACAAATAAAAGCTATAAGTCTTTCCATTAAATTATTACTGGATTCTATCCATTTAATTGCCCAATCTGCCTTTTTCTTAATAATAGGATAATTTTGAACAGCATTAAATAATTTATTTTGTTCTTTTTTATCGGGTATAAGTTCTTGAATCAAAAGAGAATATGTTTCACTATGTATATTCTCCATAGCTATTTGAAATCCATAAAAAGCTCTAACTTCAGATATAGGTATATCTTCCATAAAGCGACTTGCCAAATTTTCCAATACAATTCCATCACTGGCTGCAAAAAAAGCGAGAACTGATTTGATGAAAGATTTTTCTTCTGATGACAATTTTTCCCAATCTTTTTTATCTTGTTCTAAATCTATTTCTTCAGCAGTCCAGAAACTTCTTTCTGCTTGTTTGTAATTTTGCCACGTTTTATTATCTTGTATTGGGAACATTGTATATTTATTTGGAAAATCTTCTTCTATTTTTTGCTTAAGTTTTTTTTGTTCATTGTAATTCTCTTCCTCTTTTTGTAAAATCTTTAAAAGATTCAGAACATTTTCATCAATGTGTTTTTCTGTTGAATCTATCTTCCTAAAAGCTTCAAAAATTTTATCCTTAAAAGTCATTTTAGTGTTTGATTATTTATTATTTTTTATATTCAGTGTACCATTCATTATTTGAAATAAAAATCATATAATTTTCATGTTTTTCTATTAATACAAAGTCCAATAGATAGGACTGGTAATGCGCCTTCTTGTTCAAGTTTTTTCCATTCTTTCAAGAATTTATATTTAGTTCGTTCAAATTCTTCCAAATACGAATTTCCTTGAAGTTTTATTGGATAATATTCCCCAAGAATATGTAATATATCTACCCATATAGAGTAACCAGCTTTAGCAAGAAATATTTTTTCTTTTTCACTTCTATCCAAAAACCACTTCATATCCCATGTTCTATGAATAGCTCTCGTAAATTCCATTTTATCTAAATAGTCTTCATCCCAATCACGTTGTTGATATATACATTCTGATGAAAAAGACATCAAATCTTCACTCAAAATCATTTTTTGAAATAATTTGAACAAATCTGGAGAAACAGAATTTCTCCAAAAATTGAAATCTTTCGTTCTATCAGTTTTATTTCCCAAATGTATATTTTCATTTGAAATAAATTGCAATACCATGGTAAATAAATTAAAAGAAACCATTTATGCATATAAATAAAAATATTTTTAATGTGATTTCCATTTGTTTGTAATATTGTTAAATAAATAGAAATTATAAAATATGAAAAATGGGGAAATTGAAAATGACACGATCTTATAAAGGCAAAAATCCAAATATTAAATATTGGAAAAGAGTGAAAAACAGACATGAAAAATATTTGAAACACTCAGGTATAAAACAAAATACACCTGAATGGTTTGAAAAAAGAAAAGGTAAATGCACAGGTTCTGTTTGGTCGTCAGCGCTTGGTTTATTCGAAAAAAAAGCAGGAAATTTAATAAAAAATCTATCTAAAGATAGAAATAAATCAATAAAATTACAAAAGAAATTGAAATCAGAAATAAAAAAAGAAGATTATATTGATGATATGTCAGAACATGATAAACAGAAAATGAATATTTATTGTGATTGGGGAACTTATCATGAATCAACAGCAATATATAATTTTTTAGAAAATTATGTTGAAGATTTAGATACAGATGGTAAAGTTAAAGAATGTGGTTGTTTAGAAGGTGAAAAACATTTTTTGGCATCTTCACCAGATGGTATTTTAATTATTAAAAATAAAAAAATACCAATTGAAGTGAAATGTAGAGTACCCATGTATTTTAATAAAAAAACAAAAGAATGGAATTATATGAATAAATGTAAACCATTTGATAAAATCCCATGCAAATACGTACCTCAAGTATATGCTCATATGTATGTCACAAAATCAAAAGAATGTAAATTCATATCCTGGTCTCCTATGAACGGATGTAATATCTTTGATATCAAAAGAAATGAGAAATTGATGAAGTATATACTTTATTATATTGAAAAATTTTATACGGAATTTGTAACAAAAGATGAAGAACCTCCTGAAAATTTCTTTTTTGAAGAAAAAGAATATCAAGAAATGTTGAAAGAAATCATAAATGTGAAAAATAATACACCTATCACCAAACACACTGAGAATCTTGAAAATTATCTAATGTTTAATTCATGGCTCTTTGAATAAATTTTTTTGATTGGTAAAATGTTTCAATCAAAAAGTGAATCAGAAGACATTTTCCCTCAAATAGAAGGTTATATCTATGGTTTTATTATTGATCATAAAATTAAAATAGGTGATTTGATTCATTGTGTGTTTTGTATAGGTCACACAATGAATATATATGAATTAAATTCTATATTCAATAATAATATTAAAAAATGGAGCAAAGAATACGTTAAAATTGATATACCAAAAGATATCAATTTTAATAATATAAATATAAATGATTATGAAGATCTCATATTTCTTTTGGAAGGTTCAATATGTGATATGAAAAATATAAGATCCTATTTTAATTGTAAATATTTAGAAATTTATGATGATAATTATTGTTTTATACCTATTAAACAAACAATAGAATATAAAAAAAAGAAATTCAAAATAAGTGAAAAATTTGTTTATGATTTGATGAAAAAACGACCCATATCTAAAATACGTCAAATTAATACTCTTTAATTAATTTATTGTATGCTTTTTGAGCAGCATTTTCCTTTGCTACTTCAACTGTATCTCCCTTACCTAAAGCATAAAATATACCACTTATGTAAACAGAAATAACCTTAACAAACCCCATAGAATCAATACTTTTATAATTAACTTTAAATCCTTTTTTGTCACCAAGTTCTTTTACCTGTGTACGATAAGATTCATAGATTTTAAAATTATCAACATTAAATTTAGTTTTATCAAAAATACGATATACAATATTTTGTATCTGTTGACGAGGATCTTCCACATTATATGTCACAAACATTTCATACAATAAACCAATAAAAGATTCAAATATATCTTCTAATATTGAATTATCTATTTTTGTATCATGAGAATGAATTATCATTGGTTTCAAACCTAATTCAATTGCGATTTTGGAAAAAACAAGAGTGGAAAAATACCATTTCTCTATTGTGGCAATTACTTGTTTGTGATTTTTACGTTTTATATCATAATTCGTTTCTATATATGGTACGAAATCTCCTTTTATAATTCTATCTCCAATCAATTCATAATCTTCATAATTATTAACACTATCATAATCTTTATGTGTAAATGCTTTTTTTATTTCATTCCCATTATCATATAACATAGATTGAACATCTTTTTTTGATATAGGTACTTTTTTAATTACGCCATTTTGACATTTTCTTTTATATATACCATTATTCAATAAAAAATTGAGTAAGAATTCTTCTTGTCTTCTCATTTATTATTTACAATATAATTTTTTTGATTTTAATTTAAAATATGACAAGATATAAATTCATCCATTAAATTATGACCAAAAAGTACATAAAAAAAGAAATGCATGCACCAATACAAAAACATCCTTTATTTAATGATATGACCAATAAATATAAAAAATCATACAAATATGATAGAAGGACAAAATTTAAAAAAGTGACAATTGGTGAAAATGCTTGGAAAGGGGATTTATCTAAAGATAAAATTATTTCTGATGTGAAATCAATATTAAATAAAATAAGTCCTGAAAAGTATGATATATTATTAAAAAAACTTTTTCAAATTGATCTAGATAATAAAGAAGTTATTGAAAAAGTTATAAATGAAATATATAAAAAAGCAATTTTTGAACCAGTATATTCTCATATGTATGCCAAATTATGCAAAGATATATATAACCATATAAGAAAAAGAAATTTTAAATATATTTTCAATCTTTGTCATCAAGAATATAAAAATAAATCAGAAGAGAGAAAAAGAGAAAACATTTCCAATATTATTTTTATTGGCGAATTATCTAAATTTAATATAATTAGTAAAAATCAAATAAATTCCCTTTTGAAAGATCTTTTAACTATAGATCCTCTAAATATAGAATTATTATGTAATTTACTCAAAATTATAGGATTTAAAATAAAAAATCCTGATTTATTCGAAAAACTTGAAATTATAAAAAACAATAAAAACATAAATATACGTTATAGATTTATGATAATGGATATATTTGATTTAAAAAACAATGGTTGGAATAATTAAAAAAGATTATATCTTTTGTAATTATATATTTGTGTTTCTATATTTTTTTATCATTTTTTTAATTGTTACTGAATCTTCATTATCCAATTTCCTGCCATATTCTTTTAATATCTCTATTAATATTTTTAATTCATCTTCTAATATTTCAATATCATGGTTTATTATGTATTTCAATTCTTTTTTTAATTTATTATCCAATGTTATAATATCTTCTATTGTTATTTTTGATTTAGGTAATTTTACATATTCTTTTGCTTCTCTAAGTTTGGATACAAGTGTATAATTTGTTTTTTTTCTTCTTGATTCTGGGTTTATATTACTAATTATAAATTTTTTTAATAAATCTTCATTATTTTCGAATATATCTCCCATTTTTTCAAAATTTTTATCATCTGGAAAAGATATAATCTTATTTTTTATATAATGATACCATCCGTAATGCAAAAGATACATTGAAAGTATTTTATAATTATTTGGTAAATCATATAATTTACCTATCATTTTTTCTGTTATTATCGGTATATATTTCTTTTCAAATTCTTGTGTTTTCAAAAATTGATAATTCTTTTTTCCAATTTTAATGCCGTAATTTGTTATTATAGCATGTGGTGTATTTATTTTATATCCGCTATAATTATAATTTATTGATGCTCTGGTTTCCACAACATCTATTTCTTTTTTATTTCTTGCTGTGTGTTTTTTTTCATTCAATTTGTTTTCATCTGGTTTATAAAAAAAATAAACATCTTCATAAAGCAATTTGTATATCTTCCCAACAAGATAACCATTATCCACAAATGAAAATTCTGTTTGCATTTTATAATGCTGCAAAAATATATATAAAAAAATTATTATGAACATAAATAAAAACTTTAAACAATGGATTATTCATATGATGGATTAACTAATAGATATATTGATTATATCGATATTTACAATTGTTATAACGACACTGGAAACAAAGGATCTGTTGAAAATACATTGTTGAAATTGATGAATATTAATAAATCAATGTGTAAACAAATTGAAACAAATAGTTCCAATATACATGAAACAAAAAAAATTGTATTTGGATATAGAAAATTATATGAAAATACAGGCGAAGATAATGATTCAAATGCAAAATCATCTGATTTTAATATAAAATTGAATGACAAGGAAAAATTAGAACTGAAAGAGTTTTTGAAAAAAGAAAAAAAAAATAAGAAGCAAAGATATTTAGATATACAAAAAGATAAGGAAAAACGAATTGAAGGTCTCGTAAATTTAATAAAAAATACAATTAGAAAAGAATATAATAATATTATAATAGAAAATTGTGTGTATGACAATGATTATCATGTGTGCAGTGTATCAGATAGTATGATTTATAAAAATAACACAATTTTATACGAATCAAAACATGACGAATTAGTTAAAAATGTTAAAAAATTATTTGAAGAAAAACAAGATCAATTTGTCATCAAAATTTCAGAAAAAAATAACAGCTCGTTTTTATCTATATCTTTGAAAAATAAATCGAAATTTTTATCAGAACTTGAAAAATGAATTAAAATTATATATTTTTGTATAAAAATATATAAAGATTATTTATTAATAAAGAGAAATGCGAAAATTCATTGAAATAAAAACAATAAAAAAATATATAGACGAAGATCAAAATATATTTATTACAGGTAGCGGAGGCACTGGTAAAAGTACTAGCCTTTATGAAATTCGTAAATATCTTTCCGAAATAGGAAAAAGATTTAAAGTTACAGCACCAACAGGTATAGCAGCCATAAATGTCAAAGGTATTACTTTACATTCTTTTGTAGGGTTGGGTCTAGCGGAAAAAGATAAAGAAACTCTTTATGCAATCACAAAAGCTAATAAAAATTTATACAAGAGATGGGTAAATTTGGATGTACTTATAATTGATGAAATTAGTATGGTTGATATAGATTTCTTTAAAAAATTAAATTATATAGCGAAAAACATACGAGATAAAGATGAAATATTTGGAGGTATACAAATAATACTTATAGGTGATTTTTTTCAATTGCCACCAGTAAATAAAAGTTCTGAAAATGAAGAATATCTTTTTGAAACAAAATTATGGAAAAATATGAATCTCAAAATCATAGAGTTAACGAAAAATATGAGACAAGATAATATTCAATTTTTCAATATCCTTAATGAAATAAGGAGAGGATATATATCTGACAAAAATTATCAAATATTAAAAAAATGCGAAGGTAAAAAATTTTAATATTGTTGATAGGGATTATATTGGGAATTATATTATATTCTGTTGAGCCTTTCAGAGGCTTCAGGAGATCTATATTGACATCTATTTCATCATTATTAGGCGAATCTGGGTTTCTATCAGAAAATTCAAAATTAAGTATGATTTCTATTATGGTTATTATTATAATGATGTTAATATCATTTTTCTTTGTTATATACATAACAGCTCTGACAACATCAGATTTGATAAAAATAAAAAACCAAGATATAATATCAAAGGAAAATATAGGTGGTAAAGTTATATTAGCACCAAAAGGATATGAAACCGTAAAATATTTAGAAAAATATGGAGCTGAAATAGAATTTATTGATGGTGATTTCAATACAATTCTTGAATATTATGAAAATAACAAAAATATGTATTCAGGAGTAATTATGGATTTATTAGAAGCAGATGTTTATGCATCTTATAATAAAGATTTTAAAATAAGTTCAGAAGATTTTTCATATGATGAGATAGCTTTCCCCATTTCTAAAAAATTGGACAATCTTGAAAATAAAATTAATATAAGTATTGCTCTAGAACAAGATAAATTTTTATTATGGTATAGATGATTCTCATCTTTGTAGTATTTAATTAAAATTATTTAAAATATGAATTTTAAATGACCTTGTATTTAGGGAAATTACCTAAAAGATTTGATACAAATAAAAAGAATAAATTAAATCTTTTTGCAAAAAAAATAATATTAGACGATTCAATGTTTCAAGTGCAAGTTGCAATATATTATCTGATAAAAATAATAAATATTATTTAAAGAGTCTTTCACCCAGAAGTTCAGGCACTTTAATCATTGAAACTCTTGATATAACAAACAATAAAGATTTTAAACTTGTGAAAATGGAAGTGAAAAACCTCACCGCATTTTGGAAATTTTCTAAAATACCTGAAGGTTTTTGGGATTATACGAATAACCAACCTACTATAGCCTGGTTTAATAGAAGAAGAGAAGGTTGGAAAAACGGAAAAGTAAAACATCATTTACCAAGAAATCATAAATGGAATAAAGATTTTAATGTGTGGCACAATGGCAAATCTTATAATTTTATTGAAGGGAGAAAGCTTCTCTGGTTTGATAAATATATTGAATTATATGAAAAAAATGAATCATTTCATTTGTTAAAAGAGATTTACAAAAACGAAGATATAATGTTGTTAGATTATGAATGTCATAATGTAAATCATTTGAAAAAAATAGATGAAACATATGTAAAAGATATGCTTTCATTTAATGAATTACCAATGGGACAATGTTATATACTCACTTATATGTTAAATATGAAATAATATAGTTGAAATATTTGTTTTACTTTATTATTTTTGTTTTTATAAAAATGCCATTCAAATCAAAATCTCAATTAGATTCATGTTATGCTAAGAAATATCAAGAATTGTCAAAAGGAATAAATTATGAATGGGATTGTGATGAATTCTTGAAAGAAACTAATTTTAATTGTCTTCCTAAGAGAGTTAACAAGAAAAGTCCTTCTAAATGCAAAAAAAAACATAATGAGATATATAAAGAGTTACTCATAGGACCTAAAGGTGGTAAATACATATTGATTCGTGCAAACGGGAAAAAAATAAAAAAAATATATATACCAAGAGCAACTCTATTAGAAAATTTAGATTATAATAAAATAACTTATTTGAAAGATAAAAGAAGGCGAAAAAAACAACGAAAAAAACAACAAAAAAAGAAAAACGACAACCAACACCCTAAAAGGATGGGTATAAGAAAATCATCTATAAGATGTAAAGGAAGATTATCACCACGAAAAAGGAGGATGATGGAAGAAGAAATAGAAACGGGACCCCGAGGTGGACAATTTTATTATAAAAACGGAAAAAAGATTTATCTAACCAGCGTACCAGATTATTAAAAACGTTAATAAATATTTTTGATATTTATTACATCAAAAAATGACAGTTATAAATTTTGCATCTGATTGTGCCAATAAAAAAGATGAAACTGCTTTTTATTGGTTAAAATCAATTTTAAATTTTGTAAATCATTCAAAAACAACACAAATCGATAATCTTTTAAATAAACATAAAGATGAATTAGAATGTATGGTGTGGACAGGTCTTAATTCTGAAATGGATATGTATTTAGCAGATGAATTATTGGATCGTTTTGAAGAAAATTTAGAAAACACATCAAATACCTTATATACCTTATATAGTATTTATAGAAATATGGTTGCTAATTCAGATATCTAGCGTTATTTTTTCACTAAATATCTGAACTTATTTATATTTATTTTTTAATGTTATAAAATGGACAATGAAAAAAATGTACAAAAGGATATATATTGTAAATTAACAAAAAAAATTAAATATCTTGATATATCAAAGACTCAAACCTTTGAAGAATTCCAAAAAATAATAATTTCAAAAAAGTTGATAACTCAAGTTCAAAAATTTTTAACTTATTTGTATGAATATGTAAAAGATACAAATGGAGATGTCTGTAAAGATATAATAAATAGTAAAATATTTATATATATTTATGTTATAAGTTATTTTCCTAAAATTGCTCTTAATGGAAATGAAAAATTAGAATTGGATGATGAAATATATAAAATATCTACACAAATATATCACACTGTGAAAGATATTATGAAAGAGGAATCAGAAGAAAAGTTTATAAAATTACATCAATTGATTGAAAAATATAAGATCATTTTTAAAGAATGGAAAAATAGAGATATGGAATGTTTAGTTAAAACATTAGCATTGAATTATATGGAATTCAAAGATAAAATGGAACTTTTAATTGAAGAACCAAGTAAATCAAAAGATGCTTTAACATTTATAGCAATATATCAAAATCAATTGTTTGATATAGAAAAAAAAGTTAAACAATTAAAACAAAAAGAATTATTTGATAAATATGTGAAAAGTTATATGAAACACACCAGAAATATACAAAAACAAATAAAACCACAAATAGAAAAAACATTAAAAAAGGCATACTGGGATTCTTTTGAGAAACGTGTATCTCAAAATCCGCCTGATTTCAAATACATATTTATATTGTTAAAAGAAATTAAAAATAAATTAATTCTAATGAATAATGATGCTCAAAAAGAAATTGAAGAATTTTTGGATATCAAATTTTTAGAAAATCAATTAGAAAAAGGGTTAATGAATAATAAAAAATTTATGGATGTAATTGTATATATAATAAATCTTATTTTAGATTTCAATAAACCTTTTAAAGGTAGAGAGTACACCCTTAAAGAAATTATAAATAAAAATGTGAAAAGATGGAAAAAAGAAATTTTAAATGCTTACGAGAAAAATATGAGTTTTTCTCATATTTGTGTTTTGTTTTTTAGAGATATATATAAAGTATTAGAAGATTTAAACATACTTTTAAATTCCAATACAAAATGAAACAAAAAAAACAAAATGGTATTATAAATTTATAATACCATTTTATATATATATGTTAATTTCCTTACATTAATGATTAAAAAAATATAATTCAAAAGCCTTATAAATAATGAATGAAATTTCAAATAAATCAGACAAGATAGAAGAAATTTTAGGAGAAGGTGAATATGGTAAAGTATATAGCTTGGAAGATGGGAGAGCATGTAAATGTTTTTTTGATAAAGTATCCCGATCTGGTATACATCAAACTACATTACGAGAGATAGCTGGTTTGAAACTCATGCAAAGATATGATGAAGTTATAAAATTAGATTCAATTGAATATACTTCTGATTATATAAAAATGTATATGAAAAAATATCCATATGATTTACATTCTTTTGTTGATGAAGAGAGATTGAAAGAATCACAAATAATAGATATAATGCATAGATTAATTCTTGTAACATATTACATGGAACAAAATAAATTGATTCATAGAGATATAAAACCGGGCAATATACTTTTAGATAAATATGGAAAAGCATATGTTTGTGATTGGGGTCTTTGTAGATATATTAAAAGCAATAAACCTATACAATTAACTTGTCCAGTTCAAACAATAGGACATAGAGCTCCTGAAATTATATTAAAAAAGAAAAAATATGGAATTGAAATTGATATGTGGTCATTAGGTATCATACTTTATGAACTGTTATCAGATAAAACATTTTGCCCATCCAATCATTGGAGAACAAATATAAATGCAATGTTTAATATTCTCGGATTACCAAGTAGAAAAGAACTTCCTGAATTATACAGAACTAAACTTTATAAGAAATGTAAGAAATATAAAAATAAAAAAGAAAAACTTGAAGATATCTTTCCTAATACAAATGAAAATCTTTTAGATTTATTGAAGAATCTTTTGATTTTTGATTCAAAAAAGAGAATTACTCCGAAAGAAGCTCTAAATCATAAAATATTTAAAGATTCCAATAATAATCTTATCCCCTTTAATATTTGGAACAATTTATTAGAAAATAATATCATCAAAGGTTGTAAATCAGATGTCAATTTATTTAATTTGATATTGGATGTTTACTCTAATAAAAATTACGAAACTATATTTCTTGCAATGAGATTATACAATGAATATGAAATCAATAATAAAATTAAAGATCGTAAAAACATAATATTGTCATGTTTACATATATCTTCTAAAGTATACGATTTAGATGTTACAGATATTCCAAACATTGAACAAGTCATCAAACATGAAAAACACATCCTTAATTATTTTGATTATAACATCTTTAAACCCACAGAATATAATTATTTTGAAGATTATATTGTTAAAAATAAAATAAAACTCAGTAATAAAGAACATAAAATAGCTACTTATTTATTGTTTTTGATAATGTTAAATAAAATATCATATCTTGTGGACGATATGATGAATGCTGTTGTGGAGATGACCAAAAAGAGAAAATTGAAAAAATCTGAAATATTCAAAGATTTAATTGAAGCACATATTGATTACAGTAACAAATATACAAATATATACCAGTTTCTGAAAAGAAAAAATATGGGAATGATTGTGTGGGATATTCAATAGACTATTTGCAATATAAAATGAATTTTGAAAAATTCCATTTGAATATCAAAGATAGCGAAAAAATTAGAAAAAAAGATAAATATTTACATTTATCTTTTTGAAATGCTATATTAAAAAGAGTTATTAAATTTATTATTCGATTTTATACATTTTAATCGACATATCCATGTTTTTTAATTTGATTTTGTAATGTTTCTAACCATATTTTCAACATTGTTTCTGTTTCTTTATCTCTGTACAATGGATTGCCGTTTTTATCTCTTGATTTTGGCATTATTTGATCACCCTGAAAATCATGATTTTCATCTTCATCTAATTTATCTGGTATAACCGCATAAGCATCATCGAGGTTTGAATATTTATTTGATATATCCATAAAATATTTAGCGGCCCAGTAATTTTCAAAAAAATAAGGCTCAGGTGTATCAGCATTAGAATATTGTACTCTGAAGCCTGTGATAGAAGTTCCTTTAATTTCCCAATAACCCATAATTATTGTATTTCATATTTCATATATTTCATATTTTTTATATATTTTTTTAATGTGAAACCAATTTGTTCTAACAATTTAAAATTTTCACTCATACCAGCATCTGGACTTATTTATTTTATACAATGCCATGTCCAATATTTGTAAAAATATTATTCAAAATATATTTCAAGTCATCTTCACCTTTGCCTTTTGTTTCTTCTGTATGCAATCTGAATTCATATTTGAAAATATATACTTTTTGTAATTGCTTAATATATTTGAAACAAGTATTTATAATTTTGAATATAAAATGGAAGAAACAATTGTATTAATGATATCTTTAGACATAAATTCCAAAAAATATGATCCTAAATTATTTCTTTATGGGTTAAGTTAATTTAGGTTAACAACAAATATAACAAATGATGTTTTATTTTTGATTAAGAGAATCAATAGATAAAATTAATGCAAATGATAACCAAATATTAAGAGGTATTAACATATATGAATATGGTTTTTCTATTTTAGAAGTTATAATAGAATTTATAATTAACATTAATACAATTAATATTTGAGGTATGTATCTCACACTCGATAAAGGACCCCAAAAAATATTTATTGTGAGTATGGCTATAATATAATATTTTAATTCTGTATTGAAGTATTTATGATAAACTATACCCATAAGTATATAAAGAGGTATCCAGATGCTAAAAACCCAAGAAGGAGGTTGTAAATCTGATACTTTCTTTTTTTCGATAAAAATATTATTTGTGATGAAAGCTATTGCGAGCAAAATCCAAACTATCATTTTAATGAAAAAAATATTTTTAATATTCGATAATATTTTAATATTATTAAAACAATATTAAAATAATATGTTATATGCTGTGATAAAACAAGAAGGTTGTGATTTATATTCTTATGAGATACATGTGCACAATGAACCCAGAAGAATTATACTTCCTATGATAAAAGAAAATAAAAAAACACTTGATATTTCGATGTCAAGTAATAAAACAAGAATCACGGGTTATGATGAATATTCTAATTTTACCCTTCATAGAACTTTGGTGATCTATTTAACTCAATCTGATGAAAAAATGTCTGATACAATTATAAAACCTGATGATGTGAAAAAAATTCTTCATATTGGAATGAAGACAAATGCGGGATTAACCAAAATGATTTTTAATACTTTTAACAATATAATCATAAAATGATTATATTTATATATAGTTTTATAATTATAAAATAAAAAAGTGTGGATAATAAAATGTCAAAAACATTTGTTACATTGGATTCTGCTCTTCGTTATAAGATACCTGGTATTTTTCCTTTTATTGTAGCAGAAGAATGTAACATTGAATATATAGATGCGAATGGTGATAAAAAAACACGTAAACGTCAATTTGTAGTATGGAAAGATGTAGATACATATTATAAGAATATAGACAATAATAATAATTGTCATGAACTTGTTATACCCAGAACATATGATAATCATTTGATAAAATGCCAGGGTAGATTAGTATTTGATTTTGATATTAAATTTGAAAACATAAAAAAAAATTTCAAATTTGACAACTATAAATTCAAAAAATTGATTGAAAATACTATAAACAATGTTTTCAATAAATATTATAAAAATGTTGATATATCCAAATTTGTATATGTTTGGTTAAATTCTGAAAACAAAAAGAAGATTTCGAAACATTTAATTGTAAAAAATTGTTTCTTTTGTCAAGATTGGCTTTCTCAAATCAAACAATGTTATGAATTTATTGATTCTGAAATAAAAAAAGATTATAGATATCATTGGATACAATCTGACGATTTAATTGATTTTCAACTTGCCAGGAATAAAGCTTCACTTCGTATGCCATATAATAGTAAATTAGGCGGTTCCACAATATTATTTGAAGATAAAAAAACATTTTATGATGGACTTATATATCCTTATAAAATAGAAGATAGAAAAAAAGAACAAAGAATAAATTTCTCAAATTGCATATATAAATATGAGGAAAAAAAATATCTATTTGATGATGCAAGAGAGATAGAAGAAATTTACAAATACTGGAATATATTCAACACACCTAATTATAACAATGATGTTTTTAAGGTTGGAAAAGAGGATAAATGTTTTATAAATTTAATAAGAACAAAACCTGCAGAATGCCTTATTTCCGGTAAATTTCATGAAAATGATAATGCATATTTATATATTGATAATAAAAATAATGTTCATTTTTGTTGTCGAAGAGGATGTAGTAAAAATGGTAAAAAATCAATTATGATTTCAAAGAAAAAAGAAAAACCTATTTGTTTTCATGGTGTTAAAATTCCAAAATTTTAATAAAATAATCATATAAATAACATATGATTATTTTTTAGGTAAATGCTTTAATTGTTCAAAAAATTTATTATTAAATATATTTAACATGTCATCTTTTTTTGTTATTTGATTTAATAAGTTTTCTATTTCTTCATCATATTTTTTATTTTTCTTGTTTTTATTGTATTTTGCGACTAATTTGATTATACAAAATAAAATCCAACTCATTTCATCACAATCTTCATATGTTGATTCTCCAAAATCTATTATTTTTGGTTCAACATTATATTGTATATCTGGATTCAAATAAAAAATTAAATTTTCATCAACTTCATATTCTATTATTTTTTCTTCTGTTTTAAAAAGAAGAATATTATCTGGTTTAATATCGTTATGGCATATACCACTTGATTTTAATATAAAATAAATCCATAAAAGTTGAAATATAAGTTGTCTTAACATTTTGATATTAATTTCAGGGTTTTTAGAGTTATAAAAATCTTTCAATGTTCCTTTTTTAATTTTAAAAGAATCAATTTCAGCTGAATGTTCCATGAGTATAACAAAATTATAAAATCTATTTGGTTTACGTTGAAAGAGTTTTTCAAAAGATTCTTTTTTAGATTTTATATTTTTTAGTTCTTGGATCGATTTTATAAAATTTAGGAACAACATGTGTTTCTTCTAAATGTTTTAAAAATTTCAATTCTTTTTGTATTTCACATGTATATTTTAATACAACATTTTTATTTATTTCATTGTCATATGCCTCAACTATAAAATTGGGACACAGATGTCCCTTACAATATATAATTTTTGGATTTTCAAATCTCATTTGATATAATAATATTATATTATATAATATTATTATTTTTCATAATTAAAAATTATTACATATGCAATATTTCATTTTTTGATAGGAGTAGACGCTTTTATGTTTAACATAATTATATATAAGATGATCACAATTATTTGGTTGTGTATATACGGGCAATACAAATTTAAATTTATCTTCAGATTTTTCTTTTGTTTCGGGAAGAGGCCTTGCGTAAAGAATTGCTTCCATATTTATAAATTGCTATATTTATTATTTTTATTCAAAATAAAATCATTTTGATTTATATAAAAATGGATGTTAAACATTTCTTAAAATATGCCACAGCTAAATTAACAGGCATACCAAAAGATACATTTGAAGAGTACACTAACCCAACTTTTTTAGCTATAATCAAAAGACCCATACTTGGACTTATTCTTGCTGTTATAATTTTTGCTCTTCCATTAATACCCTATCTCATAAATACTATATTTGGAAATTCTGGAAAAGTTTTTATAGTATTTTGGCAAATTATAATATACATAATTTTCTTTTTGTTAATTGAAAGATTATCTTGGTTCAAAAATATATAATTTTTTCTTATATAAAATGAATAAAGTTAGGAATCCTCTAACAGGAAGATTGATTAAAATAGGTGGACCCACTTGGAAAAAACTTATGAGGAATGCAGACGCTACTACAATTAATAAACTTCAACAATTAGCTGGTTCTAAAGTCACCAAAAACAAAAAAGTTAAAAAAAGAAATAAAAAACAAAAAGATAATGATATATTAAAAACAATAGAAAAGGATGATATTGTTACTATGAAAAAATATGTAAAAGATGGATTGGATAGAAATAAAATAATTAATGGTTATGATCTTCTAATTTTATCTGTGGATAAAAAAGCTTACAAAATTGCAGATTATTTATTATCATTTTCACAATTAAAACGAAATAGAATTGACAAAGATGGTGATACACCTTTAACATTGGCTATTGTTATGGAGGATTTGAAAATGATAAATATACTTTACGCACATCATGTTGATATGAATAAGAATCATCCATTGTTTCTTGCTGTTGATAAAAATTTATTAAACGCATTTGAAAAGTTATTAAAATACAAATATGGACCTAATATTTCAGATATTTTTACAGTACAAGGATTCCATCATAATATAATTTCCTATATCATAGAAAAAAGAAATTCAAAAGCCTTTAAGATATTATCAGATAATATTGATGATTCCGAAATGAAATCTTTAATAAATTCATACGTAGGTCCTAATTATAATTACACACCTATTTCTTTCGCAGTATCTAAAAATTTTATTGAAATGGTAAAAGAATTAATCAAGAAAGGAGGCGATCCTAATTTCCACATGAATTCCTCATCATTAAGATCATTCATATCACCACATTCTCCTTTGAGTTTGGCAATAAGTTTAGGTTATCACAAGATAGCAAAATATCTTATTGAAAACGGATCTAATATTAATTATAAACGTGTCAACCACGAAGTAAAAAGATTACCAATGAATAAGAGAATATATTATCTTAATATAATTGATATGCATAATTTATATAAAAGTGATTTTTGCAAAAAAACAAAATTATGTAAAGATAAAGGTATACCCTTATTGAAGAAATGGATAAAAATATTCAAGAAATATAATTATAAATATGGATATGAAATGGTGATCAGAGAAATGTTAAAATTAAAACTTGTTGAAGAAGGTATAGTTGATATAGGATTACCCAAAGATATATCATATGTTGTTAACAAATTTTTAAAGAAATCTAACTTATAAAATTGCATTTATTGTAATTTTATAAATATTATAAAAATGAGATAAAAAACCTTTCAAACCAACAAAAGAAGATTTATTAATACATAAAGCTGTACACACTCATAATTATAAATTATTTATTAAATTGATTGATAAGAATTTTGTAAATCATTTGGGTGAAAATTACATACATCTTGCATGTAAACATATATGTGAAGATATGTGCAAAATTAGATTGAGAAAAATAAATTCGAAATCAAATATACTTTTTACCTCCATTATTATTTAATTTAAAAAGATAGAATATGAACATGAATATTAACATATCAAAAATATAAAATATTTGATATGAAAAATAATTATGGTGCAAAAAAATGACATTGTTATTTATAAACAGGGAATTATCAAATGTAAAAAAAATGCTCTCGATGTTGTTAAACAAAATGGATTGTCATTATTATATGTATTTGATGAGCTCAAAAAAGATAAAGATGTTGTATTAGCCGCAGTGAAACAAAATGGATTGGCATTATTATATGCATCTGATGATTTAAAGAAAGATAGGGATATTGTGTATGCTGCTGTAAAACAAAATGGATATGCATTGAAATTTGCATCTGATGATTTAAAGAAAGATAAAGATGTTGTATTTGCTGCCGCAAAATTATATGAAAACACATTGGAATATGCATCTGACAATCTAAAAAAAGATAAAAATTTTATAATTGAAGTTGTAAAATATAATAGTAATGCTTTAGGATTTGTATCTAACGATTTGAGAAAAGATAAAGATGTTGTACTTGAGACAGTGAAAGGATCAGGGTTTGGATTTAAACATGCGTCAGACGATTTGAAGAAAAATAAAGAATTCATGCATACTGTTGTGAAACATAATAGCAGTGCTTTAAAATATGCATCTGATGATATAAAAAAAAATAAAGAGATTGTACTCACGGCAGTAAAACAACAAGGATGGGTATTACAATATGCATCAGATGATTTAAAAAAAGATAAAGATATTGTACTTGAGGCTGCAAAAGAACACGAGGATGCATTAGAATTCGCATCTGATGATTTAAAAAAAAATAAAGAGTTCTTATTTGTAGCAATAAAACAGGTTAGATGTGCATTAAAATATGCATCTGACAATTTGAAAAAAGATGAAGATGTTGTACTTGCTGCTGTAAAACAAAATGGTCATGTATTGCAATATGCATCTGATAGTTTAAAAAAAGATAAAAATATTGTATTTGAAGCTATTAAAGAAGATTTCCACGCGTTTACACATGCTTCTGACGACTTAAAAAAAGATAAGAACTTCTTACTTACACTAATTGGATTACATGGGAAAGTATTGAAATACGCATTCGATAATCTAAAAGAAGATAAAGATGTTGTATTTGCTGCTGTAAAACAAAATGGATATGCATTAAAATATGCATCTGATAATTTTAAAAAAAATAAAGAGGTTGTATTTGCTGCTGTAAAACAAAATGGCCTGGCATTGCGATATGCATCTGATAATTTAAAAAAAGATAAAAATATTGTACTTGCTGCAATAAAACAAAACGGTCTTGTGTTGAAATATATATCTGATGATTTTAAAAAAGATAGAGAGATACTTCTCATAGCCATAAAACAAAATGCAAAAGCATTGATGTACGTATCAAATAATTTAAATAAAAGAATACTTCATTTTACATCAATTGGTATAAAAGATAAATAAATATGAGTTCTTCGCCCAAAATATGATTAATTCTCGTTAAAAGTTATGAAATATATCGAAATTTGCATCTTATAATCTCAAAAAAACAATAAAAATATAAAATATTTGATATGAAAAAACATCAATCATGGTACGACAAAATGACATTGTCACTTACAAGCTTAATGGAGAAATTTACAAAGGAGTAGTTAAATCAATTAATTATTCCTCTGGTCGCAATAAACCTGCTGTAATTGTAGGAGGTGAACATGACAATTATATAGTTCGAAATTGGCGTTTACATTTGAAATACCAAGATCCTACCGTATATTTGAAAAATTTGTCGACTTATTATGGCCTTTTCACTGTGAAAAGACTCAATATGAAGTCATGTGTTGTTGAAGATGAGAATAAGAATTTGTATCTTGTTCCTTTCAGATATCGCAAAGAACTTCGTCAAGGTGTTGGAGAACAAATCAATGTTGGAGATACATTAATTGGGAAAATCAATTTTAGGGAGACAAAATTCAAAATTGATAAAAAATACAAATCTTATTTGTATGTTTGGGATAAATTGAGTGACACTTATAAAGAAATACTTGATAATTGGTCTCAAAACCACGATTTGAGTAAATTTGATGAAAATGTAGTTTATAACCTTTCTTATGGTTACATTTAAACAAAAAAAACGAATAAATATTACTATTGGAAAATCCAATAGTAATTCTGCATAAAAATTAAAATTAAAACAAAATCAAATGGACAATATAAATGATTTGTACAACAAGGCATTTGAAAATTTACTCAAAGCAAGTAAAAAAAATAAACACAACCAAATGTATTTAGAAACGAAATGGGGAAAGAGATCATACAGGTGGTTTTTCACTCGTCAAGAATTAAGTCAAAATTTTTTGGAAGACATAATTGATATTGATAGAGAAAAAGGAACAACATATATAGAAAAAATAGCCAATTCGAAAAATGTTCTCAGACTCATAGGTCAAACTGAAGATTTGTATCAAACCGTAAAAAATCTTATATATCTTCCTGATAATAATTACATTAAAATTCAAAAGAGAAATACAATAGATTGGAGAGATTATAAAGGTAAAACTTTTGATGTTTGGGTGATGGATGAAAATAAAGCAAAAAAACAATATGAAAAACCTGTAAAAAATAAATATTATGTTGAAATGAAATGGCCATATCCGAGAAATTCATATGAAATGAGAATTATGGATGTTGATTATATACTTGATATGTACTATATGAATAAAAAAAAAACAAATCCAAAAACGTTTGTCTCAGATTCTGAAATTGATATACTTGAAGAAAAAATGAGAAATTGGGCAGGATATTATAAATATGAAGATTTAACCACAGAAAAATACGTAAATAGTAATTTCGAAAATCTAATTTGCGTGTGTACCAAAAAAGGAACAGATTTATAACATGTTTAAAAAATATCTATATGGATATTTTTTAATGTTTATGTTTGAAAAATCTCATTTTATTGACTTCTCGCAATGTAAATCCTATTTGACGTAACAATTTAAAATTCTCACTCATACCTGCATCTTGCATTTTATTTGGATCATCTGGACTTATGTTAATTCTGTAATGGGACATGAACTTGATAGTATCATATAATTCATCCATTGTAAGTAATTTAGTATATACATAATTATATGGTGTCAGTTCAAAATTAAAATATTTAGCCTTATTTTGATAGAAATGATTAAAATTTCTCAGTACGATACCATGACCTATATTTTTTCCGATATTATTATCCAAAATATATTTTAAATTGAATTCTCCTTTTCCTTCTGTTTCTCCTGCGTGCAATCTAAATTCGTATTTTCGAAATATACCTTTATTATATTTATTTAATGTATTGGCTTTTATTTTTTCTTCATGACCAACTAAATCAAATGCTATAATAAAATTTCTATATCTTTTTTTGTTTATGATTGAGAGAACAGAATAGAAATATTTTTCAAAAGCTTTTGGGTGAGATATTTTTGAAAATTGAGCAATAATATTAAATTTACCTTTTGAATATTTTCTAAGCATATCAATCTCATCTTCAATACAAATGCTGATTTTTTTATTATTTTGAAAATAGAAATGACTGCCCAATTTAATACGAAATGTTGCAAAATCTACACCAGTCATTTGATTTATAATCATATCGCAATATATTGGCAGAAACTTCATATTTTTTATAACAAAATAAAATAGTTGTCCCAATTCATTTAAATCTTTATAATTACTCCATATATTTGTAATATAACACCAAACATTATCTAAATTAGAATCCGTGATATTTGACACATTATATTTGCCTCCGTTAATATAATGAAACAAATAAGAATTTTCGTCACTTTTCTCCAAATAAAAATCTTTTTTGTGTTTTTTTATATAATTTATGAGAGTACTGTAATATACATAACCACTGTAATGAGCATGCCTCAACACACCAAATTTCACATTTTTTCTATATGGCACATTTGTAAATGTAACATCATGTCTTGGTCTTATAAGTTGATTTTTATTAAATATAATCATCTGTCTATCATCATTATAATTTATAACTCTATATATTCCTTTCATTTCTAATTTTGTGAAAGACTTACGATCATTGATAATAATACATTTAACATCCTTCAACCATTTTTTAATAAGTTTAATACCTTTTTCATTATTCATGTAATTAGAAAAAACATAAGATAATATAAGTACATCAGGATTATATTTCTGTATTGAATCCTTTTCAAGGTCAAATGTATCAAATTTTATTCCCAATATATTATTATATTTTCTCCATGATTCTTCTATATCCACAGAAATTAAATTTTCATAACCTAATTGTTTGAGTGCATATAATTCAAATCCTGGTCCACCTCCTACACTAAGAAATTTAGTATCTTTTGAAAAGATTTCTTGATGATTTATCTTTTCAAAAAGAGAATACATTTCTGTATATCTTTGTATCGATTTCAAATTTAAATAAACACTTATAAAACCTTTATGTTTATATTCTTTTGAAGACCATGTGCCTGTTCCTGTTTTCAAATTTGTTTTATTTTTATAAATATTTATACCCTCAATACGTTCTTCAGGTGTTATAATTGGTGTCATCTGGTTCACTATTTTCTCCAGGTTATTTAATAATTTTTTACCCTTGTAATTAGTTTCATTTTCCCATGTTTTATTTATATCTGAATAATATATATAACTTTTTGATTTCATTACACCATAAAGTTTGGAAAGAGTCACATTCTCTTTTATATGTTTATCCAATAATATTTGTGTTTTTTGTGAGATATTAGGAATCTTATATGGTTCATTTTTCAACATTGCTGATAATTGAATAACATGATTTAATATATCTGATTTATCACCTATAAGATATAAAGATTCGATGTATAGATAATTTTTATTTTTCTTGAGTAATTTCAATTGAAATTGATCTATGATTTCATCTGAAGTTGCATTGTAAGTCAAATGTTTTATTTTGTTTAAAGATATTAAAGTTTCAAAGTGATGAAAGGGATAAACTTTAAACATTTATTTTGAAGTATTTTTAATATAAATATTAAAGTTTATTTACAATAAAATTTTAATTGATTAAATTAGATATTAAATATGAATGTAAAATTTATAAAATATCAAATGTAACAGAAAGGGGTAAAAAATTTTTAGAAAATTATGGCGGTATGGTAGGATATAAATGGTATTAAATTTATTGTTCACAATCTAATATAAATCAACAATTGTTGATTTATATTTATATTTTTATTGTTACATACATTTTTTGTTCTTCCTATATTACTTTTTCAACGAATTCATTAAAATCAAATATACCTGATCCGATATCATCAACTATATTTTTATTTCCTCCAAATGATACCCAATAAACAATTCTATTAAAATAGCCTTATTTTGATAATATCTGTTAAGGTTTTTTAATATAATAAATGACTATGCCATACCCGTTTAATTTAATTTTTCCTCATGAAATTTTGTTAATTATATGGAGTTATATTGATGAAGAAAGATTAAATAAAATTTATGGTGATCTTAATGAAATATTTAATTTTTATAGATATCACAAATATTATAAAAAGAATTTATGTAATGAAGATCAAAACATTATTATGAAATATATTTTTAAAATATCCAATGATGATTTTTGTAAAGATAAGGTTATTAAAAGAGGAATCATTATTCCAGGATATATTTTAAATAATTATGTCAATATTAAAATAAATATTGAGAATTATTTCGATACACAAACATTTTTTATAAACATTACATCAAAAAATAATAAAATAAAAACAAGTGTATTTACTTATCAACATTCTATTAAATATATAAAAGTAAATGAGAAAATAGTGGACTATAAAGAACCAACACCTGATTATATTAAAAAAATTACAAAAAACAATAATATGTTAATATCAAAGTTAGAAAAATATATTAAAAATAAATATTGGTGCTTTATATTAAAATATCTTAATCTTAATAACAAAATATATTATTCATTAAATGTGACTGAGTATGATAGAATATCAGGTGAAGATGAAGATTATGATGAAAAATATCAAGACATTGATGAAGAAAATTATTTTGAAATGTATTCTCTTAGAAAAGAAAAATCAAAACACGATTTATCATTTTATTATAAATAAATTAAAATTATAAAACAAAGAATACAAATGCCAATAATAATGTATGAGGAATTACATGATTTACAGTTGAAGGCACATCAGGATCTTCTTTTGTTTTAAAATATAAAATACCAACCAACATTGAACAAAATTAAATAAATACTTTCTCAACATAAAACAGGATACGATGTTATAACTATTAAAGATGGAAAATTTTAATATCAAGAAAAATGAATTTTTTAGATTTTAGAAAAACAAATTGAACTTTTAATATACTAATTAGTATATTAAAATTGAATTGTATGAAAACCAATAATAATATTGAAAAAAATTAATATTGCTGTTCAATATTAAATGGATAAATGGGAAAAATATAAAACTTACATATTTGAAAATCCTTGCATATTTTATTCCGATAAAGAACAACTTTCACACGCTACGCCATTTAAAATGAGTAATAGGATGGTTTTATGGTCATTTAGGATTTTTAAAAATTATATAGGACGTGTTAAAAAAGTTATAGATTTAACAGGATCAATTGGAGGTGATACTCTTATATTTAGTAAATATGTAAACGTAAATACATTTGAAATAGATGAAAAAAAATATTTATGTTTAAAATCAAACTTAAAATTATATAATAGAAATAATGTAAAAACATTTAATATGGATGCTGTTAATTGGCTGTATAATGATGAACCTAAAAATGTAAAAAACACAATAATATATTTTGATCCGCCTTGGGGTGGCTCTAATTATATAAATAAAGATGTGATAAATAATTTATATCTTGGTGACAAAGAAGTTTTAGATATAGTAAACAAATGTTTTCATATTGGGTACCCCATGGTTGTAATCAAATTACCATTCAATTATAATATTAAAAAATTTAAAAAAAAGTTTGTAAAGAGGGAAAAAAAAGTTATATTTGTTGCAATAATGAATAAGAATAATAAAAATAAAAAGAATTAAATTATGTGTGGAACTTTTCTCTTTTCAGGAAAGGGGTTTACCCTTGAAAGAATTTATAAATCTTTTCTAAAGGTACAAAAAAGAGGTCCTGATAATTCTAAATTTTTTCATTTTCAAAATGAAGATAATGTGACTTGTTTAGGTTTTCACCGACTAGCAATCAACGGTCTCACTTCACAATCTGATCAACCTATGATTTTACATAACATGGATGATGTAATTATGTTAGCAAATGCTGAAATATTTAATTATAAACAACTTGCTAATAAATATGATATTAAATTACAAACAGATAGTGATTGTGAAATAATCCTCCATTTATATAAGATAATGTCACCAATAAAATTGTTTAAAATATTGGATGGTGAGTTTTCAATTATTATATATGACAAATCAAGAAATGTAATTTATTTCGGAAGAGATCCATCAGGTATTAGGCCACTTTATTTCAATCATGATAAAAACAGTAAAACCATATCGTTATCATCTGAACTAATTGCATTAGTAGATTTACAAAAAAAGAAAGAACAAATAAAATATGTTAAACCAGGGAATGTTTATATGTATGATACAAAATCAAATGTTTTCACATATTATCCTTATTATAATTATATTTACAATGAAAAAGATATGGGCATTGAAGAAATTAAATCAAAATTGAGAATTTTACATGTAAAAGCTATTTATAAAAGAATGATGTCTGATGTAGAAATAGGTTGTTTTCTATCAGGAGGTTTAGATTCAAGTTTAGTTGCCAGTATAATCTGTCTCATCAAATTAGCAAAACCAAATTCAATTGATGCAATTACAGATAATTGGGTGAAAAAGAACTGTGATAAATTCTTTGATGAAAATGGAGTGAAAAAAGAATATGTCGATAAAGTATCAGATTTTAAATGTTTCAGTATAGGAATGAAAAATTCCACAGATGTAAAGTATGCCAAATTAGTTGCAGATTATTTAAAAATAAAACATTACATATGTGAACCCACAAAACAAGAATTTATTGATAATTTGGAAACAACAATTTATAATGTAGGAAGTCAAGATACAACTACAATAAGAGCTAGTAACGGAAATTATATGATTGCTAAATACGTTAAAGATAATACAAACGTTAAAGTTGTAATGACAGGAGAAGGACCAGATGAAGTTGCGGGTGGATACATGGATTTTAAAAATGCAAAATCAGATAAAGAATTTGATGAAGGGTGTAAATATAGATATAAAGAATTATATAAATTTGATGTTCAAAGAGGTGATGAATGCATTAGCGGCAATGGTTTAGAAGGAAGAGTGCCTTTATTGGATATAGATCTTGTTGAATTTTATTTTACAATACCTGTGAAATACAGAAATGATAAAAGACAAGAAAAATATCTTATGAGATCTTCATTTGATAAATTGAATTTATTACCCTCGGATATATTGTGGAGGAAAAAAGAAGCATTTTCTGATGGAGTTAGTTCTTTGGAAGAACCTTGGTTTAAAACTATACAAAAATTTGCTAATAAAAAAATCTCAGATGAGGATCTTGAAATTTACAAAAACAAATATAAAAGGTTGGGATTGTATACTAAAGAACAGGTGTATTTTGCCAAAATTTTTGAAAAATATTATCCAAATTGTGAACATATGTTGGACTATTTTTGGACTCCAATATTTTCTCACACAAAAGAAGCAAGTGCAAGAGTTTTAGATGTATATCATTTGTAAATAATATTACATCTATATTACAATAATGATTTTATTTAAAATCATTATTAATTGATCTTGTGTCAATAACAATATAATTTAATCCAAATTGTGGTCTTCCAGATGATATTTCCCATCCATATGTAATCTATAAATAATTATCTTTTTTTCATTCTTGTATGTTCCTTCTACCATTATATACGTGTCACACCCATACATGTATGAGAATTTGATGTATCTTTTGTTTTTCAAAAAATGATATTTTTTTTCAAAAAATTCCATATTATTACTTGAAATTTTTAATTTTTTTGCACTTTTATCTCTCATCATACCATAAAGAATATTTTTCATTGCAACAATATCATTTTTTTGCGCCATAATTGATGTTTTTTATGTCAAATATTTTATATTTTATATAAGAATTATTTATAGAATTTATTTTGAAATATTTTAATGTTTCATCATCTGTTTCTGAGTTATAACAGGGCTATTTTTGTTTTCATATTTACATATAAAAATAAATAAAATTTGTAAATAAATGGAATTATACAAAGAGTCCTATTTTATAAACAAAAAACATTTAATCCTAGTTAAATACAATAATGAAAATTGGTTATTTAATGTAGATAAACATATAATATATTGTTGTAAATGTGGGTTATATATGCAAAAGCAATTATATACAAATGAAAAAATATTAAAATTAGGTAAATGTTATGTTAATAAATCTAAATATAATTATGATGTTGATTTCTTTGAAATCATTCTCAAAAATAAAAATACCACAAACGTCAAATCTAATTTAACCAAGTTTCTCACTGAAATGGGGTTTCAAGAGCTTCCAAACTATGAACCTCCTCAGACCGTGAAAAGTTTAGTTGATCAAATCATTTCATCAAACCCAAATTGGGATTTGAAAGCCCAAAGTCAATTTAAAACGATTATTCAACAACAACTGTCCCTAAATTTCAACACACTGTTGGTTGACCGATCACGATGGATACCACCTATCAGTCCGATATCAAAGTCATTGCCATCCCTCATTATTCAAAGTGCGGAAACACGCAAATTGAGATACAGAAGTATGGCGGCTTATAAAGAAGATGTGAATGATTTGCGCCTTGTCGTCAATGAAATTTCAAAAGAATTGCAAGAACTCAACATTAACACTGATAACATCAAAGAGTTTTCTACTGACGATGCTTTTGTGGTTTTAGAAGATCTTCAAGAAAAATTCTCTGATAAGAAACAAATTGTCGAAAAAATTGAGAAGGTTGCTCGCCGTCTTGCTGTACTTAACACTCCAATTGGAAGATAATCATCGATCCAACTTAGATAAAGTATTTTTTCAATCTTTGCATCGAGATAAGCATAGTAAAGTAGTCTCTTTCGAATTTCTTGGATTCATACGGTCCAATTGCAATCTTTGTTAAATCCTTTCCGAAAAATTTCTTTTATTTCGTCTTGCTCAAATCCGGGTTTTTTCCATTCGATTCTGCCCTTTCCTTTTCCTTTTTTCCAATCCAAATTGTAAACATATGTTAAACTATTTTTGGACCCCAATGTTTTCTAATACAAAAGAAGCAAGTGCAAGAGTTTTAGATGTATATCATTTATAAATGAATAATTTAACACATTCACAATATCAAATTAATATATTAATTTGATATATAACATCATATTAAATGTTTAAACTTTTTTGCTATTGATCTTGCATTAAATCTATGAGATCTTTATCATATCGACCCAAAAATTTACGTTCTATATCTCCTTTTTTTTCTTGTAAATGTAACATGTAATTATCTATTGTATTGTTTGCTATTATTTTATATACTTTTATATTTTTCAAATTACCAATTCTATATGTTCTGGCTATGGCTTGTTTTTCTGTTTTAGTATGCCAATATGGTTCAACAATTATTATATTATTTGCTTTTTGTAAATTTAAGCCTTCTGATCCAACTCCATAAGACAATAATATAATATCAATTAAACCAGATTGATATCTTTGTATTATATCTTGCCTGATATGTATTTTAGTATCTCCAGTTATAATTTCTATTTTATAATCTTTTCTCAATAATTCATATAAAGCGTATAATGTGTTTTTGAAAAAAGAAAATATGAGAAATTTTTCATTCTTTTTCTTTTTTATAATTTTCAAAATTTCAATTATTTTAGAACTTTTCATTGATCTTTTACTGTTGATATAATCACTGTACATATTTAAAACTTTCAAATGCCAATTCGTATTTACGGATTGTCTTAATATCATAATTGCTGATAATGCTGAATTTTTCACTTTTTTTATTTTTGTTATGTCCGATTCATCATCATATTTTTTTAATTGTTTCAATAAATTTAATAAATTACCATATAAGAAATCGTATATTTTTTTATCTTTTTCATTTAAATCTACATATACAATTTTATATTCTATGTTACCAAATTTAACAACATCTTGTATATCTTTTTTTGTTAAAAATACAAATCTGCACAATAAATTCTTTTTTGCGAAATCATTTTCAAATATTTTTGATATTGGATTTCCATTGTAACCACAAAAAGCTAATTGTGTATATAAATCAGATGCTCTATTTTGAAATGGTGTACCAGATAAACAAAAATAATTTTCGCCAACTAAAGATACACATGCCCTTGTTGTTTTTGATATTTTACTTTTTATTTTTTGTGATTCATCAAGTATTATTGTTCCCCATACATCATTAAAAAATATTGATTTATTATTGTTTTCAAATGTATAATTTTTCGATGGTCCTATGTATTTAATTGCATCTTTTTTATTATATATTTCTTCATTTGTATATATGTTTGTTCTTTTTATATTTTTCAACGACATTAGTGATGTATATTTTCTCTTCATGCCAATACTTGATTTTATTTTATTGTCATTTTCCCACATTTTTCTTATAAAATCATAAGTTGTTATAACTATCTTATATTTTTTAAAATCATCCATTTTATATAATTCTGGATTTGATATAAAATCTTTATGTAATACAATATATGATATCGTGTTTTTAAAAAATTTATTTATTTCTTGTATCCATGTTATTATTATTGATTTATTACATATTACAAGTGATGGATTTTCACTTAAACTTGAACTCAAAAATGATAAACTTAATAATGTTTTGCCCAATCCCATTTCATAAGATATGATACCTCCTTTTATACCAGAGTAATTCAATAAACTTATATTTCTCATAATATTTAATGTTTCAATTTGATAATCATATAATATATCAGGGTATGAAATATTATTTTTAATAACATTCATCATCTCATTAACATCTTCTTTTTTCAAACTAAGTTTTTTTATATCGCCTATAACATAAAAGATATTATTTAAATCATTAAATTTCAATGCTTCTTTTAATTTATATAATTTCTTATTTTCAAGATGTAAATAGAATATATTATGTCCTTTTGATGCATTAATGTGTTGTTGTATACAATGATCAAATATATTCATTTATATAAGTATGAATATATTTATCTATATAAGTATTATTGGTTCACCCACATTATAAAATTCATAATTCAAATATCTATACTTAATTTCATTTTTTTTCTTTTTATATTTAGACATGTTATTTTTTGTACTTATTGATTTTTGCATATTGTACAATTTCTTTAAATTTTGATTTTCATTTATATGTTTATCTATCCGTTTTTGTACATTTTCTTTTATTTTTACTTTTTTGTAAGGTTTATCTGATAAGAAATTATTCAATTCTATAACGTGTTTTATAATATCTTTCTTTTTTCCTATCAAATATAATTCTTTGATAAATATATAATTTTTTTCTGTTTTTAATTTGTTTGCTATTTCTTTGTTAATTATTATATCTTCAGATGCATTATAATAATATAAAGTATCATTTTTATTCATTATTGCTAATGTATCTACATGTTGAAAAGGGTAATTATTCATCATTTATTTATGATGATTAAATTTTAATTCATAAATACCATTTAAATAAAACATCATTTAAATCAGATTTAATATCTACTATATATTTATATTATAGTGGATATATTGGTAATTTTAACCAAATATCAAAATAAAATTAAAATATTTAAATATTTAAATATTTAAATACATTAATATGCAACTATTAAAAGAAACTATTCAAGCAAATTTACCAGATAAAGTTCAAAAAGTTATTATTTTAGATACAAAAAGTGATAATCATGAACACGATTTGAAATTATATCGTATTCAATATGATTATTTGATTGAAAATTCATTATTCAAAGATAATACGATTATCATTGTTTTTAATGGTATTTACAATAATTTGAAGGATTTTGAGGTAGATTCTGATAAAAAAAATCTATTTGTAGTACATGTGGGTAGAGATGTTTATTTTGAATTATGCTTGAAAGAAACATCTTTAACTGTTGTTTGGAATTTAGGTTGCAATGCTACTACATTGTCTTATAACAAATTCCAATTTAAATCACATAAACATGCAAAAAACCAATTTGATATGATTACCGAATTTATAAAATCTACATAAACACTTTAATAGTCTGAATTTATTTTAAAAATAATATATATATTATTTTTAAAGTTGAATGAATAAAAATATTTGGATGATGAATCTTGGTATAATTGTCATACAATTTCTAAATTTCATCACACAATATTCAATTTTTTTGATAATTATTACAATGAAGGTTGTTATAGAATATCATATGTTTACTATGATATATAAAAAACAATAAATAAAAAATTACAAATAAATGGAGTTATATAAAGAATCAAATTTTGTGAATAAAAGACATCTAATCTTAATTAAATACAATGATGAAAATTGGTTGTTCAATATAGATAAAAATTCAACATATTATTGTAAATGTGGATTGTACATACAAAAACAATTATATGTAGATAAAAAAATATTAAAATTAGGTAAATGTTATATAAATAAATCAAAATACAATAATGATATTAATTTCTTTAAAGTCATTCTCAAAAATAAAAAAAATACCACTAACGCCAAATTACATTTAGATACATATCATTACAAAGTTATTAAAAATATATTGTTGTCTGGATAAATATACAATTACATATCACTACAAAGTTATTAAAAATAATTATATATTTATTTTTAATATTTTCAACAAAAATGTTTATTCAAAAAGTGAACGATAATATCTTATTATATCTGCTTCCAATTTTTTAAAATCGGTATCATTGTCTTTTGTATGAGTCGTCATTACTTTTTCTAAAAGTCCAAATCCTTCTTTATCTGTATAAAATATTTTTTTTCTTTTTAAATGTATTTTTGGATCATTCTTTTTAATTTTATAAACATTTTCTAAATATTTTAGAATCACTGCAGCAGCATATAATAAATGTGAATGTTTCGCGTAATTTGGTATTTTTTCAATCATGTTTTTGTAATATTTTGCGTCTGATTTCGTTATATCTGGTTTTATATCTTTAAGATCTGATTCAAATTGTTGAAAAAATGCTTCTTCTGCATTTAAAAATTGTGATGAAGTGACTAAAACTCCTTCTTCTTCATATCCGGTTAGACGCATATTTTGATATGTGACTTTTTTTTTATATTTATTCATATTTGTTAACATCAAAATTTTGATTAAAATATAATTATATTTGTATATGAAAAATGCAAATATTTGTGAAAACATTGACTGGAAAAACAATCACACTTGAAGTAGAAGGAAATAATTCCATTGAAGACGTAAAACAAAAAATTAAAGACAAAGAAGGTATTCCCGGAGATCAACAAAGATTAATATTCTCTGGTAAACAATTAGAAGATGGAAGAACATTGTCTGATTATAATGTTCAAAAAGAAGCAACTCTGCATCTAGTATTAAGATTGAGAGGATAAATAAAAAGATTATCTTTTTATTTATATAAATTTACTTATTTGATATATTGGCCTGGAGGTAAACCCAAACAAGACAATATTTTAAATAGTGTGGATGATCAAACATTTGCTATGATTGGTTGGTTAACTGTTTATATAATAGATATTATTGATAAAAAATTAAAATTATACAGATGATTAAATAACTTCAAATAAACATTTTTTGTAAGTTTTAAATATTTAAACAAAATGTTTTTATTTTGTAAAGATACATGTGTGGAAATACTCAAATATCTTGATAGTAAAAATTATTGGAAAATAATATATTTATCAAATGATTCAAAATTTCTTCATAGATATTCACCAGTTTTCAACTGCTATGAGGATATTAAAAATTTTTTAGAATTTACAATAACAGAAAATATTCACATAATGTGTCTTGAATCTTTAAAGAATTCTTTAATTAAGTCATGGATAGTTTTGTCTGCATCATACAACCATAGTGTTTTTTTATCTATAACTCAAGATAAAAGGTTAAATATTAATAAATATGGAAATATTATTTTAAATATGGCCTGTCAATATGGTATATTGGATGTTGTTAAATATGTAATTAAAAAAGGTGTTGACCCTACATTGAATCAAAATAACGCTTTTAGAATCGCTTGTATGTATAATTATCCTTTTATAGTTAAATATTTATTGAAAGATGAAAGAATAGACCCATCAGATTATAATAATGAAGCCTTTCACCAGGCAGTTAAATTTAATTACAGATGGGTGGTTCAATTACTTTTGACTAGTGGTAGATTAAAAAATATAAAAATAAATAATAAAGTATTGCATTCTTCAGGTATCATGAATAAATTAGAGGAATTAAAAAACAAATCAGGAACAAACATGAATATAGTTAAAAAGATTAAATATTTTTATGTGGGTTTTTACAAAATAGATTTCTTTGGTAAAGTTTACACTAAAAATAAATATCTAGGAAATATTTTCACCAATGATATTGAAAAAATGATTCAAAACTTTTAATACAATTGACATTAAATTCATAAATTATGAATTTAATAAACTTTTAAACGCTTATTACCTATAAAAACACAAATTATTTCTAATATTCAAAATATAAATAAAAATATAAATAAAAACATTTATAAATGATTAGAGTGGGATCTATAAAATATAAAAACGGAAAAAAGATTTATCCAAAAATTCCCGAAGGATTTATTCCAATCGAAGTCATGACAAAAAGTACAAAATACGGTGAATTAGGTCCTTATGTTTTGAAAAATGAAAAAAATCAAATAATGGAATGTATTTGGCAATTTTCAAAATTATATAAACATGTTCCAAAAAGAAAAGAATTGTATTCAAGATTTCAAAAATTCCCTGTTTGGGATCATCCTTCCGAAACTCATATTAAAAGTGACATGGATGTTCATGAATTACGAAATATGGATATAAATGAACTGTTATCGTTGCTTGATGATTCTTATTGGGTTTGGCGTAATAAAGGATTTAATAATAAATACCATGTACGATACCCAGTTGGTTTCAAAATGCGTTCAGATTGTATATGTAGTTTATGGAAAGAAAATGGTGAATTTAAAAAGTATAATTATATTGAGGCAAGAAAACATATTTATTTCAAAGTGTATTCTGATATGGTTGTAAAATGTAAAAAATATGAAAAATTAAAAAATATGCTAGGGGAAGGTAAAAATCTTTTAATTATGGAAGTTGACGGTCCTACACAAACATCATTGGAATATTATAAAGAAAAATATGGTGTTGGAGATGATTTCATTATTGATGATTCTTCTGAAATCAACAAAAAAAATATTAAAATATTTTTAAATGATGGGAAACATCCTTTTGGTCATGGTTATTGTTTAGCATCATGTTTATTGGGTATAGATGTTTCAAAATTATAAATAATTGTTATTGAAAATATTTATATAAATATTTTCAATAATATAGAGCTTCGAAATGAACAACACAAGAATCATTAATTCTATTATAAACCAAAATTACAAAATTTTTAAAGAAGAATTGGATTCAACACATACTGAATTAAATTTAAATTTAATATTAAATAACAACACAATATGTATTTCCGATTGTGAAATTATTATTGAAAATATTATTGAGATGATTGACAACAAAATAAAATACAATATAAAAAACAAGATATCGAATACCAAATTGATGTTATGCTCTAGTCATATTATGTTCTACAATAATGTTTATAGTATACTTGCTGACTTTTTATTAAAATATATACAAACAAAGAATATATAAATTATGCAGATATTTTATCAAAATATCTTTGTATTGACTTATATAAAAGAATCTCCAAAGTGTTATTATCTTTAGAAACATATAAATGTTTCTAAATATTTGTTGATATATACGTCACCAACAATAAAAGATTTTATGTATATTTTAATAATGTTTTTCTTTTTGAATTACGATATTATAATTATTTAATATATCTATTTACATTTTTACTGAATAAATGTCTATTGTTTTTTATATAATCTTTGTGAAACCATCCTGCACTTTCTATTTCATTTGATGTAAAATAAGGTGGAGGGTTCATCATATAAGGTAAATAAGCGAAATAATATCTCGTTTTTGCTATAGTTATAGAGTTTAAATTAGGGATATAGAAACCTATTTTAAAACCAGTTTCTTCATCAGTTTCTCTTATTGCTGTATCTATAAGAGGTTCATTTTTTTCTTGTTTTCCTTTCGGAAATGTGAAATATCTTGATCCCACATTTCTAACTAGATAATAATAATTCATAGAAAATATAATGACTCCCGCTGTTTTTCTTGATTTTTGCCATCTGGAATATATAGATATATATTTGTTGTATTTTTCATAATCTTCAGCAGATGCATTATTTTTTATAATGTTTCTAACAAATTCTTTAAATTTAACATATTTGAATTTGTTTGGATATCTTTTTACAATATTATCAAGATAAAACCAATGACGTTTTTCCAATTTACCTAAAGATTCTATGATGTTCTTTTTGGTATCAAAATTTAATTCAATTTTTGTGATTTTGTAAAAATCACCAATATTGTTCATATCGTTTTCTTTTAAAAATAATCCTAAATGATCTTTCATTTAGAATATAATTTTTTTATTTCACAATTTAAAATATATTGACACTTGAATGGAAGATCAATCCGTGTAAATTTTCAAATAAAAAAATATATATATATGTTGCAATAAAATATTTCAGCCAATGATTCCATTTAAAATATATACAAAAAGTTATATTGAAGAAAATAAAGAACAATTTTTAAAAGAATTATTGGATTACACTGAAATCAAATGCAACGGGGATTATAAATTTTATACAGATGGTGAAATTGATTCAAACGTTACTAAATATGAAGAGATGTTAAATAATGAAAAAATTATTATTAGAGCAAAATCACACTTGCATGCAAAAATTGTATCATTGAGTTTGAGATATGCTGTGGATGGTACTTTATATTTAGAAAATATATTTGGTGAAGATGATATTGTGATGGAAGAATTCAAAGATGAATTTGGAGATAAATTTAAATTCAAATCAGCATACACATTGCAAGATTTTCTTGATTATTTTGATTTAGTTTATTATCCATGTTTGGAAGAAAAGAAATAATTTTATATGATTTGAATCATATAAAATTTAAGCTATTAATTGCGCAGCTAAATTACCACTTAATATTTGTAAAGTCTCGGATATAACACCTGTGTTATTTGTTATTCTTAATTGCAGTGCTTGTCCTGAAGTTCCACTTATCATTGTTGTATTTTGTATAAAATAATTAATGTTTGTACCTACAGATGGTAATCTTATATTATTTGTTGATATGGCTGTACCGGCTTGTAAAATTTCAACAAGTATTTCATCTGTAACATCTGGTGCCACTGTGTATTCAAACTCAACTTCAGATGATACAATATATTTACCATCATCTGTTAAATTTATAGAATTACTTGGTGGAGTAAACATATTATTTGAATCATAAACTTGTGAATTAAAGGTCAAAAGTGCACTAGCACCATTACCATTAACTGTTACATTTGTCGGATTATTTGATTTAGCACCAACATCTACAGTATCTGGTGTACTTACAAGTTGAGCAGCCATATTACCACCATTCACTTGCATAATTTCACCAACAGCATTAGTGTTATTTGTAACGCGAATTTGCATTGCTTGACCACTCGTTGCATTTACTAATGTAGAACATTGTATTTTATATGTTGTATTTGTTGCCGCCGACGGTAATCTTAAATTGTTTGATGAAACAGTTGAACCTGCTATAATTATTTCAACTAAGGCTTCATCACCTGTATCTGGTGCTGTCGTATATATAAATTGTATTTCACATGATACAAAATATTTCCCTGTATTAGTTAAAGTAATTGTGTTGCTTCCAGTTGCAAACATGCTATCTGTATCATATACTTCATTTTGATATGTTATTAATGCCGATGCTCCATTTCCGTTTATATTAGTTGTTAAAGGGTTATCTGCTTTAGCACCTATATCTAGGTTTCTTGCTGATGGACCTTGGGGTCCCGTATCTCCCTTATCCCCCTTATCTCCTTTATCCCCTTTATCTCCTTTTTCTCCCTGTAATCCTGTATCTCCTTTAGGTCCTTGTAGACCCTGTGGTCCTTGTTTTCCTATATCTCCTTTTTCTCCAGGTGGTCCTCTGATATATTGTGGTGGTGGTGGATATGGACGTCCGTACATATTTTATATAATAATAAAAATATTATAATTTTCAGTTTTGTTGACATTTTTGAATTTTATTTGGGCGTTCAGTGTTAGAAATTGTTACATAATTATTTTGTTTCAATAACCATTTTCTCATCTTTCATAATTTATCCCTAATATAATCAAAAGATGACAAATGCATATTTCCATATATTTCTTTTTGTTTTCGTTCAAACACAATGTTTTCAAAATGAATATCAATTTTTGTTTCTAATGAACGGTTGTTTTCACGCATTTTATAGTATTATAAAAATATTTAAACATTGTTTATATAAAACCATTATATAATATAAATTATATATATGATAAATGTTAAAATGGGAAATAAAATAAAATTTGGTGTTTGTTGTGGATTATTTAATACAGAATTTGGTAAAAAATTATCTAAGTTAACCAGATATAATATAAAAAAAATATCTATTCATACATATCATGTGGGATTACATTTAACTCTAATAACAACTATGACATTTGCATTTTTTTTATGTTATTATTTAAATATACAATCGTATATTAATACACCAAAAAACACGAATACGACTATGTGTAATATCTTAGAATCCGAATTTAATTATGATGTTACAAAATTTTTAAAATTCGATTTAGTCCTTAAATATTCAATTAACCAAACAGATATAAATAATAAAACAATATATAAAAATTCAGATTACACAGGAATTGCAGATCCATTCAATTATAATGCTTATAAATGTAAATTCAAAAAAGGAACCAATATACCTTGTTCTTATGATCTTAAAAAAGTTTATTTATCAGAAATGAAAAATACATATTGGTATGTTGTTGGAATTATCATATCTTCTTTAACTTTATCTATTTTTATTGGAACTATGACAACATATTCATTTTGTTGTTATTGCTGTTTAAATATTTAATTTATATTATATAAATTAAATTAATGATTATGATTTATCCATATAATAGCTACAAGGATAATCCCAATAACCATCACCATTTAAACAAGTGATATCTGCATGATTAGTTGAAGAATCATAATAATTACTTTTATAATCTTTAGTATAATTATCATTTAACATACAACTATCTATTCCAACCATACCATCGTTCAATTCTTTATAATCTGTTAGATATGATAATATTTTTAATAAAAGAGAATATTTACTATACAGACCAACAGGTGAAGTTCCGCACATAGAACCAGTTACATATTTTTTTGCTATGGGATATAAATCTTTCAAACCAGTGTAATTTGTAACTAATGTTTTGTATACAGGGTATGTATCATCTTTATTAGGCATACAATACCCCCCTTTTCTTGCAATATATTTATAATATTTATTTGTGTTGGGGTGTGTGCATATATTATAAAGTAGGTTCGCTGCTTTAGATCCTTTAAACGGACCACCTATATGATACCATGTTACATTATTTCCAATTTTACAAAAATTATTTTTTATTGCTGCAGCAAGAATGAGATTGCCCATAGAATGAACATATAAAATTTTATTATTGTATATTTTTTCGATGCAATATGCTTTTTGAAGTTCATGATTATCCCAACCTCTATTTTTTGTATCTTGTCTTATGAAAATATGCGATTTACAATGTTGTGTATAATTAATAACATTACCCCAATATTCTTTAAAATCTTTAGTTGGGGGCATTATTTTATTTTGTCCTGCGCCATGCATAAATATACAATCTTTTTTGAATATATTATGTTTTTTACAATTAAAACTTTTAATTGTATCTATGCGACATAAATTTGGATTTTCATACCACATTTCATCATTTTGTGATTTTATTTCAAAAGTAATATTTTGATATTCAGATTTAAAAGGTATTGCCAAAATATGTCTATTTAAAATACCAGTTACTTTTCTGTTTTCCTCACATAAAAGATTATTATTCATATTCCATAAATTACCATTACAATTATAAGCATATTTATCAAACGAATATAAATTTTTAACTTGCGCAATATTGGAATTGTATGTAAAATTGTTATGTTTATATTCTTTTAAATTAATTCTGTCATAAATCAGTAAAATTAAAGGCACCAAAAATTGCACATTCATTTATTAATCTTTTTATTATTAAACTTTATTTCTTATTTTGGAAATAGATAATTTATTTTATGGTTATATTAAATAATGTACGATTATTCAGATATGTTTCTGGAAATGATTTTATATAACCCGAATAAAGTTTTAGAATTATCTTTAGCTTCTAAAAATTTTTTAAACAAATTTACAAAATGGGTAAATACTGAAAAGGGTCAAGAAATATTTTATAAAGCATTAAAAAAAAACCTATCAAAAAATAGTTATAATTTTGCAAAAAAATACAATATACCTATAACATTCAAAGAAGCTCTGATTTATTATATAGATTATAAAATCAGTGATAAATTATTAGAAAATATAATAAACAAAAATATGGATAAAATAACACATGTGTTTTTTGATAAAACAAACATGTTGATAACTGATTATTATATAAATAATAATGAAATATCTTTCAGTGGTATAAATTTGAATGAAGATGATTACGAAAAACATGGGTTGATAATTGATTCTATAAGTTTTAGACCCTTCGATGATAAATTAATTATCCAAGATGTTAATAAATTCATAAAATTTTTTAATATTTGAATGTGATGATTTATTTATATAATATATATTATATAAATGAAGGGTGTTATATTATTTACAGATATGGTTAAAAGTTCTCATCTTTGGGATAAATATGATGACAAGATGGTTCCTTATATAAAAAGACACAATAAAAGAATTAAAAAAATTGCAAAAAGATATAAAGGAGAGATTATAAAAAATATAGGAGATTCGTGTATGATTTTATTTGATACCCTTGATGATTCTATTATATTTGCATATTCTTTACAAAAAATTATGAAAAAGAGACCCATAATTATAAAAGAAATATCAAAAAATAAATTACCTTCTCTGACCGTTGATAAATTACAAATAAGAATAGGATTAGCTTATGGTCCTCTTTATGAAATGAGAAATGCAATTCAAAATTGTAAACTTAAAGATTATTTAGGAAATACTGTTAACGTCGCATCTAGAATGGAATCTATTTTATCAGAACCTGAAGGATTCGCATTTACAATAATTATTAATAATTATCAAGATATATTTGAATATTTATCATTGGATATATTATCTTTTCTCAAAAAATACACCAATACAAAAATACATGTATTTGAAAATACAAACGTCAAAAATATTAGAAGCGGAAGACTTTTACAAATAAGTAACAACATAGAATATAATGATGTTAAAAAATTAAAAAGTGTGAGTAAACTTATAGCATTTTCATGCACTTGCGGATAAAATATTTTTTGGAATATAAAATGAAGAAAACAATTTGCAAAAAAGGTTACGAAATCACGGATGTCAACACTGGTATAAAAGGTTGTTTTATTCCACATAACAAACAACATATTCCTTCTGCAAAAAAATATTCTAATAAAAACACATCAGAAAAACCTATTTTGTATTATAAAAATAAATAGGAAAATGTTAATTTCGTATTCATTTTTTCTTATAAAAAAATGAATACAATTCAAAATTTGAAAATAGAAAATAAACCCTGGTTTAAAAAGGGAATAAAAAAGGGAGATGTATTAACTGTGTTGTCACAAGGCAAATGCGGGTTTCAAACTTTGAATAATTCTAGTTTAAAAGGATATGAAAATCTTGGTGAAGGCGAAAGTTTAATCAGAGATATTAAAAATAATAATTTGGAAATTAAAACTTTAGGAAGTAGCAGCACGATAAATATAACTGAAAACGATAATGTTTTGATGTTTGAAAGAAAAATAAAAAATTACACAGGTATACACACACCACAAGGAAATGATACTCTTGTTATAGATACAAATCTTTATGAAATATATATTATAAGACAAATAATAACTAACAATGTGGATTTAACTTTTAATTTTACAAATGTAGAAGAAGGTGATACAATAAAAATATTAAATACGGGCACACATCTATTCACATTTGATCAATTAAAAGTCAATAATCTCCCATCATCATTTTTTCCTAACGCAACAAAAAAACCACAAATAAACCCCGGTGATACATTATATATAACATTTGTGAAACAAGCTCCTAATTTCACTATATTTACACTCATCGCACATATAGAAAATACAATATAAATAATTGAAATATATAAAATATAATATATATATATATTATGTGAATATTTAAAATATGGATATTGATAAAAATACACCTATCATTATATTTGAATCGAATAAAAAATTAAAAATTTTTAACACCAAGCTCGGTTTCTTAATTGAAAAAATGGAATCAAAAGATGTATTGGATGTTATTGATGATTTTGATTTTTCATTTGAAGACAGGATATGGAGGGGTGAGGTCAATAACATAAATATTGTAATGGAGGAAAATGAATCAATGGACATTTTTGTTTTATCTATCATGAAAGATGATAAAATTTTAAGAAAATATACACAATACAATTATAGTATGTTTTATTAAATCTTAATAATGTGTTATTCATTATAAATTCAAATAAATTATAATTTATTTGAATTTTAACATACAAATTAAATGAAAATCATATTTTTAATAATTTTATATATACCTGTGATTTTTTCAGATAATTGTTATGGTATTGAAGATACGGATCCTTATGTTTGTTCTGAACACGGACAATGTGTTGTTGATTCTTGTATATGTGATGAAAATTATAGCGGCGTGGAGTGCGAATTATGGAATTGTTATAACATCCAAAATATAAATTCTGATGTATGTTCTCAACATGGAACTTGTCTTAATTTTAATAATTGCACATGCGATGATCATTATTATGGAGAAAAATGTGATATTTCGTGTGGTGATCCCATATATATAAACAACACCATTTATAGAAATAATACTATTTACAAATATAAATATAGAAATAACACTATTTATAGAAATAATACTATTTATAGAAATAATACTGTTTATAAGTATATAGATAATATAATATTAAAAAATATATCTGTGCCCTTTAACAACACAAAATATATATTTGTATTTGTAAATGATACAAAATATATAAACATAACACAAATTAAAATTTTGACAATTGATACTTATAAAAATAAAACAACCATAAAAACTGAATACATTTATTTGAATGATACAACATATAAAAGTATTGATATTATATTATCTATATGTTTATTTTTTGTATTGTTATTTTTTTATATAATATGTTGTTGTATCTCTATTTTATTGTGTTGTTCGTGTGTTTTGATTATTAAATTGAAAAGGAAGAAAAAAATAAAACCTGAGATAGAGAAAAATATTTCAGTGTTTCCTGATTTGGAAAATCCACAAAATAATATGTTGGCACACCCACCAAAAAATATTTCAATGTTTCCTGATTTGGAAAATCCACAAAATAATATGTTGACACACCCACCAAAAAATATTTCAGTGTTTCCTGATTTAGAAAATCCACAAAATAATATGTTGACACACCCACCAAATAATTTTTTAGTGCTTCCTAAACTAAATTTTGATACAAAAAATACTTCTAAAGATACATCTTTATTTGATGATTTAGTATCTGACGATTCAACATCTGATGATCTGACATCAGATGGTCTAACATTTGATTAATTTTTCAATAATTTGAAGTTGAAAAATTGAGAAATCATCTATATAGATGTTATATATACCAATCTATCAATCTATTAATATTTTGAAAAATTTTAATTAATATTTCATTTATAAAATGCAAAGATATCCAAAATTAAGAAATAGAGATCACCCTTCCATTTTTGATGCGTTGGGTACAATGTATCACCCCAATTCCATCCTAAATTCATTCATTTCTGATGATAAAATGAAACCAAAACAACCTACCCTTGTTGATAATTTTCAAAATTCAGATCTAACAGAGACAGAAAATGAATATGTTTGTACTATGGATATAGGTAATTATGATAAAAAAAATATAAACATTTTATTCAGAGGAAAAGATTTGATTGTATCAGGTAAAAGAGAACTTGTCAAAGATAAAAATAATGGTCGTTCGAACAGAACATCATCTTTTACTTATAAATATCATCTCAATTCTGATTTTGATATGAAAAATACAACTGCAAAATTAGAAAACGGAACATTAATTGTTAATGTTCCGAAAACAACAACACCAAATTTTAAAATTGAAGTGCAATAAATATAATTATCATTGTAATTATATTTATAATAGAGAGACCAGGAATCGAACCTAGGATCTTCAGGTTATGAGCCTGATATGCTTTACCATTACAACATCTCTCTTATATCTCATTTTTAAGACATGTTATTTTTTGCTAAAATTCAAAAAATAAACAACAAATAAAACTTTATTTCTAAGACATGTTATTTTTGCTAAAATTAAATAAGATTTGTTTCTTGAACAGTTTAACCTTAAATTAACTTAAAGAAAATTGAAATATTATTAATAACGAGGTTATTATAAATGCATATATAAATCTTCCTGTTACACTATCTGATTTACCTAAATAACTTTCAAAAAAAGAAGATATAGCTTCATTCCAAGCCATACCTACAACAAATAATAATGAGGCTGTTATTAAAGAAATATATTTAGAAGCAACCATTTATATAAGATAGATAAAAAATCACATGTAATATATTATGAAAAATAATAGGATTACAGAAATAATTAAATTCACACATCTCATGGGGAAGTATTTATAATCATTTTTAATGAAACTTTTTAATATGAATAACACAGAAATTAATGAGAATAATATATAAGGTATTATATTATATGCTTTTGAACTTTTTTTACAATGTATGTCATATACATAAGTCATATAAATAATAGCAGATATCACAGTCAATATAGTAATGGTAGATTCCCACATTTATATATTGCATCAAAATGTTACAAAAAATGTTTTATATTTTTGTATATAAATGAATTGTGTAATTTATAAAATTAAAAATCACCATATCAAAGATAATGAAATATATTATGATGTGACTTGGGATGATGGGACTACATCTTTAGAACCAGAATATAATTTGAATAATTGTCCCATTGTTTTATCTAATTACAACAGTAAAATTGATGGTGAAAAATGTTTTTTATATTGTAGAGTATCTACCATACCACAAACCAACACAAAAAATGGACGAAATAGTTTAGATGTACAAGAAAATATAATGAGGAAATATGCATCAGATAATAATTTTACTGTTTATGGTTGTTTTAAAGATAAGGGGTTATCAGCTGCAAATATGAATAATCAGTTTGCATTGAAAAAATTAATAAAATGTTTGAAGAAGGGTGATAAACTTCTTTTCAATGACATATCAAGATTCTCACGCAATATGAAACAAGGTAAAGAATTATTAAATACGTTATACAAAAAGGGTGTGATATGTGTGTCTGTATCTGAAAATTTACAATATAACGAAAAAAATAAAAATTTATATGAAATGATTCTTTTTAGTGCCGAATATGAATTAAAAAAAATTTCGAATGGCGTAAAAAATTCTATAATATATAGAAAATTGAATGGTGGTTTTATAGGCAAAACACCATATGGTTATAGATCTATAAGAAATAGAAAAGGTATCAGAAAATTAATCAAGAATAAAAAAGAACAAAATATTCTTAAAATATCAAGAGGAATTGTGAAACCAAATAAAATGAAAGTGTCTAAATATATGATAAGGAGGAATGATAATAAATTTAATAAATATCTAATTGAAACAAACTGTTGAATTATATAATTAAATTGATTATATAATTAATGAACATTTTTAATATATTTGCCATATTCTTTTTTGAGTAAATTTTTGAGTGAATCAATACCCAAATCCACCGCTAAATTAAATATTGTTTGTACAAGTTTATCTTTGTTGGATATGTCTTTTCCAGAAAGATTCACAAGAATATCTCTCAAATGTTTTTGATTTATACTTTCGATATTAATATCTTTTTCAAATAAATTAGATAAATTTTCAACATTTAATTGTTCTTTAACTGATTTATAAACATTTTTATCAAACAACAAATTAATACAATTGTTTAAATCGATTTCTTTACCACATTTCTTGAGATATTTGATGAATTGTGCACTGAAATTTGACACATCTACTGGATCATCTGATAATTCAAAACCTTGTTCAATAAGATATTTCACTGATTTTTCTGGTAATTCGCCAAGATTTATACTTTTAACATCCAATTTACCAATCATGTTAACAATATTAAAATTTTCATCTAATAAAGCTTTTTCTAAGACCATTAATTTATGATCATCTTTTAAAAATTCTATATATTCTTCTACATCTTTTAAATTATGATTTATAATAATCTTTAAAGATTTACCGATATTTTCGTGATGTTTATCTTTTTTCAAAAGTCTAATTGCTTTTTTTATTGTTTTTTTATATTTTTTTGTTAATTTTTTGGCATTTTTTACACTTAAATCACTGGTGTCTTGCACATTATCCAAATGTACATCTGATAATATATCAAGGACATCTTCAAAACTTTTCTTATTTCTTCCAAAACATTGTCTCATTTTTAATATAGGACAAAATTTATTTCAATGTTTTTATCAAAAATTAACACTCGCTATTTTAAACGAATGTTAATTATATTTTAACCATTTTCTATTTAATAAATCTTTTCAATAAATTAATAAAATATTTCATTAATTTATTGATCACAATAGCACACATGTACCATTTTGTTTTATAGCTGTGAGTTTATCTATATATGTCTCAGGTAGAAAATTCATTTTTATGACCAAAATCTTTCCATAGTTTTTTGTTTACAACATTCATTTATTATTTCATTTTCAAACAATGTATCTAATAATATATATTACTATTTTGAATTACTTTTAGTTATTTTACTTGTCATATCATTCAATTAATCTTTAGTTATACATTCTAATATTATTTCTTCATCTTTTTTATTACTTTTTAGAGTAAGTCATCCACGTTTGACATTTTTCATTATAATATATTATTGTTTTTTTACATAAAAAACAGAAATTATATGGCTGTTATAAATGAGCCAAAAATATATCGCACCGGGTTCAATTAAATCGTTATCTCTTCGTTTATTATCATCTGAAGATGTAGTAGACGACCCCAGATTTGAAATAAAAAGTGATAGGATCACATATGGACGTAATCCAGATGATGACAAACCCATAAATAATACTTTATACAGCAGTCAATTGGGACCTATAACAGCAGGGAACGAATGTCATGTGTGTAAAAATAAATTCGGTAGGTGTATGGGGTTTTCACATGGGGGATTCATTAAATTAGGACGTCCATTTATAGCACCTCAATTCCTCGAATACATTAAAAATCTTTTAAATATTTTTGAAAGTAATAGTTATGATAAGGAAGGTACTCTACAAATGAAATTTAGTGAAGAAGATTTAGAAACTTGTGAAGATTGTAATAACATGAGTAGAGTTAATAAAGTTAAAAGTATAGCATCTATACATAAAAAAAATGATTCAGAAACTGGCAAAATGATTAAAGATCAAATATATTATGTGAGTGTTAAAGAAGTTGAAAGAGAAATAAAATCAAAAAAACAAAAAAACCAATCTCTAAAAACAAAAAAATTCAAATACAGATGTATCAGGAAAATGGAAGGAATTAAAAAAGATCCAAAGAAAGATCCTGACGTTCCAGTTACTGAAATAAGAAAAATACTCGAAAAGATTAGTGATGAAAAATTAAAAAAACTCACAGGATCCGATGTTATATCTAGACCTGAAAATGCTATTGTCGAATATATACACGTCCCCCCAAATAGGTTTCGACCTATCACCAAATCAGGAGAACATATAAATCCTGACGATTTAACATATGCTCTAAAAAGAATAATAGCAGCTAATAATACACTTCAATCATCATCGGGTGAAACTGAAAGTTATGCAGCAGAAATTCAACAGGAATATGAAAAAATGATTTTGAGCAGTGGAGAAACGAAACATCCTGGGAGTACACAAAAATATCAAAGTTTAAAAGTTAAACTCAACGACAAAGAAGGTGAATTAAAAGGGTATGGTTCTAAGAGAGGTGATTTTGGTGGAAGAACTATAATTGTTCCAGATGGTAATTTACAAATAAATCAAATTAGAATACCTCAAATATTTGCACGAAAACTTACCGTTCCATTTAAGTTAGTTAAATATATGCTTAAAATTAGATATAAAAATAAATCAGACGAAGAAGGTGAACCAATGAATGAAGATGCATTAACTAAAATAATTGAATTATTTGAAAGAGAAGAGGGTTATAGTATAATCAAAAAAATCAAAAGTTTCAGATATAAAAATCCTATGAAAATACTTCATCTTGATCGATTAAAGTATTATGAAGTTGATATTGAACCCGATTATAATTCTAATCGATTGGATAAACAAAACAGACCACTCTATTATAAGATTGTGTTGATTGGTCAAATGAAAAATCAAGAAGATGAAATGAGATTTGAATTTGGATTTGGTGATTCTTGCAATCGTAATTTAATGAATGGTGATGTTGTTGCTATTAATAGACAACCAACTATGATAAAACAAGGTTTTATGGGTTTTAGAGTTATTATTAGTAAAAAAGATGATGTAACTATAGGAATAAACCCATCAATAATTGGTGGTTTTGCAGGAGATTTTGATGGAGATGAGATGAATATACTTGTTCCGCAATCTTTATCCTCTAAAAACGATGTTAAATTACTTATGGATGTTAAAAATTGTCAAATAACAGAAGAATCAGGTCGTTATATTCATAATATAATTCAGGATACAATGTTAGGAAGTTATTTTTTCACATTGCCAAATACAACATTGAGAAAAGACCAAATAATTCAAGCACTTTCTCAAAGTACATTAGATATTGATTTTGAAGATTTATTTAGAAGAGCAGATAGTTTCAATGTTCCTCAAAATTCCGGTTTAATGTTAATCTCAGGATTATTACCTAGAAACCTCACGGTTACTCAATTAAATATCAGAAATGGGATACTTACAAAAGGACCCTTGACAAAAACAAAAGTATCTCAATTATTTAATATTCTTGTGCATAGATTTTATATTAGTGATGGTCCTACATTAGCATCAGAATTAAATCTAAATTTACAAAGAGTAACAGCTTGGTCCTTAAAACTATTTGGTTTTTCCATTGGTTATCAAGAATGTCAACTATCCAATAAAACTGCTAGAAATATTAAAAAAGAACAAGATAAACTTATCACTGATTTAAGATCAGGTGTCACAACAGATCAAAGAGAAGAATTGATTTCTGCTGCATTTAATAAAATAGCATTGTATGCAGAAAATGATAGATTACACAATAATATAACTATTTACCGATCAAAAATCAAAAAACTCACAAAATATAAAGTTGTGGTATATCCTGAATATTACAAAAGAATCGATAAATATCCTATTATTCGTATATATGGTTCTTCTGATTTTAAATTTAAATTTCATAAAGATGTTCTTATTGATAATAAATTGATTAGAGGTGATGGTGATGATTCTACATTTGAAATCTACTATAATAATGAATTATTGTATACATCTGATGAAGATATTTTAAACCATAATTGTAGAATTGTTATTCAACCAATTAACATAGAATCAAGTCAAATAAAATCTCTTCTTCTCAATTCCTATTACAAAGATATGTATATTAATGGATTTAGACATGATTTAGAAACAGATTCATTCATAATTGTAAAAGATGAACAAGGAACAAGAGGATTCAAATTAGAAAAGAAAAAATCTTTCAATAAATTACAATTGATAACAGAATCAGGTGCTAAAGGTACAAAACTTAATTTTGCTCAAGCTTGTACGATGATAGGACAACAATATTTCAATGGAGAAATTATCGAATTTCTTCAAAAAGGTAATTTGAGGTTTATGAATTTTTATAGTTTTGATACTAATGATCCTGAAGCATCTGGACTTATTACTAAATCATATATAGAAGGACAAACTTTACCTAATTTTATAACTTCCGCTATTACTGCACGTCCAGATATTGCGAGAGGTATTGTCAAAACTGCTGACACGGGATATTTACAAAGAAGATTTGAAAATATGATGAAAAATCCTATGGCAGATTATAAAGGATCTGTAAGAGATCAAAATGATAACATAATTCAATTTAAATATGGAAAATTCGGTAGTTCATTGGATAAACTAATAAATGTTAAAGGTAAAAAGTCTTTTGTTGATCTTAAACAAATGATTTCAGATATGAAATATAAACCACCTATCGCTTTTCATTTTTATGTGGATAATCAAAAAGCTTTGAAAGAAGTATACAAAGATATTGTAAATTCTAAAAAATTACTTGAATATATGGATGAAAATAAAAATAATGAAATATCCAGAACACTTGATAGAATTGGATTAAGAAATTTTACAGATATAGACTATTTGGTTATTATGCATCCTGATGTTGTGGGTTATGGTATGTTATATTCCATTCCTGAATTAAAAAATATCAGAATAATAAGACCTAAGAAATATAATAAGAAATGGCATATGGCCTATAAAAAACTATACAATAAAATATATTCTTTTACAGGATCTTATAGATTTTTAGGTATACCACAAATAAATACTAAATCGAAGATGTTACCGAGAATTGAAAATTTACTCATATTATTGGAAGAACAACCACCAACATTTGTTGATGTTTTTGGTGTTTATGTTGTGTAAAAATTCGAACATTAATAATATAATTCATACAACACAAATGCAATATTGTAAACAAATTAAAAAATATATAATTTTAGCTGTTGTTATAATTCAAATAGAAACGCAATTAAAAAATACAAAATATTATTATTTAAAATAATAATAACTATTATACATTTTATCAATAAAATGTATAATTTTCGATGAAAATAATTTAAAGTTTACATGTGTTACTTATTTGTAGGTTATCATTTGTGTTTTCAACAGAACATATGTCAAAAATATCTTTTGACTTTGATACATAACAATCTATACCTTGTTCACCAATGCAATCATCGCAATTTTCAACAATTTTCACATTGTCTGCATTTTCATCAAATTCATTGGAAATAGGAATGCCTTTTCTATTACAATATTTGTTCTTTTTGTTAATTTTTTTTGTAGGTTTTTTCTTCCTCGTATCATACACTGAGAGAGGCATTGCTGCCCAAACATCTTGTTCTATACCACAAAGATTAACTCCTTTTAACATTTTAAAATACCCACCATTTCTCCAATTTTGACCCCAAGTATTTCTACAAATCCAATATCTTATAGGTATATTCATATTTGTGTTATTTTTAATATTTACAATTTGTTCACCATACATAGATATAGCGTAAGAATAAGCCCAACTTATAAATTTTTCTTTTTCAGTCATTGAATTGTGTGGTTTCTTTAATATTCTTTCAAATTCTGAATTTGATATTTTCTGTATATTTATTTTTATAGAACCCCAACCAATTATAGTTATTGCATGTCCTCCCTTCATTGAATATAGATTTTGCACATATATATCTTTGTACCAACCTTCATTTCCATCTTGAAAATTTGGATATTGTGCTATAGATGCAACAACTGGTCCATTATCTCTTATATCTCTCATAATTAATTCTTCATTTCTTATTGCGTCATATGTTGTTATATTCTCCCAATCAAAATTATCATTAACTTGATATACATATTTTGCTCTATAAATTGGACACCCGCTATAATCTGTACAACTATATATAAAAGGTTCCGGGTCACAACTTAATGCTATACAACCTCTTAATACTAAATAAACATGAGCAAACTGTATTATACCTCCATCACAACACATAGAACACATATCTTTATCTTTAAGATATTTATCTATAGCAGGATCTAATTCTTTTCCTAATTCACATATATCACAAGCTGCAAAATAATATGGTGATAATGTATCTTTGACTTTGTAACTTCTTATGTCTTCATAAGTTTTTCCTGTATTCATATTATATATTGTAATTGGATACTTAAATTCTATATCTCTCATTAATGGTATTTTATTTGTTATTTCATCAATATCTTCTATTATAGCATTTCTAAAATAAGGTTCAAAATGAAATCTTAATTTATTTATATCTTTAAATTGTAATTGTATTTGGCTTTTATCGTATAAACAAAGAGTTAATTTTTTATGTGTGCCTATTTTACTGTGTATTCTTATACGATCTGAAAATGTTGTTACTGTGGCAAAACTCCAGCAAGACCCACATTCACCTTGATATATAGGTTGCATTATTTTATTTTTCCATTTCATTCTTGAATCAAAAGAAGTTGGGAGTTTATCAGATGTTTTGGGTATATTTTTATAACAATATCTTGATAAACAAGTGTATATATGATCAGGAATATCTTGATATAATACAGTATTATATTTTTTATTTATGAATTCAACTTCATTTTTTATTTTTGGTGGATTCATTTGTAATAAAAAAAAATATATATACAATGAAAATGAATAATTAATTGAAGAAACTTCGATTACTGGTTTCACTGTAAGACACAAAAAAAGGTTATGTATCTAAAGGTCACATTATTGGGCTGCCGAATAAATTTGAGGAAGATCGTTGTTTTCAAAGTAATAAAATAATACTAATTCGTTGCATAGAACAAATGCTAAAAAAATGGTTAAAAGTGCTGAAAAATGAAAGTGATGATTGAATAATTTTATTCATTTAAATTTTTAAATGAATATGTTTTCCCTTTTCAAATGTATTCTACTATCCTCAATCAATAATTCCATCAATTGAATATAATTTTCCCTATGACAAACATACAACGCCACATTATTTCCTAAAAATGGATTAAATAGTTTTTTATATTTGTTATATATTTTTATAGGTATAATCTCATTTTTATATTTCATTGTAATCATAAACCAATTAAATATATTTTTTTCATTCATGATTATAGGATCTTCTATTTCCTTTTCTCTTAAATGTAAAATCCAATCATCATCATCATACAATATATTGGGTAAACATGCATTTGAAATTTTAAAAAATTTTTTATTCACCAATGATACATTTATATGATTTTTCATATCTAAAAAAGATAAAATATCACCTAAATTCATTTCATTTATATCCATTATATTCATTTGTAAATTAAATATAATATTGATTTACAATAATAAAAATTAATAAACTTTTAGATTATCAAATGTATATTAAGTGTGTTTACCCATCTTTTATTTATTTTAATGTTTTAGACATGATATCTTTATCTTTGTTTCACTGTAACACCGGAGTAAGTACAATATTTTCATCTTTTTTTTAAATCTTCTGATGCAAATTGCAATGCATTTCCATTTTGTTTCACCGCAATGAGTACAATATATCTATCCTTTTTCAAACGATCAGATGCAAATTGTAATGCATTTCCATGTCGTTTCACTGCTGTGAATACAACATTTTTATCTTTTTTTAAATCGTCAGATGCAAATTGTAATGCAAATCCATTTTGTTTCACCGCTGTGAGTATAACATCTTTATCCTTTTTTAAACTGTAAGATGTAAATTGTAATGCATTTCCATTTTGTTTCACAGCTGCAAGTACAACATCTCTATTTTCTTTTAAATTGTCAGACGCAAATTGTAATGCCCATCCATTTTTTCTTACTGCGGTGAGTACAATTTTTTTATCTTTTTTTAAATTTTTTGATGCAAATCGTAATGCCATTCCATTTCGTTTTACAGCTGTGAGTACAACTTCTCTATTCTCTTTTAGATCGTCAGATGCATATAATAATACCCAACCATCTTGTTTTACAGCTGCAAGTACAACATCTTTATCTTTTTTTAAATCAGCATACGCATATTTTAATGCATATCCATTTTGTTTCACTAATTTAAATATAAAATTTTTATCTTTTTTTAGATCATCAGACGCATGTATTAATGCATCTTCATTTTGTTTCACTGCTGCGAATACAATATTTTTATCTTTTTTCAAATCATCATGTGCAAGTTAAATGTATTCATGATACATATGTTCAAATCAACCATAAAAAAATACGCAATTTCTTATCAAATTTATTTAATATGACTTTTCATGTCAATGTTAAAGTTCAAAAACAATCAAAAGAAGATCCTATACTTGAATACATATCTAAAAATAATAACTCTGTTACTGAAAACAAAATTATATAATTTTAACATACATCATATATATTGAAAATCGAAACACAAATCATCAACATGTGAAAACATATGTGAAATATCGGGTGACGTTTTGATTAGATATATATATGTATTGATGCAAAACGTCACCTCGAAAAACACCCATACTAAAGTATATATGAAGTGAAAATTAAATAGATTTTCATATGATTTTAAATTTATTCATATAATTTGAATAAATTGTAATATTTTTAAAACATAAATGGTGTTGCAGATTTTATATGATCAAAATCAATATATTTATATCTTATTATTTTATTATTTATTTTTTGTCGTTTATTTTTTATTAAAGATGGATATAAGTACTTATATAATGTTAATAAAAATTTAACATGTTCATGATTAGTTTTCGGTTCTTTACATCTTCTTTTAAACACAGTTTTAATTTCTTGAAAGTTGGATATAATAGAATCAACTTTCTTATTTTTTTGTATATAAGATGTAAATTTAACATCTTCAGTGAAAGGTTTTAAATTTAACTCTTTATGTAGCTTCTTGAACAATACCATTTTATATTCTTCGGATTGTATTTTAAGCTCTGTAATATCATCAATATTCTTTAAATAGGATTTTAATTTAGATTCATCATTAAATTGTATAGTTTTATATCTAGTAAATTCATTAAATTTCTTATTATCAATGAAGTAAAGTAATTGGTTTTTGTTTAAGTTTTGAGGATTGATATCCATAATAGAAAAACGTTTTTCTATTTTAATTTTATCAGAAGCAGACATATTTTCATATGACATATATTGTTGAGATAGATATTCTTCATTTGATAAAGTTTCAATGTTAGATATATCGCTGCTATAAAGTTCTTCTATTTTGTACCCTTTATCTTTCATCATTTCTTTGAATTGAAATTTTGTGTTAGCTAATTGTGACTTTCTATATACGTAAGAATAATATAAATCACGTAATGTTTTTTGATATGATGAAGTACAATTCACAATATCATCATGGTAATGTTTTATAGATTCATATTGAGTTTTGACATCTTCAACACAATAATAATATTTGTCTACATTATCTTTACAAATGTAATAATCTAGTGTGATAGGATGTCTGATTCTAGAAACCTGTTGATACATAGAATAAGCATCCATTACACCCCCATAATAAATAGCAAATATTTTATGTGTGTGAGGTATATTATAATCAATGCCATATTCTATTGATGGTGTTGCAAAAATGTATTTATTTTGCCATTTTTCATTTATATTATTTAAACTTTGGATTGTTGTTGTATCAGAATCATACAATATAAATTGATCATCATCTATAAGCTCTTTAAGTGGGTATACAAATTCTTTTTCAAATGTCTCTTTATTATCAGAACAACAAAAGAATTTAACACCTTCTTTAATACATTTTTTCATTTCATTTAATAATGTTTCTTTAGTTTTATGGTTAGTTGCTGTTGTGTTAACATTTTCTTTTTTATTATTAATATGTATATCAATTTTTTTGCCAGTTCCTCTACTTATATTATTTATAAATTCAATAACATATTTATCAATTTTTGCATCAGTGCAGATAACAAATTCAGCATTATGCAACAATTCATTAAATTTTTCTAGATACTCTCCTCTATTTTTTTTCATATTTTCCAAATTATTTAAAAACCAGTAACAAAAAGATGTGAATTCGTCTATAACAAGTATAAATTGCTCTCCCTCCCAATCTGGCATTTTATGTAAACTATCCAATTGATATACTGTATCATAATCACATACAGTAGTTCTATCTGTATATATATTTTTGTTTAAATCATCAGATATCTTATAAGCTAATGCTCTCCTAGATGTTAAAGATACCATATTACAATTATAATACTTATTTATCTCTTTGATAAATGTAGTTTTACCACTACCAGTGTAAGACTCATAAATATTAATTTTATTATTTAATTCGTTAAAATCAAAATTATCATGGTGTACATAAGTTCTATCAAAATAATTTATATTGACTCTTTCTGATTTTAAATTCTGAAAACCATCCGAAAAATCATATTTAATTTCTGGTCTAATCCATTTTTTAGGTTTATATGATGGATCTTTATATATTAAAACTGAACTTTTACCACCACATTTACAATCTCTTCGACATTTAAAATAACAAGATCTATCTGCATCTACCCATAAATATGCATTTTCACTTTCATGATAATTATTAGGATTAACAAGACACCTACCTTTTTTCATTCTTAATAGATTTATATAAGATCCAGATGCATTACCTTTAGAAAATTGCATATCATCTCCAACATATTCACAATATTTTTGATAATAAAAATCATCTTCATCATCATCTAATTCATCATTGTTTTCTTTATATTTACCTTTAATGTTCTCTAATCTCTTCACTACAATTGTCTCTTTTATATTGAAATCTGTTAAACGAATCGAATTTTGTTTATCTTCTAATTTATAATCTTGCATTAAACCATCATAAAATGTATGTGATTTATCATCAAATTTTAATTTATTTCCACCTATTTTACTGTTTAATGGCATTCTCAAAGATGCATTAGATCTTGCTATTTGAGTATCTATAATATCCCCAGCTTTCATCCAATTAAAGTAATCATTTGATTTGATTTCATCTATCATGTAATTATAAAATACTTTGATTTGCTCTACCCAAGTTCCCATAAATGATATATTCTTAACAACTAAATGTTTAGAAACTTTTTTATTATTCTCACTTGACATCCAAACAAATTCCAAATTTTTAATACTATCACCGATATCTTTATAATAATTTGCACCTTGCTATTCAACATTTATTTAACAAAAAAATATTTGATGTGTTGATATATAATTATCGTGAAAAAAATCAAATACTACCCCTCAGAAAAAGAATCGATTCTCTTGTCGTTCGTATACCTCAACCTGAAATCGGTTCTGACAAAAAGAGATTACATTATCATGTGCATATTCTAATAAACAACCATCTTGTTTTATTGCTGTCAATGCGATATCTTTATCTTTTACCTTATAACATACGTATTTAAATACGTAAGGATGTAATTTTACAGCAGTAATTACTACTTCTTTATCTTTTTTTAGATCATCAGATACATATTTCAATGCAAATCCATTTCGTTTTATTGCTATTAGTACAATTTTTTTATCTTTTTTTAAATCATCATGCGTATGCACCAACGCACATCCATTCTGTTTTATTGCTGCAAGTACAATATCTTTATCTTTCTTTAAATCATCAAATGCATATTCCAATGCTTTTCCATTTTGTTTCACTGCTGCAAGTACAATATCTTTATCTTTCTTTAAATCATCAAATGCACATTCCAATGCTTTTCCATTTTGTTTCACTGCTGCAAGTACAACATTTTTATCTTTCTTTAAATCATCAGATGCATATAATAATGCCAATCCATTTTGTCTTACTGTGATGAGTGCATTTTTTTTATCATTTTTATTATTTTTTAGATAGCGACATACAAATTTAGCTTTTTGATTTAGATAATGTGTATCATATTCACAAAAAGTAAACACCATAATATTTTATATATTTATATAAATAAAATATATATAAATAAAATATATAAATAAAATATAAATTTACAATAATTTGATATAAAATGAGTGAACAAAAAATAAAATGCGGATATATTTCGGAATTGTCAAAGCAAAAAATTAAGGGTAAAAAGATTTACTTTATTAAACTATCGACTTGTAAATTAGAAGATTTGCAAATAGTTGTTCATGATAAAAAACTTATGAAAGGTGTTACAAAAGGATGCTTCATTGAAGTTTCAGGAGTTATGATTGATAGCATTGGTGGCGGAGAAGAGTTTCAATGTGAAAAATTAAAATTATTTGGAAAATGTGATTGTCCAAAATATCCTATATCAGGAAAAGAACTCACTCTTGAATATCTTCGTAAAATTCCGTATATGAGACCTAGAACAAAGATTCACCAATGTCTAATTCGTGTGCGTCATTATTATCGTAAGGCAATTGAAAAATTTTATGAAAAGGAAAATATGATAGAAGTAGAATTACCAGTTTTGACTAATAATTATTGTGAAAGCGATGAAAAAATGTTTCATATTAAAGGAGGTGAAAAACTTTTTGGATCTCAGGTTGGGTTGACAGTCTCTCGACAATTATTGCTTGAGTCATATGTTCCAATGGGTAAAGTTTACACTAGAGGATCTTGTTTCCGAGCAGAAAACTCACAAATTTCAAAACATTTATATGAATTTAACATGATTGAAGCGGAAATGTTAAATTACAATTTAACTAATTTGATATCTTGTTGTGAAAGGTTTGTAAAGTTTATTATTGAATATGTTTTTGGTCATTGTTACCGAGACTTGTTGTACATTTCTGACTTTAATAACGATACAACTCTTATAAAAAAGTTACAATATATTTTATTAAGTAAATTTAAAAGAATATCATATACTGAAGCTATTAATCTCATTCAAAATGAACAGAATGAATTGCCTAAAATTAAATGGGGAGATAATTTAGACAGTGTACATTCCAAATGGATTATATCTCACTTTGAATGTCCCGTTGTAATTCATTCGTATCCGACAGAAACCAAGTCATTTCATATAAAATTTAACAATGATTCCAAAACTATGCAAAAATGTAATATTTTTGTACCAGGGATTGGAAAACTGATTAGTGGGTCAGTAAAAGAAAACGATTTAAACACTCTTGTTAAAAAAATCTATATAAACATCGTAGGTGAAAAATATCCTGGAAGTATAAATCTTGACAATGAACTTAAAAATCCTTACAAATTTATAAAAATGGCCAATAAAAGAATGAACCAAAAGAAATATTGTAAAATTGAAAAAAGATTTTTCAAATTTGTATCGGAATTTGGTTGGTATTTTAAACTTCGGTTATTCGGAGGTCAAAAGAGCGCAGGTTATGGTATGGAATCTGAAAGAATGCTCATGTTGTTAACTGGAATGAAAGATATTAGAGATGTAGTGACCTTTCATCAGTGATTTAGAAACTTTTTAGTATTGTCTATATAAATAAAATGTTTGATAAAATATTTTCAATATTATTCATATCTTTATATTTAATTCTAAATAATTGAATTTTATTGTTTTCTGCGTATTTGTTTTTTATGTCATCATGTTTTTGTTGTTTCATGAATCCTTTTTTACCTCCAAATTTACGAACTGGTCTATCATGTTGTTCTCCATCAAATTCAATAAGAATGTTGTATTTTGGTATGTAAAAATCAAAAGGTAGAGGTTTTATATTTTTACAATCTTCATATATTTTTTGATGTGTAAATTTGATATTATGATCATATAAAAATTTCATGATTCGCAATTCTCCTTTTGATATACCACACTTTTTACAACCCCTTCCATTTAAAAGTCTTTTAACACCTAATCTAATATTTCCATGTTTATTACAATGAATAGTTGCAAATTTTTGTCCTTTTTTATATTTAGTACAATCATAAGAATATATAGAACCATATAATGTTTTTAATTTATTTATAAACTCATCATTTGTAAATTGAATTTTTGTCATTTTGTATTTAGCTAATTTTCTGCTGCATTTTTTACATCCTGTAGATGATTTCAAATGAGATGATGCTGTCATATGAACAATACCATGATACTTACATATTATTGTAATCTTACTTTGAAGATTTTTATAATCTTCCAATATGTATGTGAATTTATTTCCGAATTTTTTTTTAGTTTTTGCCTTAAATGCTATTTCTTTTCTATTATCACTTAAGTTTTTTTCACATAAAACGCATCCAGTTTTAAGTTTAATATGTTCATTTGCTTTTATGTGTAATGGTCCATGTTTGGGACACAATATAATAATTTCACTTTGTAAATTTTTATAATTTTCTAAATCATATGAAAAAACATTTCCAAATTTACTGATAGATTTCTGTTTAAAATTTTCTTTTCTTTTCATTTTAGACAAGATATAAATATTATATTTAATATTGTATATTTTAAAATGAAGAATGTTGAGATATTTAAAGGTTTTTGGAATGTAGATATAGTAAAATCTAATCCGCATAAATTATTTATTTTTGGCGATAACGATATTGGAAAAGGAAAAGGAGGTCAAGCTATAATTAGAGATTTACCAAATGCAATGGGTATACCTACAAAAAAATTACCCAACAATTCACAATATGCATATTATATTGATGAAGAAATAAAAGAAAATATAAAAAAAATCAATAAATCTATTCAAAAAATATTAAAAGAATTTCTTTCCAATCCTAAATATGAAATTTTAGTTTTTCCTGAAGCCGGCTTGGGCACAGGTTTAGCTAAATTAAATATCTGTGCTCCAAAAACATTACAAATTTTAAATACAAAGTTAAATTCTATTTTTAAAATTTTTGAACAAAATGATAAATAGATGTAAATTTTTATTCTGATATTAGAATAAAAATATAAAGAAATGTATAAGAAAATTGAAATGTCATTGAAAAATCAAGTTTCATATATTTTATTGATTGATAAGAACATGAATGATATATATTATACATTGGATATCAAATTTAAATCTTTTAATATAACATTTTCATCAAAATTAAATGTTAAATTAATAGTGGGAAATCCATACGAATTGATAATTGAATCATGTATGAATAATGATAATTTTAGCTTTTCGACTTCAGATAATGTTGTACTGGAGTCATATGAATACAGCAAAAATTTAATTCTTATAGAAATTAATGAAATATGTAAAGACGAAACAACAAATAGTTTATTCTCTAAAAAATTAAAATATGTTATAAACAAGGATTATATAATACCACCGCTTAAGGAATTATCTAATTTATATAATGATTTAATGTAAATTTAATCTGTTCATTTAATTTTTGTTGATTTATAAATGAATCATAAAAAATGCATGAATTTTCTAAGCAAAATGTCATCACCAAACACAATATTGTATTCTTCAAATACGAACAAAATATCTTTTGTATCCTTGAAAAAGTTATTTAATGATTTAATCAAAACATCTGATTTTATAAATTATATAAAATCAATAACAAAAGTAAAAAATACATCAAATGAAGGTGAACCTCTTTTAAGAGATGATGGTAGAATAAAAAAATTAAAAGTATCAGGTGATCTCACAATTAAATCTTGTTATGACGATATATGTATATCTTATGTAGATAAAAATAAATATATACCGAAACCTTTCGTGTCTGAAGTTGATACAGAATTAATGAATAAAAATATTGTATACATCAGGGGTGTAAATTTCACAGAAAATACTAAATTAGATATAAATTTCTTATTCATATCATATGAAATATTATCTCCCACAACCATTAAATTAGAAATAAAAGAAAATATAAAAAAAGGAAAATATAGAATAAAATTACATAATTTTGGAGTTTATAATGATTTTGAAGATGATATGGGTTATATGATAATTGAAGATAAATTCACTCCGTTAGATATAAAAAATATGGAATGTTGGTACAATGAAAATTCAATAAAAAGTAATCCTGTTGAGACACTTTATGATCTATCTGGCAATAAAAATAATGCGTTTCAAAAGAAAAGGAAATTACAACCTATATATAATCAAAATAAAAAATGTTTAGAATTGAGAGGCACAGCAAATAAAAAAACGGAAGGTCAATATTTCAGATTATCTGATTTTACAATTCAAACAATAGTTATAGTCCTGTCAAATATGAATTCCAATGGCATACACGGTATATTAGGCAAAAAATTTTTTATACCTCATACTTATCTTCATATAAATCAAAATGAAGAATTTATTTCTTTTGATGGTATGTCAAATTCTAAAGGAAATGTTTTCATAAATGGTAAATCGAAAGGGGATGGCAAAGATGTTGATACGGAAAGATTTGGATCAGATAAATATATTGTTATTATGGAATATAAAAAAATAGAAAACAATTGGAAACAATTATTTACATTCACAAATGAAAATAGACATAAGTGTTACAGAGCAAATTGCGATATTCATGAAATCATATGTTATAAAAAAAAACTTGATAAAGAAGAAAGAAAAAAGTTGGAAAATCATTTGTCTGATAAATGGAACATTGAATTGAAATAAAATTTGTTATAAAAACATAATATATATGGATATTAAGGTTATTAAGAAAAGATTCGATAATTTTGTTGATGAAAATTGTTTATATTCTGAACATGAAGATACAGTCGAATCTGGAGACTTTCATGAACAATATGAATTAATAATTGATAAAAAACATGTTCATAAAATGTTGGATAAATGTCTGAAAGATAAAAAGATTCATGAAGAATTATATAAATATATTTGGACGTTCGAGGATTAATTTACGCAATAATATAAATTTATGATTATTTATAAGTGTTTTTATCAAATATAATTATATTTGATAAAATATATATGTAAAACAGAATATTTTTTTGAGAATAATAAATGGATCCCTTAACAGCACTAGCGATCAAAGGTGGCGTTGGAACTGCCGGTAGAGTAGTTGATAAAACACCCGGTGTTTCATTTGGATTGGGGTTCGCAGCTGCTATAAACCCTTTTAGCCCTATAAATATAATTGTTATGGCTATATACACAACAATAATTTCAATTATTATTTACAGAGTAAATCCAAAATTTTTGAGAAATAATAAAGAAACAGAAGATATGCCTGCAAAAAGTAAAGTTACTTTTTGGAGAGCTACTTGGGTAGCATTTTTAATAGGTTTGGTAATTCACATAATATTAGGAACGGTGTTATACGGTTTTGCGTTTAAAGGTCTTGCAAAAGCAGCATCATTTTTATAAAATCATTTATAATTAATCAATATTATAAATGATACCATTTTTCAAAAAGGAACCATCAATTAAAGATTTGGTTTATTGTAAAATAATTAAATCTGATGGTCCCGTAATTGAAGTATATTTATTTGAATATAATTTGAAAGGTTATTTAGATTATTCTAATGTAACAAGAAGAAATGTAAAAAGTTTTAAAAGATTAGTGAAAGTGGGACGTAGAGAGGTATTGGAAGTTATAAACAAAGAAAAAGGTATAAATCTTTCGAAAAAGAATGTGATGATTGAAGATTTAATTCAATTTAAAAAAGATTACAAATATAGAAAAATAATATCAAACGTTTTATATGGAGTTCACAAAAAATTCAAAGTAAATCTAGAAGATTTATATAAATTATTTATATGGAAACTCCCGCGTAATTTTTTTACATGGAATTTGTTTTCTATGAAAAGTTTTGCAATTGATCTAAAACATAATTTAATATTAATAGAAAAGAAATATGGTAAAAACGTTTCGTTATACATCGAAAACCAACTTCAAAATAAACTATCCACAAAAATAAAAGGTCAAACACATATAAATATAACATGTTTTGAGAAAGAAGGCATAAATTCCATTAAAAAAATACTTTTAAATTGTAAACACGAACACAAAGTCACAATAAAACTCATAACAAATCCTAATTTCTACATAGAAAAAGAAGGTTCAAGTAAAACTGATGTATTATCAACATTGAAATCCTGTTTAAAATATATACAAGAAAACAAAAATAAATATGGTGTTAATTTCAAAATTACAAAAAAGCCTTTTATAGTCAAATGTAGAGATGAAAGTTTAATGGAAATCGGCATGAAAATTCTTGAAGATAAGATGAAAGAAACAGAAGATTATTAATTTAAAAATAATAAAATAATATACCCATTAAAATATGAAAACAGTAATATTAAAAAATGGAGCCGAAGAAACAGAAACTTCAGTAATTACAACACTAATAAACCTCAAAATGTTAAGGGAAAAAAATGCTATTGTTTTTTATGAATTAACGACGAAAGCTAGGAATAACAAACATAATTTATTTGAAAATTCAAGAAAAATATTAAAAGAGCTACATCTAATGAATGAAAATGGAATTATATATAATTCTGTTAAAAATATTATTTTATCTGCGGTCACAGGAGAAAGCATTTTTATGGAAATTCAAAATCCAATTGTAAACAAATAAACAACAATAGTTTTATATAATAGTGTTATATAAATAATGTTTAAAATATTTTATTTGAATTTCCAACTGCTGTAATATTTCATTTTAAATGGAGTTATTAGAATATGTAAACAATAAAGATTATGAAAATATAAAATTATGTTTGGAAGAAGGTTCAGATCCAAATATAACTACGGCTGATAACGAAACACCTTTATATATATTATCTAAATTGAACGATTTAGAAGGCGTTAATTTACTTTTAAATTATGGGGCAAATCCAGATATATCAGAATATGATGACGAAACACCATTATTTGTTGCTGTGAAAAATAATAATTATGATATTGCAAAATCATTGTTAAAAAATAATGCAGATCCGGACATATGGAATTGTAAATATAAAACACCGTTAAATTTAGCATTAGAAAAACAAAATAAAAAGATGATAAAATTGTTAATTAAATTCAATGCAATGAAATTTGAATAATTTCTTTTTAAAGAAATTATTATTTAGATTCAGTAAATGTTGGATATATATCCTTTTCATAATTTTTATACTCTTGCAGTTCTCAACCAAAACAAAAAGAGATATTTTTATAATGCCAGCGAAGATAGAATTATAAATTTAACAGAATTAAATTTATTGAAAAAGAAAAAAAAGTATATGTTTGTTGAGCCTTTGTATCTTATTGGTCTTAGAGAAGATATAATTGAACAAGTCATGCAATTAAGTAAGATGCTCAAAGGGCAAAAATATAATACAATATACCCATCAGAAAAAATGAAAATTATATTAAAAAACAATAGAAAAAATATAGAAACTCTTCGTAAATTGGATAGTTTAGGAATACAAAAAAATCAAACACCTGAAAACTATTTCGAAAAGAACATTAATCCTGATCTAATAAATATAACTAAAATAACGGGTGATCATATTAAACAATTGAATGACAAAGATCTTAAAACAATAAAAAAAAGAATTCAAATGAATATTTCGACAGATTATAGCGATAAAATAACATATGTGGGAAAGAATTACACATATGAAGGTCCATATTCAGTTTATGAAATGAAACCTTATATGTCCATTGTAAATAATTTTTTGTTGAATATTCTCGAAAAAAGATTGGAAAAACATCAAAGTCATTATCCTTTTGAGATACTTATTAGGGGTAAAGAGATATATTTGAAGAGGAAAAACACTGGCAAATACCATAAAAATAAATATGATTTAAAATCAAACAAAATACAAAGTAATGTTAAAATAATGAGAGAAGATATGAAAAATAGAGTTTCAAATGTAAAAAGATTGAACAAAGATATTTATATTTCAATATTGCAACATGCTTATAATAGATCAATTATAGGAGGTAAAAAACTTAAATTTGAAGATATTTTTATAAGAAAAGATATAAAATCACAACTTATTGCAGCTGTCAGTTTACATGTTAGAAAAGATACAAATGAATTTGATGAATGTGAAACTGATATTTTTGAATTTTTGTTTGATAAAAAAGAATTAAATGCCAAAAACAAATATAAAAAATATATAAAGAATATCAAAAAACACGATAAACTACCAAAAGAATTCATAAAGGCGGTAAATGATATATCAAAAATTCTTTTTATGTTTAATATTGAGTATTACTATAATAATTTGGACATATTAAATTCGTTATTTTAAATTTATAATTATCTATTGCATAATTATAAATCTATATCATCTATATATTTATATTCTCCATTGAGATGTTGTCCTGGATTATCTCTTAATTGTTTAATATATTCTAATTTTCTAGAAACGGTTTTTGCAAGCATGGATTCGTAATTTTCATTTTGATATTTGTTATTTTTTGTGAATACAAAATATTGATGGACATCTGATTTTGTTCCAACTCTGAAAGCTCGACCAAGTGATTGTTGTATTAATGTAGCAGAAGAAGAAGAAGGTGATATAAACACATATCTGGGTTTATTACCTTTTTTATCATGAAGATTTATACCTGTAGCACCTGACCCTATAGTTGAAATTATAAGTCTAGTTTTCTTATCACCTTCAGTCATATTAAATCTTTTTGCTTCCTGTCTATTATTGTTTTTTGGATCACCATATAACTTAGCCGGTTTATAAGTTTTTAATTTATCATATATATAGTATAAAGTGTTTCTGTAATTTACAAATACAATTACATGGTTATTTTCATTTTTTTCAAGAATTTCCAAAACTTTCATTACAATATAATTTGATTTAATTTTTTCGATTTCTTGTAAAGTTTTTTGCATTAATTTTATGAGACTGTAATCTTCATTAATTTTTAATTTTTTATTGAGATCATTATATTTTTGAGATAATGAATTTATTTTCTCAAAATCACCATCTGTGGCGTTATTATATATATTTTTAATAATATTTCGAATTTCAAATTTATTCTCCTTAAAATAGCTAGATATATTCATTTTCACTAAAGCTTTTTCTGGTGATTTAGATAAATAATCATGTATATGACATGAATTAATCATATTTTTCTTTATACCAAAATACTTTTTGAGTTTCCTGTAAAATCTAGGCACTAATTTTGCATCAGGATTTATGATGTAATCCAAAAGATAAAATAATACTTTTTCATCCGATTTTTTTTCAATAGGTGTATATGACAATAAAAGTAATTTACTTTTTCCTGTGGGATCATTGATGATTTTACTTTTTATAGCATCCACCATTTTAAAATTATAAGAATTGACTGATTTACATTTATGAAATTCATCAATAATATACAATGTATTATCTGGAAATGTGCAATTATAACCATTTTTATCTTTATACATGTAATGGCATTCTGAAGGTTTAACTGCCATAAATTCTTCTTCAGTTGAAAACGTTTTACCTTCTAATGAGAACCATTTCGTAGGACCATTATCTATATTTTTAGTTTTGAGTGTGTCAAAATTAGTAATGGTCAATAATTTATCATCATAATTTATATTTTTGAAATTGATCCACCAATCACACCTCACCGATTTCGGACATACAACAACAACATGATCAAATTTCCTAAGTTTAGCTAAACAAGCAGAACATCTAGTTTTTCCACTTCCGGTATCTGATGTGTCTACTATTGCTGGTCTTTTTTCAAAAATTTTGTTAATTTTACCAACATGACATTTTTGATATTTATACAAAGGATATTTAGGTTTCCTGTTTGATTTTTGAGCCATTTTATTTATATCTTTCAAGATATAAATAAATTTAATTATAAATTTTACTCATGTTTATATCTAATTTTTCCGTATTTATAAAATGGACGAATTGGATTTTATTGAAAGCAATAAAATAGCTGATTTAATTGAAGAATACAATAAATCCGAACATAAATATATGTATATATCAAAACATTGTGATAAAATAGATAATTTATATAAAGTATTTTATCAAAAAGGCTCATATCTACCTTCTTTGAATTCAAAAGGAACACCAAAATATCTAGTTGCAAAGATTAATAATTTAAAAATAAAAAATAAAATTATCAAAAGATCTATTATAAATTTCAAATTACGTTATGACAATAAATTTGGCATAGTGGTTAATGATGGAGGTTTATCTGAATTGTTAATTAGTTCTATAATATCAAAATATTATGAAAATACTAAAAAATATTGCATTAATTTTGGATTTTACAAAGGCTTTTTCTTCTGTCCATTAAATCAAAATAATTATAAATCTTATGTAGTAATGGAAGAAATAACAGATAACATAAATAATAACCCTATTACTTCTTTTAAATGCGCTAGAAATTTTCTTTTACAGATTATAATAACTATATTATGTGCTCAAAAATTACATATAAACCATAACGATATGCATGGTTGTAATATAATGTATAAAATTATAACAAATGAAGATAAATACAAAGGAAAACGTATAAACGAATACACACATTTCAAATATATAATAGATGGAAAAGTGTATTATATACAAAATAATAAAGTTTTGTTTAAATATATGGATCTTGATTTTGCAACCAAATTCGGTGAAAAAGGTGTCATACGAGATGATATAAAAAAAAACGATTTTTGCAAAGATTATGACATATGTAATAAATTTACAACTTCTTATGATTTGTTAATGATGTTGTCTGTATATTATAATATAGCAAAGAAAAATAGAATAAAAGGTATAGAAATATTATGTTTAAATATATTAAAATATTATACAAATGCAAAAAAATTTAATGATATATACAATTCCAATTCTAGACCTTTAAAAAAATATTCAAATATCGATATGCAAGATATAATCGACAAATTCTTTTCTAATTATAAAGAAAAACCACATAATTCAAAAATATTAGATGTTTGTAAATTTTAAATTTTAAATATTAAATAACATCATCTTTGATTTTGTCATCTTTAAATATATAAAATTCGTTATCATGTTTTTCAAATTCAAATGAATATTTAATATTTTTAATTAAGTCTCCCAGAAATACCATTTTTACATCTTTTTCATTTTCTTCAATGTATTTTGTTATATTTAAAATTAACATAATGTCATTTTTTCAATTTGAATTTCATATTCTTCATTAAATTACTCATGTGGGGGATCATCAATTTGTGTTTTATTTAAACAGGGTTTTATAGGTTTAACCATTTTATAACACTATAAATATCTTTATTTGTGTAATAATATGAGGTGCAAGAAATAAGGATGTGACATGTAAGATGAATTCAAAAAATTATATGTTATATCCTTGTTTTTTTCTAGATAAATAAATGGATATAGATTGGAGCAAGATGAAAGTAAACCATCTTGTGAAAAAAACAATGAAACAACATAATGATTTAAATAAATATCTTTTAGGTAAATGCCCGGCTTCAGACTACACATATAAAGACCAAAATGATGATATGAAAAATATAAAAGAAGAATTCAATGATATAATAAAACTTATACAATATGTAAGTGCAAAAATGAAAAATATAAAATCTAAAATTAATTTAACTGAAATAGATTCACATTTGAATGAAATATTAGAGATGTTAATCGAAAAAAAATGTAAACTTCATGGTGTTAATTATAAATCAAAAATTATGAACAAGAAGCATTTTAATAAAATTGTTGAAAAGGAAAATGCAACAAAAAAAGATAATTTCGAATTAGACGCGTTTAATATTTTGCGTGATAAACATATGGAAACCATTAAAGAAATATTCCAAAATATGAACGTGAAAACAAAACATGGTACTTCTTTAAATGATCTCTTAAAAAGTTGTGATAATTTGTATGACGAATTTCGTAAATTAGACGAAAATAGAAATAAATCTAAAACAGAATGGGCCGTGAAGGTTTTGGAATTAAATAAATTGGAAGATGTAATTGTCAAAATTAAAAAAGATTGCAAATTCATGAAAAATTTATATAAAGATATAAACCAACTCAGTGAAGAAGAGGCACTTATACTTGATAAAAAATATGAAAAAACGAAACAAGAATATCAAAAAATGAATAATAAATTGAAGGTATTGAAAAAAAGATTATCTTTTTATGAAAAAAATGGTGACACTGATTATTCTACTAAACCCCCCACTGGTTATATAAGTGTTATATTCACAGATATTGAAAACTCTACCACATTATGGGAGAAAGATAGTAATTTAATGTTAAATGTTATTAAAAAACATAATAACATCATTAGAAATCTTTTAAAAAAATATAAAGGATATGAAGTTAAAACAGATGGTGATTCATTCATGTGTGTATTTGAAGATTTAAAAAAATGTATACAATTTGCAATAAAAATACAATTAGAACTTATGAATGTAAATTGGCCAGAAAAATTACTTGAAATACCAGAAGTAAAAAAAGTATATTATGGAGATAAATTGATTTTTAATGGCATTCGAATTCGCATTGGTATAAATTCTGGCAACACTATTTCTGAAATTGACCCCACGACTGGTCGAATGGATTATTTCGGTCCAATTGTTAATAAAGCATCTAGAATAGAAAATAAAGCTGAAGGCGGACAAATAATAATTAGTGAAGATATTAAAAAAAATTTGGATACATACGAAGATATAAAAAATAATGTAATCATAAATAAAATAAAAAATCAAAGTTTTAGAGGTATAAGAGGATCAGAAAATATTTATGTTATCTATCCCAAAGAATTGGAAAACAGAAATAAATATTTTCTGCCCAAAATATCTCGTAAAAATACAAACACTAAATTAAAAAGCACAAAATTAAAAAAAATATATAAACCCAAGAAGAAGAAGAAATTAAAAAGAATTAAAAGAACCGAACTCAGTAATTTGGCAATGAAAAGAATTTTCAAAAAAAGATTACCGAGTATATATCAAAAATAAATCAATGTATTGATTTATTTTTATGATAGAATTTAATTATATGTCTCATTGTATATTTTATTATATATATTTTTATTTTTGCTGTACAGGTATAATTTTCTTGTATAATTTTCTTCCTTATATGCAAAAATTATAATGCCGTAATCATCAACAGTTATAAATTTTATTCCAGAATCTTTGTAATCATTGAATAATAAAAAATCCTGAACTTCATTTTCATTTTCAAAAGTGAGCATATCTATTTCAATGTCGTCAGGATCTTGATTTTTATTGTGTATCTCTACATCTAAAATAACATATAAAAATTTTTTTCCAATATTGGATAATCTTTCAATTATTTTCATTTGTTAGATATATTATTTTATATATGTTTTTAATGTTTCATTTTTTCATAGAATTAATAGTTTGAGTCGAATATAAATAGAAGTTATTAATAAAATAACATTTTTTGTTATCTTTAATTGATTTACTTTGTTTTTCTTTCTAGACCAACTGATTCATAAATATGTTTTTTGCTATACCAATCTTCATAAAATGAAATAACACGTTTGAAACCACAAACAATCTTTCTCAGAGTTATAAGGTCTTGTTCTTTATAATATTCTTTAACATTCGCTTCAGCCCAATCCTTTTCTGCCAAAATACACTTTTCCAATTCAGATAAAGGTTGTGGAAATGACTGTATATCGTGGAATTGATTATTGATATTTTGTTTCTTGTTTATATATTCAATTATTTTCATTTGTTGGATGTGTTATTTTATATATGTTTCTAATATTTTATATATTTCATTGACCATAATATAAAAATCACATTTGTATTTTTCTTCGTTACGTTTAGAATTTTTCAATTTATAATTTTCAAGTTTATGTTTTATGTCTGTTTCTCTACATCTTAAAATTGTTGAATTGTTTTCTTTTTTATTGCAATCGTTTGTTAATGTAAAATAATACATTTTAAATTTGCCTGCATGTGTTTTATAATTTTTAAATCTTTTGTATAAATTAGTTGTTAAACCTATTTTTTTTATATCATCATTATAATGATCAACTATATATATATAATAACCTTTTAAATCGCCTCTTTTATCATCTTTATAATTCAAAATTGATATTTTCTTTTTTATTTTGATCAGATAATTTATCTTTCTTTTTAAAGATTGCATTTTATATTTATTGAAAAATTATTATTTTATAACAAATGAAAACTGTGCTCTTATAAATTTAAAATCTATATAAAATAAATGAAATATTATATATTGGCTAATGGTAATATTGATGTTATCTACCCCAAAGAATTAGAAAACAGAAATAAATCTTTTACTTGAAATATCTAGCAAGAACACTAAAAATATACGAACCCAAAAAGAAATTTAAAAAAATTCAAAAAAAGATTATCGAGTATATATCTAAAATAAATCAATATATTGATTTATTGATTTATTTTAATAGAATTTAAGTCTTAAATAGGTTATAATAGAATTTATTATTGCTGTACAGGTATAATTTTCTTACATAATCATCATCATCATCATAACATGTGAAAACTACAATACCGGAATCTAAAACTTTTGTATGTCTAAATCCAAAATATGTTTCATTTGAAATGTTTGAAATATATTCGTCGACTTTATATTCATATTCAAAAGTTAAAATGTCTATTTTAATGGCGTCAGGATTACGATTCCATTTAGGAATTTCTGTATCTAAAATAACGTGTTGGAATTTTTCCAATATCGGGTAATCTTTCGATTATTTTCATTTGTTAGATGTGTTATTTTATATATGTTTTTAATATTTTATATATTTCGTTAGCCATAACATAAAAATCACATTTATATTTTTCTTCATTGCGTTTAGAATTCTTCAAGTTTATATTTTATGTCTGTTTCTCTACATCTTAAAATTATTGAATTGTTTTCTTTTTTATTACGATTGGTTGTCAATATAAAATAATACATTTTAAATTTACCAGCATGCGTTTTATAATTTTATATTCATTGAAAAAAAAATTTTAATAATATGTAAGCATTATTTATATTAATCTATATAAAATAAATGAAATATTATATATTGACCGATGGTAATATTGACGATATTCAAGCTATATTTTATCTTTCTAAAAAAATAGAAATTAATGGCATAATAATAGAATCTGGTGTTCCAGATATAAATGTAAGTATATCGAATATAATTTTACTTGTAAATTATTTAGGATTAAATACGCAATTATATTATGGTGATTTGAGTAAAGTTGATGTACCTCAAGAATGGAGAGATGAGGTAGATTATTGTAATTTTATTTTAAAACAATATTCATTTTGTTGTGACAATAATTTGTATAATTACAAGTACATAAATTTTAATGATAGCTCCATCATTTCATTGGGGAAAGCAACACTCCTTTCGCAAATATTAAAAAAATTTAATGTGTGTAATTTTTTTGCATTTTTGGGTGGTTCCGTATTAGAACATAATCAACCTAAAAACGATTTTATAACAAATGAAATCAATGCTCTTATGGATTTAAAATCATATAATGATGTTTTATCTTATGATGGTAATATATTTACTTTAAATGATATAAATGATAATGATATTGCATTGGCCGAAAAATTTTGCATCAAAAATAAAATATTGTATAATATAATACCTCCAAATAGAAGGTCAAATTGGAGGTATTGGGATCTTGTTATGGTTATGAATTATTTTTAAATTAATTATCTTTTTGTCTGTAAAAACTATACTTTTGCATGGGATATATTTAACTTGTAGGATATCCACAAAGATTAAAATATTTTATATATATAAAATATTTTTTATTGAGTGTATTCAACAAATTCAACAAAAGTAAACAATGACATTTTTTAGTATCACAATTTTAAATGGAATTCAAAATACTCAAGCAAGCGATTTAAGTGTATTTCTTATGGTTTGTTTTATAATTTCAATACCTGTTTTGATTATTATAATTTTAGTATCTATCGTTATTATATATAAATCAATATTAAAAAAAAACAAAATCTCAAACCATTGAAAATAAATTACAAGATGAGAATAAAGATAAAAAAGAATGTATTGTACATATTGAAAACGAATTGCAAGATGAGAATAAAGATAAAAAAGAATGTATTGTACATATTGAAAACGAATTACAAGATGAGATTGGAGATAAAAAAAAAGAATGTGTCATACATATTGATTTATAATATGTTATTATATTTAAAATTAGTTTATACTAATTTTAAATATTGAAGTTTAATTGAATAATGAAATATTCACACTTTAATTTATTTATGTTGATAAATAGTTAAAAAGTATAGAAAAATATATTAATTGATTTATTTGTTGATTCATGTGAAATATTTATTCAATTTCTTTTGTTTTTGATCATTTTGCGATTTATGTTTATTTATTCTGGGTCTATTAGAATCATTTCTAATTGTTATATCTAGATTTTTTAAAAAATTATTCATTCCTTGATGTAAAGACATTGGTTCAGTAGCTTTTGATTTTTTACCAGGGACCCCATCAAATAATATAGTTTTGTCGGCCATATATGTAGCCATCATAAAATCATGTTCTATAACAAAAGCTGATTTACCTGACTTTCTTATAAATGATCTTATAATTTTTGCAACTTCAATTCTCATTTTGCTATCAAGGTGTGAACTTGGTTCATCTATCAGATATAAATCAGCTGGTTTACCCAAACATAAAATAAGAGCAATTTTTTCTAACTCCCCACCTGACAATTTTTTCACTTTCGAATCAAGAAGATGAGAAATATTCATAGGTTTATAAACGGCATTTCTAAATACAATATTATTTAATCTGGCACCCAATTTAATATTTAATAATTCTTTGACAGTTCCTTTAAATTTGGGTATTATGATTTGAGGTTTGTAAGATATAATATAATTTAAATCTTTAATGAAATTATCTGGTTTTATTTTTCCTGCTAGCATTTTAACAAATGTACTTTTACCTGTCCCATTTTTACCGAGAAGTACCACAATTTCACTTGAAGAAAAAATGCCAGCTGGAACATTTAATTCGAATTCTGTTGAAAATGTTTTCTTCAATGTTGGGTAATGAAATTCTATTTTTTCATTAATTTCATCTTCTTCAATATTAAATCTAAATGATAATGGTGTTTCTCTAAATTTCATATTTTCTGAAGGTATATATCCATTGAGAAATATATTTATACCTTCTTTATTTGTATAAGGTTTAGAACATACACCATAAGCTCCAGGATTTCCGTAAAAACAACATATATAATCGGATATGTAATCGAGAAGCATTAAATCGTGTTCTATGACAATTACATATTTATTTTTTTTGGCAAGAGATGATATGATTTTTCCCATTTTAATACGTTGTGTTATATCAAGATAAGAACTTGGTTCATCAAATATATATACATCAGCTTCTTTTTGTAAAACATAAATTATTGCAAATCTTTGAAGTTCACCCCCAGATAATTTAGAAATATCTTTATCTAATAATGCACTCATATCCAATAAATCATGGTTGTTAATATAATCTTTTACTTTTCCTTTGATTAATTTTGGTATGGCACCTATAAATTGCGGCTTTATTGCAATTGAAATTTTATTTTCTTTGAGATTGTTAAAATAATTTTGAAGTTCACTCCCTCTATAATATTTGATAATATCATCCCAATTTGGACTATTTACAAGTGTGCCAAGGTTTGGTTTTATTTTTCCTGCAAGAATTTTTATTGTTGTAGATTTTCCAATGCCGTTTTCACCCACTAATCCTAAAATTTTACTTTTTCTTGGTAATGGTAATCTATACAATTTAAAATTGTTTTTTCCATAATTATGTGAAACCTGATCATCTAAATTATCAGGTAAATTAATAATTTTAATTGCTTTAAACGGACAAGTTTTAACACAAATACCACATCCCACACATAAATTTTCAGCAATATTAATGTTTTTTTCTTTTAAAACAATACATTTCTTCCCTATTCTCACAACTGGACATTTTGAAATACATTCTTTATTGCACTTTTTTGGTTTGCATCTATTTTCATCAACAATTGCTAATCTTGTCATTTATATTTTCAATTATTTTATATATTTTAAATATTTTATATATTAAAATATTTGGCAAATATTCACATCCATCAGGTCCAATCTTATTCTGAGACATATTCAAATTTCAATGCGGCAATGATTTATTTTAGTCAAATGTTCATATCCTTCAGATCCAATCTCATACCCATACACATATAATTTTTGGAGTTGAGTCAAATTTGCCAAGTATTTACATCCTTGAGGTCCAATATTATTTCCAAACACATTTAATTCTTGGAGTTGTGTCAATTTTGCCAAGTATTTACATCCTTGAGGTCCAATATCATTCTCAGACACATTTAATTTAATAAGTTGTGTCATATTTATTAAGTATTTACACCCTTGAGGTCCAATATCATTCCCAGACACATTTAATTCTTGGAGTTGTTTAAAGTTTTCCAAGTATTTGTATCCTTTATATTGAATCTCATTATCAGATACATTTAAATGTCGGAGTTGTTTCAGGTTCGCCAAATATTTACAATGCTGTGTGTTAATATAGCAATTAACCATAACCAATTTTTCAATGGATGATGGTATTTGATGTAAATGTTTTGTATTTCCAAGATGAACTACTAATACTTGCATGCAGTATTGATGTTGTATATCTGTGTATATTTTTAGCGATGTCAATGATAGACTACCATATATACTATTGTGTAGTTTTTGTGGTATGTATTCTAATATATGAGCCCATAATTCCGGTAGAAGCAACATATATGTTGTTTGGTATTTAAGTGTTTATTTCAAAATACATATTTGTTTTTTTTATTATAATTCAAAGATTGCATTTAATTAAAATTATATAAGAAAATAAAAATATAACAAATGTTGACAATATTATTATACATGTGTAATAATATTTTTATTAGCATCATCCGTCTTTTTGTCTGAAAAAGGTATTGTAAATTATAAATTTGCTTTTTTATTATTGACAATGAATTCTTATTTTTCTTTTACAGTTATGCATGATGCTGTTCACAATTCTATATCATCGAATAAAATTTTTAATGATTTTATTGGTTCAACATCTTCAATTATATTATCTCCTATCTCATCTTATAATGCTTTTAAATATATACATAAAAAACATCATTTATATGTTAATACTAAAAAAGATCCTGATTATTGGATTTCTCATTCATCTAATCATATAATACATAAATGTGTATTGCAGATACCATATTATTGGTTTTATATATTTAAAATATATTTATATGGTGAAATTGATATCAAAACTTTTTTCCAATCTATATATCAAATCATAATTTTAATATTTACATATATGACATTTTATGTATTTAATTTCAATTACTCACTTTATATAATATATTATTATATGTTTTTGCCAAGTTTAATATCAATACCTTTGTTATCTTTAATGTTGACATATTTACCACATAAGAATATGGGTTATAAAGATAAATATAAAACTAGTTCAATTATAAAATTGAAATATGTATCTGAATTTTTCACTTCTATTATCATGGCTAATCAAAATTACCATATAATTCATCATTTAAACCCAAATATTCCCTTTCATCAATATAAAAATTACTATTTACAAAATAAAGATACAATTGATTTAAAAATTAATAAATAATTCAAACATTTGAATTATTTAATCTTAAATATTTTTCTTTGTTCTTTGTTCTTATATTCTTTTTTCTTATATATGTGATATTTATTTATCAAAAGTCCAAATATATTTGTATAATTCTTCACGGATGATTTTATCTTTTTTACATCTTTTTAACATTTCATCAACGTGTTTTTTATCAATGACAGATTCATATTTTTTGTATAATTCTTTATAATAAACATACATCTTATCAAAATTACCTGATTCAACTTTATCTTCATGTTCAGAATATAAACACATTCTCATTATTTGGTTTTTCTTTTTTTCTGATTTGATATATTTCATCAAAGGAAAAACAAAATTATTAATGTCAGCACCACCATATACACCCAATAAATATTCGATGATATTTGTATTATTGATAATAAAAATATCATCTTCAGTCATATTATTAGGATCTTTTAATTGTAATTTTTTAATAAGTTTATCTTTATTTTTAAACAATGTTAAATCTTTTTCAAATTTATTGCAATAATCAAAAAATTGTTTTCTAACACTAATTAAATTCATGAATTAGATAATTTGTTTTTATAAATATATAATATTCAAAATTTATTTTGCAAATTTGGGTACGAAATATAAACATTGATTTTATATTCAAAATATAAGTTTTATTGGACAATGATCTGATCCTTTTACATCACCCATTATGATTGAATCTTTGTATTTAAACTCTTTTGAAATTAAAAAATAATCTAATCTCATTCCTTTATTAAATTCTCTAGCTTTTCTTTTAAATGACCAATATGTAAATTCATTTTTTTCAGGATACAATGATCTATAAGAATCAATCAGATCACATGTTAATTTTATATTCTTAAATGAATTTCTTTCTTCAGGTGTGCATCCAGCACATTGAATAGTTGTTTTCCACACATCCCGATATTTACAAGGTGCACAATTGAAATCTCCAGTCCACACAACACATTTTTTTAATTTTCTTATATAATCAATCATAAAATTATCCCATTCTATACGTTCTTTCAATCTACCACTCCCACTATTAGGAACATAAGTGTTAATTAAATAAAAATCTTCATATTCTAAACACATCATTCTTCCTTCATTTTTAAATTCATTAAGTTTTACTTTTGTATCGACAGATAAAACTTTCTTATCTTTATGTGAATAAATTACAACACCTGAATACCCTTTTTTAATAGTTGAACTTGAAAAATAAGGTACATAATCATTATATATATTTTTATATTCTTGTTCGTATATATCTTGTAATTTAGTTTCTTGGAAACATATGGCGACAGGATTATCTTTAGTAAGATTTTGTATCATATTTTTATGTTTTTTATATCTGGCTTTCAATCCTGCGACATTCCAAGAAATTATTGTATTCATTTAATTTCAAATATATTAAAAATTATATCTATATAAAATCGACTTACTTTTGTATAATATTAAATTATACAAAAAATAAATCAAAGTTAAAATGTCAGTATATTGTGATAACTTTGATAAAAATGAATTAACAATTGAAGGAAAAATTCCTTTTGGAAGAACAACAAAACCAAAGTTAAAATTATTCCAAAAAAACAATGTACCACATTATTATGGTATAAATAAATTAAAATGTCAAAGTGAGGAACATAAAAAAATCAATATGAGTCACAAAATTAAACTATACCCACACCAAGAAAAAATATACAAAAAAATAATGGACACACTTTTAAAACAAAAATCTGTTTTTTTGGCATTAAGATGTGGATATGGAAAAACAATGATGTCTATGAAAATCATTGTTGATTTAGGTTTAGAGGCTCTTGTTATTGTGAACAGAAACACTCATAAAATAAGTTGGTCCAATGAAATAAAAAACCATACCAATGTTAATTTTGATATATTGTCATCCAGAAAAAAAACATCTAAAAAACCCATACACATCATCAGTATTCAAACATTGGAAAAATCTAATTTTCAATTAGAATATGATAGATATGGGATTGTAATTCTTGATGAAGCCATTGAATATTGCACGCAATTAGCTGTATTTCAAATTCTCAGATTCAAACCTTCATATTTTGTAGGACTATGTGCAGATTTTGAAGGAAGATATGATGGGTTTGACAGAGCTCTAGAATATTTCTTTGGACCTAAAACTAATTTTATTATAAAAAAATATGATGGAAGTTCTTCTGTGATAAAAATAAATACTGAATTTAAACCCAAAATAGAACTCACAAGAGGGTGGGGTGGTGTTACTGTGGATTGGAATGCCACATGTCTCCCATTCATACGAAATGAAAAAAGAAATGAAATGATAGCTAAATTTATATACATGTATAGAAATGTAAAAATGTTATTTATGAGTAAATATGTTGAACATTGTCAATTAATGCAGAAAGAAATTGAGAAAATGGGATTAAAATCAGTTGTTTACACTGGAAATATGAAAACATATGATGATTGTGATATTGTTCTCACAACATTCTCAAAAGCTGGGAGAGGATTTGATGAAAAAAATGTTGTTAAAAATTTCAATGGTCGTAGAATCAGTCTTATTATTTTAGGAATTCCATTAAAAAAACCAGAACAATATTTCGGACGTGCATTTAGATCATTAAACCCACTTTGTCTTTATTTTGTTGATGATTGTTCGACTTTTAGAAGACACTGGGATCAATCTGAAAAATGGTTTACATCAATTGAATCTCAAATACATGAAACATGGATATGAATATATATATAAAAAAAATTATAAATATATCAAAAAAATGAAAACACATTACAAGTGTGAAGAAGGCGAATTGACATCCTTTTTAAATAATAAATTGATATTTGATGATTATTGGTTAAATAAAATTTATAAAATGGTGGGATTTAAATTTAAATTAAATGAGTCACACAAAGATAATAAAACTCTTATTGTAAAAAACAAATCTGTATATAGATTAGATATTTTGATGAATATCGCATGTGTAGTTCAAATGACTGTTAATAATTTTGAAAATGATCTTAAGGTTATAATTTCATATATTGTAAACACAATAAAAAATTCAGGTATTAATTACAAAATTGTCAATAATATTGGTTTTAAAATTGCTGTATATCATTTTTCTTATTGTCAACAAGAAAATAAATTATTTTCACAGCACGTTCAATATAACGCAAAAAAAACTTTAATTGGAGATTCATTACGTGGTAATTTTACTGAAAAACTCATTTTTTTACAATTTGATGAATCTTTCAATATTGTCAATCATAAAAATACTAATGAATTACAAAATAACCACTTTCTATCAGAAAATAATCAAGAAAAATTTACATTTAAACCTATAAATCACAATAACAACCAAAAAGATAAGAAATTCATATTTGGATCAACAACACCAACTTTCAATAATCAAGAAAATAAAGGATTAGAATCAACAGCGCCAACTTTCAATAATCAAGAAAATAAAAAATTTGTATTTGGATCAATAGCACCAACTTTTAATAATCCAGAAAACAAAGAATTCAAATTTGAATCAACAGCACCAACATTTAATAATCCAGAAAACAAAGAATTCAAATTCGAATCAACAGCACCAACATACAATAATCAAGAAAACAAGGGATTCAAATTCGAATCAACATCAAGTTCTAATAATCAATATGATTGGACATTTGGGAAAACAAAACCAACTCCCAATAATCAAGAAAATAAGAAATTTGTATTTGGATCAACACCAACTTTCAATAATCAAGAAAATAAGAAATTTGTATTTGGATCATCTGTTGTGAATAACACCCATAACAAGTCTTTCTTAAATCAAACACTTCCATCTTCAGATGATGAAGATAAAAATTATATTCCGTCAAATGATATATCCAATTTATTTGGTAAATAAATACATATGTATGTATTTATTTGGGATCCATAAATTGCAAATTGATATAATTTTCTGAATTAACATTCAAAAAATTGACATCAAACATTTTAAAATTCATGGATATTACACCTATATTTAACAGATGATCATGTATTTTTTTTAATTGATTTGATTTGAATTGATAAAATAAATCAATTAAAGTAGTTGAATTTATTTTTGTTATAAAAAAATCGAAATATTGACTATCTTGAAATATTCTTAATATTTCATATTTTCCGAAATATTCTAATATAGTTTTACTTATGACTTCAATTATCATTTCATCATTTTTTGTTCCATTTTTAGATAATTTCTTCAACATATATTGAGTATTTAAAGTTAATTGCATCACATAAATTCCTTCTCTTGTAATTACAAGATGGCAAAAATTTCCGTTTATGTAATTTTGAAATGTATATTTGATATCTAATGATGAAGGCCAACCTAATTTACTCGAATATTTGTTATAACAATAATGAGGATGTGTGTGAAAATTTATTTTGTTTACTATTGTATGAACCGAACAATTATCATTATAATTTAATGTTTTCTTATCTATTTGAAGATTATTTGTACCAGGAACTACAAGAAAACTACCTGAAGATTCACCATCATAATCAAGAAGTTTTTTTAATTCTTTTACAAGTTCAAATGTTATTTTAAAAGAATATTTATATATTTTCAAATTGAATGCCAAGTTTATTTGATTGGATATATTAAAAATATCATTATAATCAGTATATTTATTTATATACCCATTTAAACCATTCATTTTGGACAAATCTAATTGATCATCGCCTTGTAAATCATATGGTAATTTGTAAAATGATAAAACAGGGAATTTAAGCATTTCACCTCCAGGAGTTATATAAGTACTTTTTTTGCCAATTAGAAAAAATCCACTCCTGACATAAAAATTTACTATGTTTTGATATTGGGCAAGTCCAACTCTCACGCCCACCCAATAAATTACCGGTTTACCAATTAACGTTAAATTTGTTATATTACCCACTAATATTGATTTTAATTCTTCAGATGCACCATCAGCTATATCATACATTTCAGCTAGATAATAATCACCAAAATCAAAAAAGGCAACACTACATTTTATATTATGATTTGATTTTAAAAAAGCAATAAATAAAGCTGTTGTATTTTTTACATTATGTGGTATAGTACCAGGTACGTTTTTCATATATATTAAATCGTTTTCTATATATCCAATGTCGGGTGTGGCATCAACATACACCATTTATATTTATATAAAAAATCTTCACATTCTTCAATAATTACAAATTTATATTTGTAATTATCATATTTGCAAAGTTTGAGGAGTTACACAAACACAAAGATTTCCGTTTTTCATTAATTTATCATATACATTCTTTAAAAACAAACCCGTATCTAAACTTTTTTCAATGGAGGGTAAATCTCTTTTTTTGTCATACATATGATAAAGAGATAAGAAAGGAGTTATAATACTACCACCCATACAATGACCTTTAAGATTTGTATTCATTTTAGTTTTACCATCCAATGGATCATTCCATGTCAAAGATTCTATTTTATCTTTTATTATAAGTTTGTTTGTAGGTGTTAAATAACCTATTGCATCAACAGGCAAAAAGCCTTTATCTATATAAAACTTCATCAAACTATCATAATTTGAGTTTTTAAATAATAGGCCAGTCCAGTATGCACCCATGGTAAGGTCATTATCATCAAATAAAATGTTAATATCAACATTTAATAAACTTTGTAACATTTTACCACCAAAACCTTTACTTCTTTGATTCTTTACAGTTTTGAAATCATACATTTCACCAAGTATTTTTTTGTTTGAAAGAGGTGTGTAAAAAACTATAAGTGTACTAATAATATTATTTTTATCTGTGAAATATTCCAAAGGATTTTCTCTAAACTTTTTAATTTTATTTTGATCAACATATAAACCCAAATATAATAAAGACTTATTTAAATCGTATACTGCGTTCATTTTATTTGGAGTTTCATAAACATCATATATTTCTTTAAAGTGATTAATTATATTATCTCCATAAGTAGTATATATAATGTTGTTTAAAAAACTGACCTCAACGAGTAAAATATTTTCTTGAATAAAAACTTGTTTTATACCCATTTATATTAAACAAGAATATAATTTTATTTTGTCAAGATAGTTGAAAAAAAGACATTATACCTGATAAACTCGATTGGAAAGGACTTCCTTTATTATAATAATTAATTACATCATATAAATCTTGTGAATATTGACTTTTATTGCATATTTTAATTTTGAGATTTCTAGAAGCTTCTTTATTTGTTGATCCAGGCATCATTCTTTTTTTAATTTGTTTTGTTATATCATCTGTAGTAAAATTCGATATTTTTGGATTTGATTCATAAAGAGGTGATAATAACACAGAAAATAAATTGGTATATTTTCGTAAAATATTGAATATCTTTGTACTTATATTAACAAAACTTTTATAATCTTTACTATTTTTGCCCCCAAGAGTATCAAGCATTTCATTTGTTATTCTTATTTCTGGTTCTATAAATTTAGGTTTTTTGTCTAATATATACTCAAAATCTATATGAAATAATTCGCCTGTATTTTTTATCATTATATTATCTAAATGTCTATCACCAATACCTAATATATATGTCATAACTGAATAAAAAGCCATTGATCTTATATATTTATTTCTAATTGTTTTTAATTGCATATTTTTATTGTTTTCTATAATATAATTTTGTATATTAAAACCTTCTTTTTTAATTTCTAATATTGTCTTTGCATTTGGTATAAGTCTTATAATACCTATACTATTTTCAATGGGTATAACATCAAATTTTATTATATTACAATTCATATCATGTTCACCCAAAAGATATTCTGAAACTTTTATTATATTCATTATTAATTCATCTTTTCTCAAATCATCATTTTTATACAATATATCTATAATTTTTTGATTTTTTGTTACAAAAGATATTTTCAGAGGTTTATTTGCGCTTTTAAATGTTTTTATTTTAGCAATTTTTACAATAAGTTCATCAAAAATATACAAATTCTTATTTGATATATAATTATTCAAATCATTTTTGTTTAAATTTTTATCTTTTAAAAGTTCCATAAATTCTTTTTGTGTTTCTAATTTGACAATATAATCTTTATTATGTTGTTTCGTATTATTTAACCATTCTATATAAATGTTATTGATTATAGGATCTGAATTAATAATATTGAATTTCCAAAATAATACAAATATTAATTTTTCAGATTTTGTTGATAACAGAATTAAAGCCTTTCCGATATAATGATTGTATTTTAAATTATTTAGAAGAATATCAAGACAATATATAATATTTTTTATATCATTCTTTGCTGCATTTAATATGATGTCATATATGTATTTTTTCATTTCTTCATTTGGTATTTTTAAAAGTTCAAGCACGTCAAATAGATTTAATTTTTCTTTACATCTGCTGGAACACATTAATTTTTTACAACTGTATATTTTTGGTTTGTGTAATAGAGATATAATTTTTTTTGATCTATCTGGGTCACTCCAATCATTAAATTTTATTAGTTGAATCATATACATATTGTGTGATGCTAAATATATATTATTATTCCATAAAACTTCTATTTCTCTTTTTGTGGGTTTTTCAAATGGAAGTTTATATTGTATATATCTAAAATTAGATAATATAAAACCACAAATAGTAAGAAAACTTTTTTCTTGATTTTTTAATATGGCATCATATAATATTGGAAGTTTGGTCTTGCAAAGATCATATTTTTTTATTTCACGTGAATGTTTTTTAAAATTTAATAATTCTTTTTGACAAATACGACATACTCTTTTATATTGACTTTTCATTATTTTATTAAAAAAACCAGTTTTCAATGACTCGGGACTTTTAGAATATTCTTCAATTTCTTCAGGTATTTTTTCTCTATTTTGGGCACATTCAAAACAAAATATTTGTCCACATCTTCTACAATGATGTTGTCTTACCATATTAGTAAATTTAATTTTACAATGATGGCACTTTATTGAATCTTCATCTTTTTTCCATCTCATCAGTGGCCTCCTCCTTATTATATTTTTTATAATTTTTAAAATATCATCCATCTCAGCATCTTTATTATTATTATCTCCTTCGATCATCATCGACATTGACAATTCACCAACATTATCTTTCATTTATATTAATGATATATTTATATCAACATTTTATAATTCGATGTTTTATTGATGTGGAAAGAATCTTTTATATTTTTATTTTGATTGTATAAATAAGTGAGTTAGCAAAATTATTGTATGAAAATAAAATACCCTTTAAGATCTATGCCAATTGACATAAAACAAATATAAAAATATAATTGGATACATATACACACCTCAAAATAGTGTTTTTATATGCTTTTAAAAGATATATCAGACAAGAAATTTGAAGAAAATGGATCACAATTGGTTAATGGTAAAACACTCATAAACAACATTGTAAAAACATATGGTTGTTTTTACGATACAACTGAGAGAAACAAAGGATATGAAGAAGCTAGAAATATGTATAAAAAGGATTTATATAAAAAATTTAAACCTGACACAATAAAATTATTTTCACAAACAACAATGCCAATAAGATGCTATTCTGATATATGTAAAAATTCTGACACAAGAAATATATATGGTAGTTGTGAAGGTGTATCATGTATGCAAAATGTTGTTAAAGTTGAAAAATCCCAATTAATAGGAATTGATATTAAACAAATACAAGAATGTGGTTACGATGTTAATAAAAAAGATAATATAGAGATTGAAGAAAAATTATAAAACAATCTAAAAAGATATAATATATTATATCTTTTTGATTAATAAATAAAAATTCATATTGTTTTGTATTCTAAAAATTATATCAAAGAATATAAAATGAATCAATCAAATAGATCCATTGTGAAAAACATGAACAAAAATATTGATGATATATTTATTGATTATACATATATAATGTTGTATCCTGGTTTAATTTTAGATGATTTAGAATTTCATGTAGAATTATCTGATGAAGATTTATCCAATTATGATATTTATTTGACATCACCTTCCCTTCAAAAAGAAAAAATACAAAATGAAAATGATCTTGAATCTTTCAAAGGATTAGGAGTAAATGGTATATGGGAGATAGAAATTATGCCAAAAGAAAAAAAATATAAAAACACAATAGTAAAATCTTGGTCTCTGAATATAAAAGATACACACAACACAAACACAATAAAAAATTATGGAAGAACAAATGATATTGTAGGTGACGGCACTTTTCAATATACATCACAAAATGGACAAAATAGATTGCAATCGTTAGGTGGCCGTTCTTGGGGTGTGTGTTTAAATAAAAAAGGTCAATTATATTACAATTCTGTCGATCAAGGGTTTGTAGCTAAATTAAATAATGACAATACAATAAATCATGTTATTGATGATTTAGGATGTCCCATGATAATGGATTTTGATATAGATGATAACTTATATATACCTTGTTTCGAAGATAATAATGTAATTCTCTTAACAAATGAAGGAGAGACATTTATTTTATTTGATGATATACTTAAAAACCCAACAGCATGTAGATTTGGTAATTATAATAAAGATTTACTTTATATTTGTGATTCTGGTAATCATAGAATTTTGGAATACAATATAAAAACAGAAAATATCCAAATTGTTGTTGGATCAGGAGATCAAGGGTTTTATGGTGATAATAAAGATCCTTTAGAAGCGGAACTTAATTATCCTGTTGATATTGATGTCAATGAAAATAATGTACTTGTTATTGCAGATGGTCTTAATAACAGAATAAGAGCAGTTAATATGTCTGATCAACCACAACTTATATGTGGTGTAGCTATTCTTCCAAATACAATAAATACGATAGCTGGGGTAGGACCTGAATACATTGGATTTGATCTAATGGATTTACCATCAAAAGAAGAATATATAAATTCTTATAATATAAATCATAATGTTGATGATGAAAACGGAATAAGAGCTATAGATGCTCATATATTTTGGCCTTCTTGTCCTAGAGTAGATAGTTCTGGTAGATTATGGTTTTTTGATTCAGATAATCACAGAATAAGAGTGATAGAATCCTGTGGCTTAATATATAATGTGGGCGGTAACACTTCAGATGTGGGATTTAGGTATATAGGTAATAAAAATAATTCACTAAATAATAACAATCCATTACAAGTTGATTTTAATAGAGTGATGGATATGGAATTGCAAGAAAAAGAAAAAGGGGTATTCGATATATGGCTGGCAGACACAGATAATTGTATGATCAGAAAAATAGAAGGAATAATAATGAAAAACAATTACCAACAACAGCAACTTTATAAAAAAGATGGAAAAAAAGTTAATCTGGAAATCCTGGATCTTACAGAAGGCAATATAATTGATGGAAAATTGGGATTTAAAAGTATAATTTTGAATTCAGGCACGGCACCAGCACCGGGTGAATTATGTGGTTCTCTTTCTATTCTTTATTCTTTGTATAATATAAACAATAAGAATGAAATCATAAATGTACTTAGAGTTGGAACAAAAACACCTCTTTGCTTAACATCAATGAACAATTTTTTCAAAGGAGATATAGTTAAAGATAATAATTATAGATTTGCTTATACAGAACCATTTAATTGTACAGTTCCGAATTCTGTTGATATTTGTTCTTTCATAGATAACGCGGTGATAGATGTGAGGTCTCTTCCAAACGGCAGATATCTTTATGTTATGGAAATAGATCCTAATGGATATTATTTTTATCAAAATTCAATACCGAAACCATACATAATGATAATTAAATTAACAGGGTCAAATGAAAATAGAAAAATATCAATTGAAAATAAAATAAATGTATCAGCGTTAAAAAATAAAAAGATATGTCTTGTTAATCCTACTTATAGATTATGCAAAAATATTTAAACAAATTTATATAAATTTGTTTAAAATGATTTATAAAATAAATAAAATGTGTGTTATTATAAATGACCAAAAAATTTGAAACTTTTATGGGATTGATAACTGGATATAATATAATTGCTTATTTATTTTTACTTACGACTTATGTTCTATTTGGATTACACACCTATCATTACAAAAATGAAAATTTTATATTATATGGTGTGCTTATAGGAATTATATCTATTGGTGTATTGATAAGTATATTTTATTTTACATCACATAATTTAAATAAATAAATCATTATTATTATTCAAATTTAAATAATGATTTTTTGTCACCATATTTATCTACTATTGTATAAGGAGGTTCCAAATCTTTTTGATTAACTAATTTTTCAAGTTTATCATCTTCAAATATACTCATTACTATTCCATAATCTTCATTTATCGCTTTTATTTCTTCTTCGAGTTTATTATTATTTATATCATCCACAATTTCATATATTTTATCAAAATCTTTAATAGCCATATTATATAATTTTTCAAAAGTATAATTATTTGTGTAATTAAGTATTTCATTAATTATGGCTACAGCAAGATATGTATCAGCTAAAAACCTTTTATCTAAATTTCTTATAACATATTTTTTAGTTTTAAAAAATTGAAAAGGTTCAAAACCAGATTTTAAAATAGTTATATACATATGAGATATAGCACCATGTATAAAATCAGCTTTTTTAGTGTTTCTGAGGATTTCGAGACTTTTATCTACTTCCAAATTATATAATTTTTTTAATGTTGGATTCTCATTTACATGTTTTTCAATTATACGTTTTATATCATCAGGTATATCAATATCATATATTTCATTTCCTTTTAAATATTCATTAAATTCTATTATGTTTTTGATGATATGTTTTTTTTTTCCAATAAGAAAAAGAGCAGGAATAGCTATATATGATTTGTTTTTAGATAAATTCATAAATTTTTTATCATTTATTATTTTATCAGATGATGCATTATAATATAAAGCTTCTTTAAGTATATAATCTTTTTTTTCTTCATTTGAAAGTTTAGAATAAATCTTCTCAGTTATTATTTTATTTGATTTATTTATATATTGTTTTTTATTCGCATTTAACGATATTAATGTTGCAAAATGTTTAAATGGCCATTCATACAAAATATCATTCATTGTTATTTTATAAAGAAGAAATATATTATAAAAATAATATATTTCTGATTTAATAATATCTGTATCTTGATCTCCAAGGTCTTCTCCAATAATTTGACCAACCATATCCACCCCAATAACCATCCCATTCTAATTCATCATCAAAATCAGATAAATCCCATTCTAACCAATCTCCTGAAATATAATTAGGATAATCAGGATAATAATCTCTAAAATAACCATCACCAGCATCTTTTAACATGTTGAGTATTTCTTCTTTTCTTCTACTTTCAGATGTATTTGATGGTTTTTTTCTCTCCAAATAATCATATAATTGTTGTATTCTTGATGGTGACAAAACGTTTTTAGACAAAAGAAAGGAAACAATATCTGGAAATAATTTATGAAGTGATAATTCAATTAATGTCATTTTTCTTTTGTATTTATTTATATAAATAGGAGTATCAATCCCCAATTCACAATCTTCGTCTTCCAACACTATTTCGAACCATTGATCAAAATCATCTAATTGCTCCCTATTTTTATATTTCAAATCCGCTAAATCATTTGCTAATTCACTTAAATCTCCATAATCACATATATTATTTTGATCTTCATCATAGTCAGGTTTTCCACCGTAATTTGAATAACCGCCATAACCTCCATATCCTGGGTAACCTCCATATCCTGAATAACCTCCATATCCTGGATAGCCATCTATATCTCCATCGCCATCTACATCTCCATATCCTCCAAATCCTGGAAAGCCCAAAAATGGACCCCCAATAGGAAGAGGAAATGGCGGAATAAGACCACCATTATCAAAATCATCATCTTTAGTTTGAAATGAAGTTATAGAATAAGTTCCTTCTTCGTTTATTGACACAGTTGGATTATCAATATATCCTCCTGTGGTAAAAAATTGCGCACCGTCTTTTAAAATCGTCATAGATATCGCATCGTTTTCACATCTTTCTTTATTTGTAGTTTGTGAGTTAGGAAAAAAAGGATTGTAACCGTTAAATGCACCTAATGCTGATCCAAAAATATTAGGACCAAATACAGTGGTATTATAATTATTTAAGATATTTGAAGAATCACAGTATGGTTTAAATATTAAATTAACAGTATTTCCTTCTGTGTAATTAATAACTAATTGTTGACTACCTGATAATTGCTGTGTGCCATTAGCATTGAGAGACCCGTTTATAGTAACGACTACCCTATCATCATTAGATTTAATACTTGTTAAATCAGCTGCGTTGTTCACTAATGTAAAACTCTTTGTTGCCATTTATAACATTCAGAAAATTTTTGCACTGTTTTTCTTATATTTTACATTTTCATATTTTTTATTTTGAATTTTAAACATTATGATATATAATGAACAAAGTATAAATATTATTGGGTAAATAAATAAGGAATCTATTTCGTTATTTAAATGTTGCACTAAAATAACACAACAAAAGATATATGATTTTTAATTTTCAAAATTAAAAATTGACTGCATAATTGTATCTAAAATGAAATTATTGTTTGACCATCACAAAAATATTTGAAGTTATCTGCATATATATTACCTTTAATATCAAAGATTAATATCTCTTTATATTTTATGTTTCGTATGCCTTTATTGTTATAAAATTTTAAATCACCTATTGAACCTTTTAAAGATCCTAGATTTTGAACTCTTGTTCTGATCATGAGATTTTCATCACCAAAAATTATATTTCCTTTTATATCTTTAACATGCAATATTTTATTGTCCCATTTCATTTTGATATTTGATGAATTTTTATCAGCATTCATATGAATAAGTTTGTTCATTTATGGTTTTTCATATAAATGATATTATTTATCAATAAACATATATATGTTTATTGATGATTTTGTGATCATAAATTTAATATTATATATCTGATTTCTTCAAAATTATATTTTTTTACATTGTTGATTTTTATGTTTATATTGTGGTTTCTTATATATTCTTTCATTGCTTTGACTGTTGTTATACAATCAATTATAGATCGATCACCTAAAAACCAATCAGGTATATCTCTTTTGGTCCACCAACAAAATTTATATTTACATTTGAGATAATAATTTTTATAACTTTCTATTACATTATTTTTTTTGTATTCATCATCCATACATGCAGGGGGGTAACAAAAATCAACATTTTTTATTTTTGGTGTGTTTTTTGATAACCATACAATGTTATCTTCAAGACGATGTTTTTTATTATATCTATGTGTATATTCTCTACATAATTCTAAACCCAAATTAGATAACCATTTATAATTACTTATAGAATGTCTTGCCCATATAGAACAAGGGTGGTTTTTGTGTGTAAGTTTCAAAAGATATTTTGATTTTGATTCATATATGTGGTGAACAGATGATAATAATTGTGTTGTTTCTAATATCATTTTAACCACATGTTTATCACAATGATATTGAGCACATATTTTGGGGCAAATAGAAAGAAAAAATATATTCATGAATATGATTTATTATTATATACAGATATTTAAAATTTTTATTGTATATTTTTTACAGAAATTTCAATTTAAAATAAAAATAATATATTTTTTATTTCAATCTATAAATGACTGAAACAACAAGAGACTTTGATGATTTTTTAGTCAATTATAGAAGTTCTTTAAATAAAAAAGAACAATTATCTGAACTTACTAATGCTGTAGAGAAAATGTATCATGAATGGAAATCATTCGCTAACATACCTATAGATAGTTACAATTATATGTTGAAATATGGTATACAACAAGCTTTAGATGATAATCAAATCTATTTTAATGATGAAAATGGCGATAGTTATATTTTAAAATTAATTTTGAAATATTATAGTCTACCTCGCGACCACGACAATTATCTGAAAGATAAAAAAGGATTATATGAGGGAAAAACAGTGAATATATTAGAATCTATTGTTCCTTTCACCAAAACAACAAGTGGTAAATTTATATCTGAAAGTGATTACCCTCTTCTACCTCAACATTACAGAGCAACATCCGGCACTTATACCATGAATATTCGTGTGGGTTATCAAATATATAAAGTGGACAAAAATGGACCAGTTTTTGTGAAAGAATCAAAGAAAAGTTTCGAATTGGGAGAAATACCTATTATGTTAGGATCTGATGCTGATTATTTGTCTAAATTAGATAAGAAATTTTATCCGTTAGTTGGCGAATGTTTGAATGATTATTTTGGTGATTTTATAATCAATGGTAAAAGTAAAATGGTCATTACCCAAGAAAAATTAGCTATCAATTTGAATAGAGTTGTTAAAGATAACAATTTAGGTGTTACATCTGAATTACTATCTATAAAAGGACCATCATCTTATTATACAAAAGTGTATATAAAAACCATTCAAAAAAGAAAACCATATCTGGCCATATATATTAAAAATATAAAAAAAGTGCCTGATGAGAAAAACCCAAATCTTTATGAATTTTTATATTTTCTCATTGAATCTTATCCTGAAGTTTTTCCTGATGCTCAACAAATTGGTGTTGGTAAATATCTTATGAATATGTTTTTACAAGAATCTAATAATTTCCCTAAAGGATCTTATGATCTTATTCGATCTACAATGCAAATAACACCTAATTTCGATTCATTTATTGATAATTTCCAAATATCGAACGAATTGAATACTGGTGAATATGATAATAAGGAATTATTTAGATTAATTGTAAAAGAATTCTTTTTGCCTCATATCAAAAATGTAAAGAGAAAAGTATATACTCTTTTTGAAATGATTGCTGAATTACTCACATATGAATACACGGATAAAAATATGTATGTTTTCAAATTATTTGAAACACCCGGCATTCTCATTCGTAATTTGTATTCCAAAATTTTAAATTTAGCCATAAAATCAATCATACAACCAAAATTGAAACCAGCATCATTGGATAAAATAATAAGATATGTTACATCGAGATTCAATAATGTACATACATTAATATCAACCAACATCATAAATTCTTTCACTCAATCATCTTGGGGTATTAAAGGTAAAAGTCAAAGAACAGGTGTAATGGAATTAACACCCTCAGAAACATATTTGGGTAAAGTCACACTTACAAAAAAAACTAGTGCTCCTTTCAACCAATCTGTAAAACAAAATGAAAGTCGATGGGTTCATCCATCAAGTATTGGATTTAAATGTCCATCTTCAACAGCAGATAATGATAAATGTGGGTTAACAGGATATCTTACAATTCCTACAATAGTGAGCAACGAAAGATCAACAGATGAAATCATAAAGATTATCAAAAAATATAAAAATAAAAATGGATTGCCTCTTTACATCAACAATATGTATAGTGGAGAGTATGATATTTCTTTGGTTGATAAAATTGTAAAAATGAAAAGAAAAGGTAAACTTCATTATGAAACATCTGTAACCATACTTGATAAAACACTTGATGCACCTGTCAAAAGAAGACAAATAAGAATTTTTACAAATGAAGGAAGAGTTATGAAGCCATATTTCGTTATAGAAAATGGTGAACCAGTATATGTTAATTATTTAGATGATATTATAAATAATAAAATAACATTTAAAGATCTTTTGAATAAAGGTATCATTGAATATATTGATCCTTGTAAAGATACAGTTTCCACTATAGCCCTCGATGAGAAAACACTTAGAAAAAACCCAAATACCAAATATGATTATATGGTTATATCAAAAACTTGGTATTCTAGCATTGAAACTAATCTTATGAGTTTTGCTGGTCATAATCCACCAGGCAGAGCCATGCTTGTTTCAAAACAAAATAAACAAGCTGTAGGTGTAGCTACGTTAGCTTATAGATCTCGTTTTGATGTTAATACAAAAATGTTATCATATCCTCAAAAACCTTTGGTTAAGTCTCGAATGTATGATAGGTTAAGATTAACAGAAATACCATCTTCTCAAAGTTTAATTGTGGGAGTTATCACCGATGGTAGTAATAATCAAGAAGATGCCTTCAAATTAAATAAAGCATCTATTGAAAGAGGTGCTTTGAATATAACAATGTTTGAAACTGTATCTATTGATGTCAAAACAGATGAATACATAACTGAATTGATAAAAGAATATGATTTAGTACCTGGCGAATCAGCAAGACGATTTTGGAGTGTGAAAAGACTTAAAGATAAAGGATTTGATGTAAAAAAATTGAAAAGAGAAAATATTATAGATGGGGATAATTTTACTTATTTGAACACTACATATTACATGATATTTAATTTGGATGACGGCAGTGAATATAAAATTAAAAGTAAAATTGATCAAATAGACAACCCAGAAATAAAAACCAAAGATACATTATATCTTGCAAAGAAAAAGAGAAGTAAAGATAAAAAATGGGTAATAAAAGAAAAGAAACCATCAGCTCTCTATGTATATAAAAAATTAACAAATCCAAAACATGAAATAATAGGTTATAGTTTTATTAGGACAGAAAACTTGAAAAATCCAAAAATAAAAAAACCAAAAAGAGTTAAAAAAGGCGATGTTCTTGCTGTTGTGGAAACAAAAATAGATGGTGAAATAATCAGTCGTTCAAAAGAAAAATGCAAAACATTCAGCGGAGTCATTGATAAAATTTTTGTTGAAAAAAGTATGTTAGATGATAAAGAAATATCAAGTGTTAAAATCAGAATTCGATCTGATTTGCAAACTAAAGTGGGTGATAAAATCTGTTTTCCATATGGCCAAAAAGGGTTGATTGGTGTTATTGAATCACAAGAAAATATGCCATCAACATATCCTGATGGTATTACACCTGATATTATTATTAACACAACTAATTTCCCAAGTAGAATGACCATGGGTGTTTTTCTAGAGATGTTAACAGGTAAAGCAGCTGTAGCTCCAATGAAAGAACATGAAGGCTATATAAATAAAAATATATCCGATTTCATCAAAAATAAACCCATTCTTGGTGATGTAAAAACAAATAAATATAATGACCTAAATAAACTTCAAAAAGAAATTTTCAATGCTTTATATGGTTATAAGGTAGAACCAAAAGAAATGATACACACAGGTATTAAAAGATTGTTTTTCAAAAAACTCACACAAGAAGAAGACCTACAAAAAATGTCTGAATTGTCTGGTGTTAAAATATCTGATCTTATTGAAATACAAAACAAATTGGAAAAAGGTTTAAATTTTAGTATACCTGAAAGTATACTCAATAGAAAATTTCATTTGAAACAATTGAAAAATCAAACGGTAGTCGACAGATTGAGATTACCACTTAGAGAACAAGTCGCATACAATAAATTAAATTACGAAGGAAATACAATAGATCCTCAAAAGAAAAAAGAATATTTAAACAAGATTTATGAATTAGAAAAATCCATAACATCTCTCAATCAAAAGTATGAAAAGAAAAAAAATAAGATAGAAAAAGAAAATGATGCAAATGTAAAAGGTATTTTAGAAGAAGAATCATCTGTTATTCTTGAAGAAATAAAATCAAATAAACTCAATCAAAATATATTAAAAATTAAAATGAAGAGCGGGAAAGATATTGAAAAAATGAAATCCAAAATGTGTGATAGTTCTATGTTTGAAAAACATAATAAACAAGACATAGAATCTATTCTGAAAATGTCCGGATTTAATGTAAAAGGTGTTGAAAGTATGCTCAATCCTTTCACTGGCGAAATAATGCCTAATAAAATATATATAGGTGTGGCTCAAATAATGAGATTGAAACATGTGGCAAATAAAAAACCACATGCAAGGAATACCGGAGTTAAATCTTTCATTAATAACCAACCTTTTTCTGATAGAGATAGACAAGGCGGTACTAAAATGGGAAGAATGATGGTAGATGTTGCTGATGCTCACGGTGCTGATTATTTTAGAAATGAAAGATTAAGAGATGTATCTGATCAAGTAAACACACTAATATGTCAAAAATGTAAAAAATTATGCGATGATGCAAGTGAATGTATGATCAAATGTAGAGAACATATTAGAAGAGTTAAAGTACCATTCAGACTTTTAATGATTGATCAATATACAAAAGTAATGGGTGGTGTTATAGATTATGAAGTTACAGATAGTGTTGAAATGAATGAACAAGCAAAAAGATTAATGAAAGAAGAAAGAAAATATAAAATAAAACATAAAAACAGAATGGAACCAAGAGTAAAAAATACAAAAACAAGAAGTATACAATTCAGACTTGAAAAGAAAAAAGATAAATTGATTGATGAAATAACAAATGAACCAAAACAACAAATGACATCTGAAAATATAACAGAAGAAGAATTAGAAGCTCTTTAACTAAATACAATAAAAAATACAAATGATTTTATTTGTATTTTAATCACACCATAAGATAAAATCTGAATATTTTAAAATATTTTTGTTATACATAAAATGTCAAAAGAATTTCACGGACTAAAATTACCTAATAATCTGAAACGAAATGGTGTCTTTTTTTCAGATGGAAGTGTTGTTAATTTTACACAAAAACCTGAATTTACAGATATAAAATTGAAAAAACTTTCATTTTATAATAATAACGCTGTTACACAACAAACTGATATTAATACTGCTGTTAGCCTTAATAGTGTGACCGGTGTTATTACGACTGTTTCTGCAAATACTGAAGCAAATGGAACTGATGAATTCACAGTAAACAATGATAAAATTAGATCTACATCATTAATTTCATTAACTGTTGTTGGATATGATGGCGCATTTAATAGTATACCTCATGCATTTGTTAAAAGTACATCTAATGGAAGTTTTGTAGTTGTATTAGGAAACGGAGGGTCAGCAGCTCTAAATTCAACTGTAAAAATCTTTTTCACTGTACTCAATTAGATTAATATATAAAAAATTATATATTAATTTTTAATCTGTGAATTATTATAATTTATAATGATTTGAGATAAAATGAATGTCCCAAATGAAAACAATTTTTTGAACGGAACAAATAACACTCCAATGTTAGATAGATCAAAAAAAGGAACAAAAATAAATAAGAAACATATGGTAAATGCATCTAATGAAAAAAGATTTTTTATTGATTTGGAAAGAATGAAACAACAAGTAAAAACATTTAATAAACAAATAGATGTGCTAAAAAACAATATATCAATGATGGAAGAAGTTGAAAATATATTAAATGGAAAAGTTATATATTTTAAAGTTGAACCGGATATCAAATTGCTCAAAAGATATAATCTTCCAATAGAAATTGTTGAAGAAATAGTGGAATGTCATTATTATGAAGATATTGATACAAAAGAAATATCTGAACTTCAAATATCCGATCAAAAATATAAACATCTTAATATTAATCAATTAGAAAAATTGAATGTATTTTCAGAACATTCTATGCCTGGAAATAAAAAACGAATTGGAGCTAAATATAAAGTTAAATGTTTAAAAGCGAAGGATAATATAGTTTCTAGAAATAAAAGAATTAAAAATTCTATTGACTCAAATAAATTACAAATAGAACATAATGAATTAAAAAAAGAATATGAAAAATTAAAACGAAAAATCAATAAAAACACTGAAAAAAATCCACAATTTGAACAAACCCAATACCAAGAAAATAATCAACAATTTGCACAACCCCAATATCGTGAAACTTATCAAAATAATCAACAATTTGCGCAACCCCAATATCGCGAAACTTATCAAAATAATCAACAATTTACGCAACCCCAATATCAAGAAAGTTATCAGAATAATCAACAACTCGAACAACCCCAATATCAAAATAACCAACCACTTGGGCAATCCCAATACCAAAGAAATTATCAAAATGACCAAAGATTCAAACAACCTCAATATCAAGAAAGTTATCAAAGTGATCAATCACAATATAGAAAAAATTATAAAAGCAATCAGATATATAGATATGGTAAAAACAATCAAGAACACATATATCAGGAACCACAACACCAAAATATTTATCAAGATTTCCAATATCGTGAAACTCATCAAAAACCACAATATGAGCACCCAAATAAATTAATTTATCAAAACAATTCACACATGTCATATAACCAAGATTATCAATATTATTAAAATTAAAACACATATTCATATTTTGAAATGATAAATAAATTTTAATGTTGTAATAAAAGATGGTTATTTTTTCTAAAAATTTTAAATTAGTTAGAGTGGGACATCATTCTAATTGTCCTAAAAATTTTAAAGATTTAAAAAAACATAAAATTGGTTCCATGGCTTTGGATTGTTTCACATCAAATAGTAATGTATGTTATGTGATATTTCATGCTGATTGGTGTGGTCATTGTCAGTCACTTTTGAACAAAATAAAAAATAAATGTTCCATAAATAACATAGTTGATACCGATAGTTTTCTTTTTGTAAATGAGAAAGAAATGGATCCTGAACTCAACACATATTTATCAAATTTATCATATAACGGACAAAAAGGTAATTTAAAAGGCTATCCATCTATATATAAATTTAAAAACGGAAATTTAAAAGATGTAAAACACAATATAAACGAAGATTTCATTAAAAAATATAAAAAAGAATTATAAATAGTTATAACTATTTGTAATTTATTATTTTTGCATATATAATAATTCATTACTTATTTTCTTCAATAAAGTTGATATGTCAACTGTGTTATATATTTTATACAACTTTTTCACTTTATCACTGTTTTGGTTTGTATGAATAGTGTTTAATACTTTAGAAACATCATTTTTTGATATTTTATATTCATTTTCTGTTAATAAGAATAATAAACTTTGTATTTTGATATTTTGAATTAAAAAATATATTGCTGTGTGATCTAAAACACAATTAAATTTTTTCCATAAATATATAAAAACATTTTCAGGTAAATTGAAAAAATTAAAATATAAAACGTATTTGGAAAATATTTCCTTTATCAAATTATTTGTTTCACATAATTTTTTTACAATATTTAAATCACCCGTGTATAATAATTGTATAACAACATTTTTCAATTTTTCATCACATGACACACCATCAAATAATTCATCAATTAAAAAATGGTAATTTTCAGTATTTAAAATCTTTTTAAAAAGATCAATATCATCTGAATCATCTTTAAATAAAATAGTGTTTTTTGGTATTTTGGAATATATAATTTGAAATCTATGATCATTTTGTTTTATTGACCATTTTAACAATATTAAAAGCGTTTTGATATCAAGATGAAATATATAATTATCAATATAAAATTGTATTTTCTTGTTTAAATTATGTTCTAAAAAGTATAATATAATTTTATGTGAAGGGTGTGCATGATAGATTGCTTTATTTATTTTTTTTTCTTGATTATAAATCATAGAATCCCTATAAAAAGTATCTATTATATAAGGTATATATTTAATATTCATATAACATAATATATGAGATATACATTCATAAGGTAATTGGGTGTATGAACCCATGTTAAAATTTATTGCAATATCAATAAACTTTATTTTATCGTGAAATTTTGATAAAAACAATTTAAACACAAATTTTAAAAATTAATAAAAATACAAAAAAAAGACCATAATAAATAATCTCATCTAATGGGCATTAAAGGTATCAGCGATTTCATAAAAAGATGTTCGAAAAAGAAAAATTTAGATCCAATTCAAAAAGAAAAAGATTTAAGCGAATTGAAAAATAAAAAAATAGCTATTGATGCTGCTAATCTTATATTTAGATTAAAAGCAATAGCTACATCAAAAGCAATCAGACATGATATGACTTTTACGTATAATGAAAATAAATCAAAATGGGAAGGATATAATCCATATTTTTGTAGTTTTAGATTTTATGAATTGTTAATTAATTATATACATGATGTGATGAAAACAGGTGCTCAAATTATTTTTGTATTTGATGGTGCACCACCCAAAGAAAAAAGTTATATTCTCGAGGAAAGAGAAAAGGCTAGAAATAAATCAAAAGAGAAAGTATCCAAGTATGAAAAAGATAAAGAAAATTTACACATATATAAAAAATCATTATCCGAATACAATAAACCAACAAGTGGAGAATGGGATGTAGCGAAAAATATTATACTTGAAATGGATTGTGAATGTTATCTAGCAAATGGAGAAGCTGAGAAATTATGTAGTTTTTTATGTAAAAATAAAAAAGTAGATGCTGTTGTTTCTAATGATACTGATTTGTATGTATACGGATGTCCCATCATAATTAAAAAAATCAAAAATTTTAGCAGAAAACATACATACGAGTGTGTAAAGTTAGAAGATATTTTGAATGTGATTGATATGGATTTCCAAACATTTTTTAATTTGTGTTTAATGTGTGGTAACGATTATACACCCAGAGTAAAAGGGTTTGGGCCAGTGAAATTACTTAAATTACTAGATAAATATGAAAATTATCAATCGATTTGTCAAAATCATGACAAATTTAAAAAAAAGTTAAAAGAGTACAAAACAGCAGAAAAAAATTTCAATTGTGATATAGATTACACTAAAATACAAAAAGATCATATTAAATATTATAACACCATAGGAGATATTGTTGAATATATTAAAAATAATATGCCTGAAACATCAATAATTAAAATAAGATATAAAAAATAAATAATGGATTATTCCATTATTTATTCCATCACTAATAATATCAAATTATTTAATTCTTCTTGTGTATTATTTAATTCTTCTTTATATCTTCGTATGTCATTTATATCTTGATCTTCAAATTTAATCCCATCTGTTAATTCTTTTTTTACTTCACTTATATTAACATTATATTTGGGTTTATTTGGTATAAATAATTCTTTTTCAAATTTTTTACCTGTATAGGGGTTCACATCATTTTCCATTTTCATATATTCGTAATAATTAAAACACCATACATTAGATTCTTCCTCATAAGTAATAATATTATTTGCTGTATAGTTAAATATATTATCACCTAAAAAGTTTTTATTATTCATTATATTAACTTTATCCTCATATCTATTTTCAATTTCTTTTTTTTGTATCTTTCTGAAATTTTTTATATATTCTTTATTTATAAGGTGTGGGTTGTTCAATATATATGGGTCTATGATACTTTGTAAATAATAATAATAATTTGCATCTTTTAATATTCTTTTCATTGTGTAAATTTGTTTGATGTAATTTTTATATTTCTCATCTATATTTTCTAAATCATATTTAGATAAGATTATACCTTTATATATGAAAAAAATAAGAATTTTTATTTTGTTATTAAGAATTACATCGGGTATCATATGATTTTCGACATAATCATAAGAAAATAAATCTGATACTACAGTTAAGTTATTATAAATAACTCCATATTTAAAAAGCTGTTTTTCTGACATGGCACAATTTGATTTTCTCCATAAATTATCAGATTTCCATTTAATGGAAAAAATAACATCTGTGTTGTTAGTTAGTGATACATCTATATTATCCAATATTATTAAAGTATTTTTAACAATTTCAGAATCAAAATTATATATAAGAAATTGCATGGATTTGCATTTTTTGATGAACGTATAATCATATTTAAAATAATTTTTCAGAGATATATCAGATTCTTTTGTTATACTATTTTCCCAATTCAAATCCAATATAAAAAAAATCGGAAGTTTCTTTACTTCTATGAAATCACATAAATAATATAATAAATGTTCATTATCTATGTATGTATTAATATCAAAGCCTAATTTCACTAAATATACAAAATTATAAATAAAATATTCTTCTGATATATCCTTCTCAATCAATTGTTTAAAATTTTCATAAAGAGATATATTAGAATTATACATACATATCATTTATAATTTATATTATTTTAAATTTCATATATTTAACAATAAATTTTTCAAGTGATTTATCTAAATCTCCTATGCCCAAATTTATAGGTTCTATTAAGGACCCTTTTTCTACATATATTGGATCCACACCTGATGATATTTTAATGATACTTAAAGACAATTTCTTAATATCTTCTTTTAATATATCTTCAGGTATTCTATCGTTTTTTTTGTATTCCATGTCTTCTGTGAATTTTTTTAATTTGCATTTTAAGTCTTTGCGCAAATTAGTCATTTTGATATATTTTCTGTTCACCACACAATATTCATCCAAAATTGTATTTATGTATTTATCCATTTTAATGATTGTATATTTAAAATATGCAATCATATTGTTTACATATCTAATTACAATATTATTAAATAAATGAATTTAAGGCCATAATATATTATGTGTTATCTTTTATTTTGTAGTGTATATTTGTAAAAGTTCAAATTATAATGTTGAATATATAAAATGCCATATATGAATCAAAATAAAAATAATTTTATAACTCAACCAGATGGAAATTTATATTTACAGCATCCTCAATTTATAAATAAAAAACCTTTTGATAATTTCAAAAGAAGATTGAAATTTAAAAAGTCTGGCTCGCTTCATAAAAAAATACAATATGATCAAACTCGAAATAATATGTTTCATTCAAGGTATGGCAGAACACAATATAGTATGCAAAATCAACCGCAAAACTATTTGACACAATACAACATACAACATCATCCGCAAAATAATCAAACACCATATAACGCACAACATCATCTGCAAAACCAATATGGCACGCAACATAATGCACAACCTCATCTACAAAACCAATATGGTATACAACCTCATCTACAAAACCAATATGGTATACGACATAATGCGCAACCTCATCTACAAAACCAATATGGTATACAACATAATGCGCAACCTCATCTACAAAACCAATATGGTATACAACATAATGCGCAACCTCATCTACAAAACCAATATGGTATGCAACATAATGCGCAACCTCATCCACAAAACCAATATGGTATGCAACATATACAATCTAATCAACAACATAATTCACGATATGGTAAAATGCAAAATAAAGAGAGTGATATGTATGGATTGTACACGGAAGAATTAACGAACAAAACATATGCAAATCCTCAATATAATAATATACAACATGAAATGAATCCAAATGAACAATATAACCGTATGGGATATAGAAAAAAAATGGAAAACGAAATGATACAACAAAGATTGGAATCCAATCCAAGAATAGAAAGTAACCATATCAATAATCAAATAAGACAACAAATGGCACAACAGAGAAGGGTGTTAAATCAATACAATAGACAATTAATTGATGATAGATTTGGTTATTTACATAATCAAAACCGAAATAAAGTTAAATCTAATATAATGATGTTTTAATTATATAAAATTATATAATTAAATATGTTCTTTTAATATCTGATTGAATATTTCAATACATGAAGAATCTTTAAGTCTTTCTGCAACCAATTCTTCAAAATCAATATTTTTAGAAGGCACATAAACTTCTTTGTGTGGAAGAAAATGAAGTTTTATGTTTTTTCCTTTGAATTTTTTTTCTATATATTTTTTTCTTGATTTTATTTCTTGAGAGGATCCTTTTATAATTAAACGATAATCAACATTTTTCTCTTTTTTTAATTCGAATTCATCAACATCCTTAATATCACAAGATATTGATTTTTTATATCGGATTGATAATTTTTCATTAATTATAGATATAGGATTTTTCTTTTTGTCATCATATACAATAGTAGATATTGTTTTATCATTATCTTCACCAAAATTGGTGGGATAAGGTGTACCGACATAAAATATATTATCTTGTAACATTTGCCTTTTATGTATATGTCCACTTACAATAAAAGGATCATTTTTATTCCAAACATCTCCATCTTCACTTGTTATAGACTCTCCATTAGCTTTTTTACCAAAAGAAACGCCTTTAAATTCCTGATGACAAAAAATAAGACATGGAGGATCCTCTTCAATTGAAGGAGATAATCGATTAAGATTGTCTTTAAATTTACCATTAGAAGTATAAGGTGCAACAATAATTCGATGATTTTTCCCTGATATTTTGTCTACAACATTAATTGATTTTGGTTGATCTACAATTATTAATTGTGGATTTTTATGATGTCTCAATGATGTGAAAGCATGTATATGATCGTTATAATAATTAGGTTTATTATTTGGATAATCGTGGTTACCAATAATTACAAAAGTATATGTTATATTGGCTAAACTTTCAAAAAATTTTACAGCTTTTGCTACTAATCTAGAATTAAGTGTGTTATGATTATCTAATGTATCACCCATAATTAAAATGAAATTTGGACATTTTTTTCTGGCCAATTCTAATGTTTGATCTATAAGATCATCAATTTGTTTTTGATTGTCGTTTTTGAAATGAGGATCTCCAATACAAAGGAAAGTGAGCATTTTATTTATCTTTTATTTAACTTATTTTATCTATATTATACTTGTTTAAATTATCAATATTATTTATTTAATAATAATTTAATTGCTTCTTGTTTGGATATATTATTATCTTCAAATTTATATTTATGTCTTTTTTTTCTCATATCTGCGTTATCTTTAATTATATCTTTATAATAATATTTATCAAATTCTTTATATGTCCAAATTTTACCAATCATATCTTTTTTTGATTTTTTGCCCGTGTTTTTATGTATAATTTCTATATAACCTTGTTTATCTTGATCAAGAAATATTGGTTTATTTGCATTGAGATAATATGTTGAACCTTTCAATTGTTTTAATTTAACATATCTGCCAATTTGTTTTTCAATTGAAAAATCCATGTATTTAGAATATATGACCCATATCATATCATTCATATACTTTGGATAAAACGTTTCTCTTTCTGTTATTGTATTTTTACCAATAACACTTTTTTGAAGTTCAATAACTATATTATTTTTATTGACTATATCAGCAATATGAAGCTTATTATTATGAAATATTCTAACTTCCAAATTTTCATCTTTAATTCTATCTTGTGAAGATTTATGCCATTCACCTAAACCATTACATTTAGGTGCATTTTCTACATTTTTTGCATGACAATAATGATGAAGTCTTTTGTCACCTTTTTTAGCTAAGAGTTTATGACCATGTCTACAATAAATATTATCTTTATATTCATCAGTATATTCATTTATATGTATCATATTTCCTTCTGAATCATAAGCACATATAATACTCATTTATTTAACAATTTATTGAATTATATATTTCAATAAATGTCATAATTTTTGATATGATGCGAATATATATTTGATGAATAAATGTTTAATTTATTTAAAAGAAATTGTCAATGTTGAAATATTTTTTCATCTGGTTAAAATGGACATGACTATAAAAAAAAGTTTAATTTATTCATTGATTCTTGCGTTGTTATTTGCCATTATTTCTTCAAATAAATTATATAAATTGACTGCTAAATTAACTGGACAAAAAGTTGAAGAAGTAAGTTTTGAAGGACCAAGTTGGGTTAGTTATTTAATGCATATTGGTGTATTCTTTGTTTTATCTGTGTTAGTTATGTATTTTGGTGGAAAAATGTTTAATAAATTTTTACAAAAAGGAAATTCAATGGAAAAATAAAATTCAATAGAAAAATAAATAACTTATTGAAATTACAAAAATTTCAATAAAAATCCTGAGTAGAATAAATGGGGAATGTTTTCACCAAAGGCACAAAAAGAATAAATGAACAGAATATAAAAAAGTTATTGGATATCCAATCAATTATTGATATAACTAACAGAAATCTCAGTAACTTTACAAATAATATTAAATTATCACAAGCTATGAATATAACATTTAATAATGTAAAAGGTAAAAATATACAAATATTGCAAGATATGGTGGGTATACTTAATGTGAATGAAGCTATTGAAAATGCAGATACCACTGAATTAACAGATGATATTAAAAATGCTATAGACACACAATTAAGTAATGTTTTGGATGAACATAAAAAAGATTTAGCACTCTTATTCCCAGACAGTAATGAAACAAATATAATATCTAATATAGAAAGTGAAATAAGAAAAGTAGCAAATACAACAATAACAAAAGAAAATGTTGATAAAAGTTTAAATGAATTAGATGCTTCTCAAAGTTTTGAATTAGTTGTAAACGGAAGTGAAATAGATGGTTTGAAAGTTGGTCAAAATCTTCAAATAACAATGCTTGCAAATAAGATGGTTAATAATTTTTCTAAAAATCTAGCAGAATCTGATATTGCTTCAGATATACAAGATAGAATCGATAATCAAGAAACAAAAAAAACAGAATTTGAAAGTCCACTTCAAACATTTACTAATTTTCTATCTAAATATTGGATTATCATAGGAATAATAGCTGTTGTTCTTATTATTGGTATTGTCGTTATGTATTATTTTTTTATTAGAAGTCCTATAGCTTCTAGTATCGCACGAGGACAAGAAGAATTGATGAGAGGTTTAAGTGAATCGCAAAAAGAATTGGTTGGTAAAGTAGATGTTGGTCAGATGGCTAAATTAGCTTCTGGTTTAATATAATTTATATTAATTGATAATATAAATTTATTTATTGAACTTCAATAGCAAGATGAACATCTTCCGAATTTAAAGTTTTTCTGTTAATTGATTCTCTTGGTTGATTTGCCATTCTGATTACACGCAACAAATCTGCTTGAAGATATTTATGTATTTCATTCAAAGCATCACTTCCCAAATTGAGACCAGATTGTTTTTTCACCAATCTTTTGATGGGAGCTTTTGGAAGTGGATGTTGATAAACTGCATTAAGATTCAAATCTTCTGAATCCATACTCAAAAGTAATTTCACATGTTGAGGCATGAGAGTTTTACTTCCACTGTGTCTAACCACACTTTGTAATTTTTTAGCACGTGAAACCATACCATCTTCTAAATAACCCTGCATCAATACAAGAGCATCTGCTCCAAATCTCATATCGCTACCTGCATGTTTTCTAAGTAAATTAGAAACTGATTTTTCTGGAAAATAAAAATTGTTTTTTCTTTTTCGTGATCTTGTGCTCATTTTTTATAAAGCATCAAAATTTTTTTAATTTTACAATTTATTGCATCTTTACATCATATAAATCATTTAACATATCATTTGTATGTCGAAACTATAGAAAATATATATATATTTTCTATATGAGATTGAATGTCTATTTATTTGTTTTTAATTTTAATTTAAGAAGTTTTTAATGTGAAATATACATCTAATGAAAATTAATTAATTTTCAGTATTATCTGTGCTTCCGAAACCACCACATCTATTTGTATTATTCAAAGATTTTACCATTTTTAATTTTGGTTTTACAATGGGTCTGAATATCATTTGAGCTGCTTTCAAAGGTAATTTAATTGGCTCTGGTGGTATGATTTTTAACATTGATCGTATATTACTAATATCACATTCAAAAGTACCAATAAAATCACTTCTATATTCAATTTCACTTTCAACATTGTTTTCAAAAAAATTTGATTTGAAATAGACCGACACATTCGACACTAACACACCATCCACAAATTTCATATTATGCAATCTCATATCCACTTCCTTTGAATTCAAAACTTTTTTTTCTCCATTCAATTCGAAATATAATTTAAAGTCGTAAATACCTTGTACATCAAATAATCCTCTTTTATAATATACTTCATTTTGCATTATACATCTACCATTTCCTTTAAAATTCACACTGATATTTTTCACATTATATTTTTTTTTGTTAATCATAATATCATTTTCTAATCCTTTCATATCACCAGAAATATATAATTTCTCATTTGTTTTCAGTGCGGGTGTTGTTTGAGGATTAAAGATAGGTACAACAGCCAATTTGATATTTTCTCTATAATTTGGATCTATAACACCAAAACTATTAGCTTGCATATACCCAGTTTTCAAAGGGAATGACGAACGGATCACAAAATCAATGTAATAACCATCGGGAGGTTTAACTTTAACACCTGTATCATATAATCTTACACCGTTTTCAGTAATTTTTGAAAGTTTATAGATATACAAATCGTAACCAACATCACCTTCTCTCGGTTCTTTCAATTCATCAGCCCAATCTTCTTTAACATATTCAAATTGATTATTAGTATATTTGGATTCCATTTAATTTTACACAATATTTATAGAATTTTTTAAAATTTAAAATATTATCTTATTATAGAAATGGGTTGGTAGTTTAATGGTAGAATTTCGGATTCCAAATCCGAAGATATGAGTTCGATTCTCATTCAACCCTATTGATTTTATAGCTCAATGGTAGAGCATACGCCTGAAGAGTGTAAGGTTATAAGTTCGAATCTTATTAAAAGCTTATACATTAAAATTAAAATATTTTAATTTTAATAGATTAGTCTTCTTTTTCAGGATAACCTCTGAATGCTACTTTCATAGATATCCATTCATGGAAATCAGTGGGATATATACGTATTTTATTGGTTTCAATGTTAACTTTGTTTATTTTTATATTTATATTATTGTCATTTCCCATAAATTCTTTGTTAAGTTTTTTCCATTCATTATTCTTTGAATCATAATATTCTATTTTGTATTTTTTCACATATTGATTATCATCACCTCTACCCTGAGTCAATATATCTGTTATTTTATAATTTTTGTCGAAATTAGATTGTAAATACTCGTTTGAAGTTATATCTGCAGCACACCATGCTTTTTTATTATTTTCATCTATTGCTCCAAATGAAATGGGACAATCTTCATTACTGCTACTTGCCGCAAATGATATTATATTTACATCTTCTAATTCGTTTTTATATTTAGATGTAATTTGTTTATATTTAATATAAATTGTGTAAGCTAGTAAAATTATTAACAATAAAATAGCAACTGATAGAAATATTTTAATCATTTATTTGTTTCAAAAATATTTTTAATACCAGAACTGTTTTAATATTTTATAATGTTAAAATGAATACCAAAATTGTTGAACAAAAAATTGGACGAAAAATAACATACATATATCCTTATATTATAATTGATAGTCGTGTTTATATTGAAATACCACCCTTGGATGTCTATTATTTTTTAAAAAGAATACGACACAAAAAACAACTTTACAATAAAAATTTATATGATATATCGGATGCTATATTAGATATAGGTTTCGAAATATTAAACAATTATTATCAATCTCTTGACTGTTTTGATTCTTTTAATATAAAATGTAAAAGCGATAGATCAATTGTTTTATTCAAAAAATACATTAAAGAATTGAGTGAAATTTACAATTAATCACATATATATTATCTATTTTATTTTTGAAGATTTAATTCTGTTTAATTGTTATTTATAATATATATTACATGATATATACACCGGATACCCTGGGTTGATTTTCCGTTTTAAAAGTTATAATTCGATATGGTATTTGTATACGCAATATATATTCTATATTAAGGATAATAAAAATAGTTGAATTAAAAAAATAATTCCCAGTTTATAAAAAATGCCAAGAAGAAAGTCCGCTAGAAAATCACCAAGCTCTGCTAGAAAATCACCTAAAAAATCTACACGAAGACGAAAAAAATCTACTCTTGAAGGTATTACTGATCCAGCCATTCAAAGATTGATAAAACATAACACTGGAATTAAACGTGTTTCTAGAAATACTTATCCAGTTTTGAGAACTCATTTCGGGAAAACTGCTCATGATTTAGTAGATCTGGCACGTTCTTATGCTGAGGCAGCCAATAGAAAAACTATTATGGCTTCCGATGTTCAAAGAGCTATCGAAGTCATGTCTAAATCTAGTTAATTTTAGTTGTTATTATTATAACAATTAAAGCTAGTTAATTTTAATTGTTATTATTATAACAATTAAAATAATATTATCTCTTAGTTGATGTTTTTTTACATTCCCTACAAATAATAACTTGAAAATCACCTTCATCAGTTGATGTAGATCTTCTAATTTTAATATCAGTTAATTTTGATCCACAGATAGGACATGGTATAAAACTTTCTCTCTCTATATCTGTTTTAAGTATATTATTTATCTCGAAATCAATAACAGGTTCATCCTTCTGTGGTGATTCTAAACTCAATAATTTCAAATATAAATCTTCTTTCGAAAGCTGTTGAAATTTTTTATCATTTAAACCTTTTTCTTCCAAATATTTTAAAAGTTTTTCATTAACTCTTTTTTTAGTTGTAGGTTTTGGCTTTTTGATGGGGCGTTTTTTGCGTGTTGATAAAACTTTTTTTCTCCTTTGTTTTAATCTTTGCATTGAGAATTATTTAATATGTCCAAATATTTTTTATCTCATTTCGAATTTTTCATTATTTATTTCATTCATCAAATCTAATATTTTCAACATTTTTTGTAGTTTAACAATATAAAATCTCCTTAAATCTTTATTTTCATCTATATTATCCAATGATACAATTAAATTCATAATATCATTATCCATTTTTTTTATGAAATAATTTTCATTGCATATATCATCCTGTATTTCATAAAATTTCATTCTATATTCCTTGAATATTCTGTATTTATCATATTTTTTATAAAGTTGTTCTGGATTGAAATATTTCAACACATTATAAAAAAACTTTTTAAAAGATATTTCCTTATTTTGATAAATTTTTTTATAATCTTCATACCATACCTCTATACAATAAAATAAATAATCTTGTCCATATTTCATAATATCATCAAAATCTTTTTTATTGAAAATTAATTCTTTGAATGTTTGATTTTCAAATCTGTTTTGCATTTAAAATAAAATTTATTGGTGATTTTAAATGAAAAAAATACATGATGTCATCTATAAAACAATAGAATTTGATAAAAATGTATGGAGGTTTATAGATATTGTTGAATTTCAAAGAACCAGATATTTGAAACAATTGGGTCTTACTCATTTGGTGTATCCTTCTTGTCAACATACAAGATTTGAACACAGTATAGGTGTTTCTCATCTAGCATCTAAATGGTTGAAAAAATTAACAAAAAAATCTAATATAAAATTAAACCCAAAAGATCTTGAATTAGTGACTTTAGCAGGATTATTTCATGATATTGGACATGGACCCTTCAGTCACACATTTGAGAAATGTTTAGAATTGAAAAATATACATTGGAAACATGAAAATATGAGTATTAAAATTATAGATCATATTTTCAAAAAGTATAATTTTAATTATTCAGATAGAGATATAGAAATGATAAAATGTATGATACAAGGTAAAATTCCTGATTGGGATGATCGAAAATATTTATATCAAATTGTTTCAAATGCTGATACTGGGATTGATGTTGATAAATTTGATTATCTTTGTAGAGATTCATATTACAGTGGTATAGGTATAGATTTTGAACCAAACAGAATTATTTACAATAGTAAAATTATAGATAATGAAATCTGTTTTGACAAGAAAATAGCATATTCGCTTGAAAATATATATAGATCTAGATATACTTTACATAGGTATTTATATCAACATAAAACATCTGGTTCATATGAAATTTTACTTTCTGAAATGCTCATGACATCAAACATATGGAATGATATATTGGATGATGTATTAGATGTTGAAAATTTTATTCAAATAGATGATAGAATTTTATACATGTTGATGTTGAATAATAAAGATTTGAAAAAGAAATGGCATGAGAGAAAACATTATAAACAAATAAATGATGATAGAATACTTAGAAAAGATTATAAATTGCTAAATAAATTGAAAAATCAAAAATTTAAGAATTATATAATTACGGAATATGTCTATAATTTTTGTAAGGGTGATGAAGATCCTTTGAACTATATAAAATTTTATTCAAAAGAAAAAAAAATAAAAATCAATTTAAACAGTGTATCACTTAAAAATAAAAATAATCAAGAAATTGAGATTAGAATATATGAAAAAGAAAAGGACCCCGTCGAATTGAAAAAAATATCTGAATTATTAAATCAATATTAAATATTAAACAAATATTTGTTTAATATTAATTCATTTCTATATAATCGACAACAAAATCGTAATAATCACCCAAATAATCATATACATTTTCTTTATTATATGCATCGTAAGGTATATTTAATAAATTATTGAAATTATCCACATCATATAAGACATTTTTCATAATATCACCTTTAGATTCCAACCATTTTTTATTATTTTTTTCGAACAAAATAGTATTAAGATTGTCTGGATTAGGTGTTATGTTGGGTGTTGATATAGATTTTAAATCTCGCCACAAAATCTTAAGATATTTTTTAGCTGTTTCTTTATTTTTAATTGGCAAATCGAATTTTGTTATATTTACAGAAAAAGGTAAATATATTAAATTTTGATTATAAGCAAAACCTGACACTATCTTTTGAATATCTTTAAATGTTTCTTGTGGATCTTTCAATATATTTTTTATCATCTGTATATATGTTTTGGAACCAAGAGAGACAATATATTTGTGAAAAGAAATCAACGTTTCTTCATTCATATATGAATCTTTCATTAACTTTAAGAAGAAAGTTTCAAATGCAAGATATACTTTATACATTCTTTCAAGTTTATCCAAATTGTGAAGCATTGATTCAAATATTGTATTATATTCTGGTTTAGATGTGGTTATTAAATCATATGATTTTGTTTTTTCAGTATTTATTATATCCCAAAATTCATATATATCATTTTCAATTTTATAGAGCTTTTTATATTCAATGATACATTGCGTATTTTTTTCCAAATCATATGTATATTTCAAAAGAGCACACCAAAATCTATCGTCTGATATAATATCATTCCATCTTTTTGAAACCAATCTTAAATTAACAATTTCTTCAAGAGTCATATCATATATTATTTCTCGCAGCATTTCATCGGGAATGTTATATAATTCAAATTCACTCATTTAATAATAAATCAAAATAAGTAAAATTTTTGTAAATGATTTATATTTTCCTTTGAGTTATTACAATATTCAAGAAATCAAATACAAAATAATTGAAAAGTAAAATGATCATAAAAGATAAAAAACCTATTGAAGAATATATGGATTTAATTGATAATTATAGAAAAAAATATGGTGACAAAACTGTATTATATTATCAATTGGGTGATTTTTATGAAACTTTCTGTAGAATGGATGAAGATTATGTTAAAGATTTTGCATATGCCGTTAGTATAAGAGATACGATTAAATTTGGACATAGAAATGCGGGTGTTCCAGTTCATAAATTAAAAAAATATACAGATCTTGCTATGAAAAAAGGATATGTTGTTATTGTGCATGATCAGAAAAAAGAATTAATTAAAAATGAAAAAACAGGTACATATACATCAAAAGTTATCGCAAGACCTCTCATGGGTATATATACAGCAGGTACCTTTATTGATGAAGAATATCATGATGAATCAAATTTGATGTGTATCTATATGGAAAACGATCACAACGATAAGATCATTATTGATTGTGGTGTAAGTATAATAGACGTTTCAACTGGCAAAAATAAAGTTCATGAATTTTTAAATATTGAAAAAGACAATAAATCACTTTTGAATAACATTTATAAAATTATACAATGTAACAAACCAAAAGAAATACTTATATACAGCAAAAATATACCAAAAAAATATTTCAACAATGAGATAAAATATGTGCTTTATTTGGATAAATACAATGTGAAAATATTTGATAAATATGATAAAGAACTTGAAAAACCTATATATCAAGATATGTTTTTAAATAAAATATTTACAAATAACACAATGTCTAATATAACAGAATATTTATGTTTACAACGCAAACATATAGGTATACTCAGTTATATGCTCGTTTTATCATATGCATACAAACATGATGAATCAATAATCAAAGAAATAAAAAAACCAGAAATACAAGAAAATGAAAAATATGTCACTTTGAGTCATAATTGTTTAGAACAGCTCAATGTTATCAACAATGATAAAAATAAAAAATCACTCCTCGAAATTCTCAGAAATACAAGTACACCTATGGGTAAAAGATTATTTAATAATTATATGATGAATCCTATATTCGATGAAATAGAATTAAAAAAAAGATATAATATAACGCAATGTATTATAGATAACAATTACAAAAGATTAGAAGATACATTATGTAAAATAAAAGATATTGAAAAATACCATAGACTTTTATCTCTAAATAGAATCAAACCATATTGTTTTGCTGCATTATATTATTCTTATAAAGAAATTATTAAATTGTTTGATATACTTGATGAATATCCTCTTCTTAAAAATTTATCACAAAATGATTTGAATAAAGAATTAATATCTTTTGTCAAAGATATTGAAAAAATATTTAATTTCGAAATAATGAGCAGATATATAGAAACAAATAAAAATGCACATATTTCATTTTATTTACCTGGTGTAAATACTAAAATAGAAACTATGAAAAAATCAGTTATTGTTGCAAAAGAAAAACTTGGAGAATACACTTCAATTATTTCCAAAATGATAATGGAAGCAGATAACACAAAAAAAGATTTGAAAAATGGCTATGCTCAACTTGAAAGAAAAACATCTGATTATATTATAAAAATCACAAACAAAAGATTAGAAAGATTAGGAGCTGTAGAATCTAAAGGTGATAAAAACAAATTAATTAAAAAAGGTTTAAAAAAAATAGAATCAGTTATAGGCAAAATAACAGACAAAAAAGAATTAAAAACATCAATGCAATTATGTAGTAAAGAAATGAAACTTCTATCAAAAGAAATATTTGAATTTGAAAGTAAAATGAAAAGTATAATATCAACAGAATTCAAAAATTATACAATTGATCTTTATTCTAATCATAAAGAAATGATGAATTATATAGTTTCTTTTGTATCGCAAATAGATGTGATGAAATCTTTTGCAAAAAATAGCATCAATTTTAATTATTCAAAACCTTCAATAGTCAAATCTGATGATTCATTTTTATGTGCTTCAAATATAAGACATCCTATTATCGAAAGAATACATGAAGATATAGAATACACACCTAATGATATATCTCTGGGTCATAAACCTAACAAAATAGATATTGAATTATCTTCAATATTTGAAAATAATAGAGGCATGTTTATATATGGTTCTAATGCCAGCGGAAAGTCCACATATATGACTTCCATTGGACTTTCGTTATTACTTGCACAAATAGGTCATTATGTTCCATGTAAAAAAATGATATATTATCCTTATAGGAGATTGATGACCAGAATAGCTGGCACAGATGATATACATAGGAAATTAAGTTCTTATGGCGTGGAAATGAGTGAAACTAGAATTATAACAAATACATGTAAAGATCACTCTTTAGTTCTAGGTGATGAAGTTTGCCGAGGAACAGAAAATATTTCAGCTATATCTATAGTTGGAGCTCTTACTAAATATCTTCTTAAAAATAAAACTCAATTTATATTTACAACACATCTTCATGAATTGACGAATCTTGATATTATAAAACAATGTGAAAACCTTGGATTTTATCACATGAAAACACAATGCAATGGAAATGAAGTGATATATGATAGAAAAATAATTAAAGGATCAGGAGATACTCTTTATGGTGTTGAAGTCGCAAAATATATGGGAATAAATGATGAAATTATTCAAGATGCATATGATGTTCGTAAAAAATTATTGAATCAACCTGATGAGATCATTTCTACAAAAAAATCTAAATATAACTCTAAAGTTTATATTGATTTATGTGGTATTTGTAATGAAAAAGCTGTAGATACACATCATATTAATGAACAACATAAAGCAGACATTAATAATCATATTGATCATTTTCATAAAAATAGAAAACATAATTTAATACCTCTTTGTAAAAAATGTCATAATGATGTCCACCATAATAAAATATTTATTGAAGGTTGGAAACAAACTTCAAATGGCATCAAACTTTTATGGCATTCCATTGAACAAAAAAATAAAAATAAAATAGACTCCACAATAAAAAGAAAAATAAAAAGCAGATTCAATTATTATAAGAAGAAAAATAATAATTTACTTTTTATAAAAGATAGGGTATATGCCTATGCACATAAAAATAAAATAGATAAATCGTTGGTTGACAAAATACTAAATTGGTAATTATTATTTCAAAATTGAAATAATAATTTATTTACATTTGATTATATTATTATGACTATCAACATACAAATTTTTTTTATATATTTGCGCTAATAACTTATAATATTTAATTATATTTCTTTTATGTTTGCTTTTATAATTCATGTACATTTTATCAAAATTACAATTGGAATGGACATCATAATGATTTAAAATATTTAACAAAAATAATCTGTCTTTTTTATTGAGACATTTACTATCTTTGTATATATTTGGATATATATTGAAATGTTTTCTAAGCACATATTTTTCTTTTCTGTCATATAAATTATAATTAAAATTGTTATTTTTGATTATATATATAATTAAAGCTTGTAATGAGTGTTTATAATAATTTTTATCATCATATCCATTTTTTATAATTTTTGCAAATTCGGATTGAACATAAGTAGGTTTATATAAAATTATATTATCTTTAAATTCTAATTTATATCTATAATGTGTTGTTGTACTTGTTGCTGTTTTTGTAATATAACATTGGTTAATAAATTGTATATTTGTATATTTTGTAATTAAATTTATTAAATCAATCATATTATATCTATTATAATTTAACAAATTTGATATTTTTTGACTATTTATCCAATATGGAAAATCTATTATATCGCAATATGTTTTGAATAAATATAAATCCACATTATTATTTTGTGTGATTAGGCGAGACCAATGTTCTTTTTTAAATATTTTTTTATATCTATAAAGCATTTCTTTCGTAAATAAATTCCAAGGATATTCGTAATGGCGACAATCATTCAATAAAACTTTTATATATTTATCCAAAAAATAATGAGTGAAATTTTCTTTTAAAAAACCAATCAAAGGATAATGTTTACTTTTGCCAAGTTTATAATATTTCAATGCTATTTTAAAGTCTTTTTCATCTAAAATCTGTAAATTATCAAAATATATGTGCGGAATTAATTTTTTATGTTTATCAATGAATTTATAACTTAAAATACAATCATCGCCGGCATATTTTTTATAATGCGTTAAATCGCCATTGTCAGATGTTAATATCTTTTTATAATTTTTAAGAAAGAAAGTTTCATTGAAATCTTTTATGTATTTTTTATTTATGAACATTTTTAAATTTTTATGAATGAGATTATCATCCAACAATTTTTGAACAAATTTTGTTGTTGTTTGTGGGAAATTTACATTACTATAAATACTTTTTGGAGGTTTTAACACCCTATTTATTTCATATAATTGGAAAAAATCATTTTGACTTTCTAATTTAACATAATTTAAAGGGATTTTTGATAATAATTTTTTATTTTTAAAAATAAACTCAAATGTAATAAAATGGCTATCACACAACTCTTTTATTTGACTATCATTGAAATTTAAAATTTGCGCAATTGTATACATTTTTGCTATTGTATTTCTTCTATTTTGTTCTAATATAAATTAAATATTTAATTTATATATTATTTTAATTTTTTAATCACTCTTCTGTTCAATTCTCCAATACTATCACTATTTAGGATTACATCTTTTTCATCAAAATAATGATCTAAAGCCGTTTCAGAAATATGGTTTTTATCTCTTTTTGTATTTTTGTTGATATCCATTGGATCACCTTCTAATCTTATGACTTTTCCTTTATTTTTTTCAATATAATTAACTTCATTTGGAAATCTCACATCTGAAATTGCCCATTTATCTCCTTTTTTATAATCAGCAAATAAAGCTTTTACCCAAATATCTGAATCTATTTCTCTTAATTTAGTTCCAATTTGTTGTAATAATTCTCCATATGTAATATATTTATCATTCATTTTTATATTTGTAATTGAATTTTTGTATTTTCTATCTTTGAGTTGATTTACGGAAACACCAGTTATGATACTAACTACTTCATATAATTTTGAAGCATATTTTTTATTCATATATCCATATTTTGATAATCCATCTGCCACTGTATCTTTACCTGAACCCAATTTACCAGAAATGCCCACTATATTATATTTAATCATTTTATCTGTATATTTTTTATTTATTTAAAATAAATAACGAATATAAATATTTTCATATGATATGACATATGGAAATATATGATGATTAAATAATGTATTATTAAAAAATTGATAATCTTTAACAAAATTTTCCTGGAATTATAAAATGGCATATTGGTCTTCTTGGTATTGGAATCCTTATTATTACGATAGATTATATTATTGGTATTGGCCTTTTTATTACAGTTACTACGGTCAAAATAAAAGTAATGATCAATTGATGGATAGTACATTGCTTAAAATGAATCACGAAAATAAATACAATAAAAATGATAACAAAATGTATATTAGAGATGTTGTTGTATTAGAAATAGTATCTATGGCTCTAGAAGCTGGTGAATCTCTTCATGATATAGCAGAAATGTTATATGGTTTGGAAGCTATGGAGAAATTTTGCTATGATGAATATTATGATGATTATGAAACTTCCAACAACGGAGTTTTTAACAACGGAAATAACGGCGTTTTTAATAATGGAAATAATGGTGTAAAAAACTTTAATGGAAATGGAGATGTAAACTCATTTAATAAATTGCAAAATATGCTTGATGTTGATGGAGATAATAAATTAACCATGAATGATGCAGATATGATATTAAATGCAGGAAGTGAATTAATAAATAACGCTAGAAATCAGATTAATGGTATGAGAAATGTTGCTCCTAATTTGAATAAAAAACATCTTTCAAAATTAGGAAAACATGGTTTTAAACGAAAGAGAAGAGTAAGATAATTGATTGGATATCCAATGATTTCATTAAATAAATAACATATGTTATTTATTTAATAAAATATGTATTATTTTTATATTTTATGGGTATATTATCTATTTTTGAATTAATAACTTTTATTTTATCTTTTTTTATTTTGCCCGATAATAAGTTTTTATGTATAAAAGCTAATAATTGTTTATATTGTTCATGCTTTAAATTCCATTCATTTTTTTTTTCTTCACAATAATTTATTAAAAGACTATTACAATAATGGGTGTTTAAATCTTTTAATAAAGTTTCATCAGGAAAAGCAAATAATTTATTATGTTTTTTTGATTTACCTTTCATCTTGAAATGTGTAATGTAAAATTGTAAAATATCATATGAATCCGAATTCAAAGATATACTATAACTTTTGTTATTTATTTTTATTGTAAAGTTATTATCAACTATACTGATATATTTGGGAAATATACCTTTTGAAAATTTATTTAATTGAATTTTATAATTTTTATTGAAAGTATATTTAGCAGATTCTTCAAATATTGGGTATTTGAGTTTTGTCATTTTAAGATATCAAAAAGAATTTTGAAAAATAAAATTCTTATATTAAAAATGGTCAATAATACTATAATAAATGGTAACTATTTAAGAGGAAGAGGTGGTGTAAATCGTATAATAAAAAAAACATCTACCAAAAAATTAGAATTTGTTAAACAAGTACAGAATATAGGAAGGACAATTACTGTAGGTCCTAACAATAAATTTGATGTTGATGTTACAAGTATTAGTCTTGCAATTAAAAGATTAGGTTCGGATCCTAATGTTATGAAAGTTATAAAAGTATACCCAGGTACTTATAATGAAAATATTGTGCCTCTAACAGGACAAAAAATAATTGGATGTGGTAAAGTCATCATTAATGGGCAAGTCACAATTAACACTGGTTGTACTCTTGAAAATATAATAATTAGAAATAACAATGTTAATGATCTTACTTGTTTGAATATTAATCAAACAGTTGCAACTAATTTTGACATCAATATTATCAATTGTTGTTTCGAAAGAACCATGAACAATTCTGATTTCACAAATCTAAATTTGGTTGAGGTTAATAGTGCACAAAATAATTTAAGTTTCACATCTTGTAAATTCACAAGTACAATTGGATCTGAAACTACAGATACTGTTGCTTTAAATACTCAAGAATCCATAACTTTATCTATTGACGATAGTACAAATAAACCTGTATATGTAAGTAAATGCGATTTCATTCATGATCAAGATGACACGCTCCAACTTCAATATAAATGTATCAGTGTTGATAATGATGCTGATGTTGTTGTTAAATGTTGTTATTTTGAATTGGATTATGGAAATGATGGCGCCAATGAAATATTTGCATGTTTATCTGCTACAAGAACAGCTGGAGCAAATCTTTCTGTGATTCACTCTAATCAAAATCTCGTTAAAATAACAAGTCCAGAAGCAAATGCTAATTGTTCAGTTTATAGAGTTGAGGATGTCAATTCTCGTATATACAGTTGTTGTGATATGATTGAAATAGATGAAACTGAATGTGATATAAAATTCGAACCAACTCTCTCAGTTACAAGTGGGCCTGTAATTCATATATCTTCAATTGTAATAAACGATAGAACATCTCAAGATATACAAACTGTTATTGATGGTGTTACTGTACCTGATGCTAATATAACATTAGCTAATTTCAATGTATTATTTGATTGGTATATAGTAGATACAGTAGACACTGCTAATAATGCAATAATTCTTCCTGTAGATGAAGACAATAGAGATACTAAATTTGTGACAGTAACAAATAATTCAGCAGCTGCTTTAGATGTTGACACGCCAACTGCTGTAACTATAGCGGCGGATGCGTCTGCAACGTTTAGATACAGCGGAAGTGATAATGTTTGGTATCAAGTTTAATTTGATTTTATTTGAAATAATAATAATAATATTTGAACATATAAATGAGATATTCAAGATATATTGATAGACTCTGTCATTGTAATAAAAGTGGTTGTAATAAAAGTGATATGCAATCTAAACATACAGCTGTTGTATTGAGTGGTGGAAAAATAAAAAGTATGGGGTATAATAAAAGTTGTAGAAATTTATCGTGTCATGCTGAACAAAATGCAATAATGAATTATTTGCGTAATATAGGAAGAAAAGATTTACAAAACTTGTTTGATTTCAATAATTTAATAACAGATAAAAGATTGGTTAAATCAAAACGCCATATAAAAGGGATTACCAAATATTGAAATTCTAGTCATCAGACAAAATAGTTTCAATAAATTATGTAATTCTATGCCATGTGATAACTGTGTTAGATATATGAAATTATTTAATGTGAAAAAAGTTTATTATTCAGATAAACATGGTAATATAGTATCTAAGAAAATAAATGATTTTAAATACGGATATCTATCAAAAGGACAAAAACATAATTAATTTTTATTGAATATTCAATAAAAATAAGATAAGAAAATATCAATAATTTATTTTTATCGCATTATTAATATTAACAATATTAATGCAAAAATTTGAAATAATTTTCTTCACTATTGAAAATGCAACATCCGAGACCAAGATTTCCTAATCTGAGAAGAGGCAAAAATAGAAGATCTGAACCTATAACACGAGTTGGAGGTTATAGAAGAAATCAATTAGTACGAAGACTAGGTGTAAATGAAATGAATAGTCTTAATAACAATGGAAGAAATAATTTAGTTGTCAATAATGCTAATGGCGATTTTTATGAATACGATACAAACGCATTGAATGGAGATGTGCGAACTCTACAAGAAAGAGATCCCGAAACCGCATTTATTTTAGAATCAACTGACAGAGAACAAGGTGGTGACGAACAGACAGGATTTGATGGTGGAAGATTCGAAATTCTCAACCAAAACAATGAACCAACTGGAACTGAAGCTCTTGTTCTTGTCAGAGATGATGAAGAACTTGCTGGAAATAACTTTCAAAATAACAGAAATTTCCAAAACGGACCAAAAGAAACTGTTGTACCAAGAGAGGAAGTAGCTCCTGTTTGTGAAATTAAAGATATTGAAGTAGAATTTGAAAGAAGAGTAAATGTTGAAAGAGGACCAGTAGAAATCGCAGAAATCGGGGTTGATGAATGTGGAAATGATTTGTATAAAGTAGAAAAAAGAAAAGTTAAATATGTAACTGGCGATTGGCAAGTTGTCAACACTGATATGGGACTTGGTGAATTATCAGGAAAACAATACAGTGTTCAAAACGAAGCTGGACCTGCATTTAGACAAATGCAAATGCAGCAACAATCACTTCAAGGGTTTAGAGCAGGTAAACACAAATCTGCATATTAAACAATATTTTATATATAAAATATATAAAATATTTAGATGTTATAAATATTGCATAAAGGAAAAAATGTCAAGCAAAATTTTATTTAAATCAGAAGATTTCAGAGTAGAAACAGAAAATTTACCAAAAAAAGATATTAAACAATTGAAAACAAGAGATTTCGGATCGCTTTTAAATTATATGAATTCAGAATTAAAAAGAGTTGATTATGAAACAACTGAAGAGTATTGTGAACATTTTTTGAAAACATTCAATAAAAAGTGGTTTGGCAAGAAGATTGGTGATTTTGTGATTGGAAATATATTTTTAAATGCGATGAACCATCATTATTTTCTTTTGGATGATGGTAAAGTATGCCATAATATTGATGAGTTTGATATCTCTCAAGATTTTACAGAATGTGAGAAATGGGAGTGTGAAGCTTGTTTAATTTTGATCAAAAACGATGAAATTTATTTGATGAAAGTGGATCACAGAAACGAATATCAAGGTGTATTTTATGTGTTTAATCATCGTCTTTACAAAATAAAGAAAACTAATTTAACACAAAACACAATTAAAAAGGATTTTCCGAATTCTTATAATATTTCTGATTATATTGATGTTGAATCAACTATTCTCAATAGTTTGAGAGGTATTGAAACAACTTAAAATATAAAAATATAGAATACTTTTTTCATAATTGAAAAAAATATTGAATAAAAATATAAAATTAATATAAAAAAAAGATATTGAATAATAAATGTCTCGAACTTTGGAAGATTTTTTTGATTTTTACCCAAAAAAAAGCAAATCTAATTTCATAGATTATTTAATGCATAAAAAAGAATTTTATGAATTGATAAATTTAAAGAATTCATATTCTGATAAATTATTTAAACATCAAGAAGTTATGGGAAGATATATAACACCTGATGGTGTATCAGAAGATTCAATGATAAATGTAGGTACAAATTATAATAGAATATTGTTGAATCATGATGTAGGTACAGGTAAAACAAGAAGTGCGTTTAGAATAAGTGAAAATTTCTTACAAAATAAAAATTTCGGGAAAACACTGATTTTGACAAAAAGTAAAAACAATCAAATGGCTTTTAAAACAGAATTTAAAAAATATCTTCCTAGTCTTGCGAAAAAAGAAGGAGTTGTTGTTAAATATTCTTCTGCTCATGGGAGACACATTGCAGAAACAAAAAAGTTTGATAAATTCTATGAAATGCATAATTTTGTGGAATTTTCAAATAAATTAGAAAAAATGACAGCAGAAGAATGGAATAAAAAATACAGTAATAGGTTAATTATAGTTGATGAAGCACATAATTTAAGAACTATTAAAAAAGGAAGGGGACAAAAAGATTCAAAAAAAATTTATAGCGTTATAAATAGATTTCTTCACAGCCTAGATAATGTTTATATTGTTCTCTTAACAGCAACTCCCATGGTTAATGACCCGTTAGAGATAGCCAGCATAATAAATCTGTTGCTTGATTGGGATGACCAAATAGATATTAAAAAATTACAAAATTTAATGAAAACAGACATTAACGAAGATACAGAAATTGGAGCATTTAACCAAGATCTTTACAATTACCTTAATCCTAAATTCAAAGGTATAGTTTCTTATATACCCAAAAAAGGATCGGTACCCAAAAGAATATATATGGGTAAAGACATCAATGTTTTTAATATGAAAATGAATATCAAAATTAATATTATGAGTGAATTTCAAAGAGAATCTTATATGGAAGCAGAAGAAGGAACTAGGGGGTCAAACAACGAAAAAAAGAATACACAATTTTATTTAAAACCGCGATTGAGATCTCTGTTTTCTTTTCCATATATAGACGAAAATGGAGATTTTCAAGCAGATGCAGATTATATAGGACATGATTATAAAAGAGCCAAATATGAAGATTTATTGGATAAGAACAAATATGAATTTAATACAAAAGCTAAATTGTTTTTCAAAAAGAAAGAAAATTTCAAAAAATGCAGTATAGTGTATTACAATTGCATTCAATATTTATTATCAAATGAAGGAAAAAAAGAATGCACATATATTTATAATATGTTTGTGAGAGGACCTGGTATAAAATTATTTGGTTTATTCATGAAATTATATGGATATGAATATTATACAGGAAATGAATCTACATTATCAACTAATTTTATTGGTACAATGAAAACAAAAAGGTTTTCTATAATTGATTCTGAAACTACTGATAATGCTTTAGAAAATATTATAAATAGTTCCAATATGCCTGAAAATAAATACGGCGAATATCTTCATGTTATTATAGGTTCTGATGCATCAAAAGAAAGTTTGTCATTTAGAAATGTGAGAACTGTAATGTTATCTGCTGGTTGGAATATGGGTAGTGAGATACAAACGTTAGGAAGAGCTGAAAGAGCAGATAGTCAACTTAATTTTCCTAAAGATGAAAGATATATAAAAATATTTAGAAATGCAGCAGTTCAAGGTACAGATGAAAACTCATTGGAAGATTCAATTGATATATATTTGTATGCGATGCAGAACGCAAAAGATTTAGAAATAAATGTAGTACAAGATATAATTATACAATCTTCATTTGATAGATATATAAATAATCCAGATTACAAATATAAAAAACTGGAAGATAGGGAACTTGATTACACAACATATATAGGTAAATATGACAAAGAAAAATATAAAGAAATAGTAAATGACATAAAAATATTATTTCTTTATAACAGTAAACTCACAACACACAATATTTTTAATTTGATGCCAAAAGAAAATAAAGAAATGATAATTTATACACTGAATAAACTCATAACATCAAACGAAATATTTAAAAATAGATTTGGAAAGAGTATGTATCTTAGAAATGAATCAGATATTTATTATTTACAATCTGATAATGTAATTGGAATAAATGATTATGGCAATGTTTATAATTATTCGAAATATCTTATATCTCAATCGAAAATATCTCTCGATACATATAATATACCAAAGCAACAAAATTCAGCAAAAAAATTCATTAAAAGTATAGAAAAAGAAAGTATTGAAGGATTTATACATAAATTTATGAAACTTTCTATGATGGAAAAAGTTATAGTTTTCGAAAATATGTATCTTTTGGGTGAAGATAGTAAATTCATCAATGCTCTTCTAAAAATAACAAAAAATAGTTGGTTTCATTTCCCTGAAGATGATATCATAATTCATATTTTATCTAAAAATAAAGAAAATTACCCTTATACGGGTAATGTTACAGAATTATCTGATAAAGCCACATTAAGAATTTTATATTACAATCAAGAAAATCCTAAATGGAATAACATAGAAAATGAAATTAAACTGAGTTATCTTGTTACAATAAATAAAAAATTAGTTGAAGAAGAAAGAAAAATTAGTAAAAAACACAATATATATGGTATATACACTATAATTGATAATACACTACGATTAAGAGATGCAAGTGTTAAATGTAAACTTAAAGTGAACGGAACAAAAGATAAAAGAACAGCTTGTCGCGGTTTTAAAATAGTTAAAGAATTAGAAAAAACAGCGACATATACATATAGGTTAGGCATGAAACCAAAAAAAATATCTGATGATGATATAAAAACAATAACCAATGATTTAAAATCAAAGAAAATGCTTTATAAATCGAAAATGAGTGATGAAGAAAAAAGAACAATACACAGTTGGTATTTCAACCATAAATCTGATCTTAAAGAAAGTATATTTAAAGTGTTAAAAGAAAAAAATGCAATTTATTATAGATAAATTCAATTATATTTGTAAAATTACAAATATAATTATACATGTTCTCTATTCCTACTTTCACACATTATATCTAATTGTTCTTTTGTTATTCCTTTTTTCTTTCTAAAACAACCAGAAGCAAGGGATGCTATTTTCTTTAAAAATATTTTCACAATATCTAATAATTTACTTGATAAAGGACTTAATATTGCTATTATAACAAAAGCCACATATAATTTAGGTAATTTTAAACTACCAATTGTATAATTGTATTCTTTAGATATAGCATTTACAATTGTTGAATTTATTTGAGCAATAAATTCAGGATCTATAACAGTTTCGTTTGTCATTATATTTTTAAGAAACAATAATTCCTCATCAGATAAAATTTTTAACAAAGATGATATATCTTCAACCATTTATATTCATTTTATAAAAATTAAATATCTTAAAAATTTGAATGTCATGATAAATCAATCTGATTTTAAAATGCCACCACAAATATCTGATATCGCATTATTTGATTTTTCTGAAATATATCAAAATAATCATGATTATATTTTAAATATTTTGAATAGAGAAGGTTTATATAATGATATAAATATTGAAAATATATCTCAAGATACAAAAGAAGCTTTGATATATTATGGTTTGGGTCAATTTGTAACAAAAAAATACGATATAAATAAAAATATAGTAATGGGTTGGTATATATATAATTGTATTTCAGGTGGTGATTTTACGTTTTAATTTATATGTTTAACATATAAATTGATTTAAGCCTTTATTCTATTTTTAATGTGGTGTTCATATTTTTCAATTCTGATGATAATTTATTATTGAAGAATTTAAAAGATTGTATTTCATATTTATCTGATCTTATGTGAATTTTTAGATTAGATTTTTCAAAATTGGTAATTTTATTTGATATATCTACATAATTTTTAACCAAGCGTTCATCATACATTTCTAAATTCTTCAAAAAACTTACAACATATTTTTCAGATTTGCCCAATTCTATTTTGTGATTTTTGAAACAAATTTGTATATTAGGGTTCAAACTAATATGTGTGATGTCTTTTGATATTTTTTTGTATCTCAATAATACTTGTTTGTTCAATTTAGATTCTTTTTTGATGTTAATAAACATGGAACAGATTTTAGAATAAATTGGGTCTTTATTAATTTCTAATTTATCTAACAATTTATTGCAAATTGAGATATATACTTTATTATTTTTTTTTACATGATAATTGGTTAATTCTTGCATTAATAATTTCATATTTTTATGTCTACCAACAATAGTCTTTTTACTGTATTGTTTTGGGTATCTGTTAGGATATATAGCATGTAAAAGACGATCGAAATTAGGAGAAAATGTTTTTTCAAGATAATGCATCAAATCAAGTTTAGTTTTTTCACTTTCATGTAAATAAACACTTTGCATTTTTTCTCCAACTTTAGTAGCCCCTTCTCTTTCAACAAATACATATTCAACACTATCACCACTTTGATAATTTTGTCCTTTCACGTTAACAAGATAATTCCAAAATATAGCATTTTGATGACTATTATTTTTATATGTGCTTTTTATACTTTTTAGAATAATAATTAAATCTTTGTAACTCACAGCTCCACTCATTAAATCGTACATCCTATCGCAATAATAATTTACAATTTCATCAAGTGATTTTTCAAGAATAATCATGATTGTTATTTGTTTGTATACTTTTTTGAGATATGTTGGATAATTTCTTTTTACGGGGGGTAGACCTTTACAATGGTAATTATTTATATTAACATTCATGGGGTCATTCTTGTCAAGAGTGATATAAACATAATTTTTTTGTTTCAAATATAAAAATTTCCTTTTTATCTCCTCTAATTCAACTTCCATCGGGTATAAAAGATATTTTTTGTTTATATGATCGACAGCGTAGTTGCCCACTTTCATCAGAAGTTTATGTTGTTTCTCTTTTGGTACCTTTTTTATGTAATTTACTAACCAAGGTATTTCATTCATAAATGAATCTGTGTCTCCATATATCGTATTACCTTTTATATATTCATCATATTTGATGGCCATTTCTTGATTTTTTGTTCTCCCGTTATAAGTGGTGCATAATCCAATTTCAAAACATTTTAATTTAGATTGGGCGCCAGTCAAACCGTAAATAGAATTCATAATTTTTTTTATACCTAATTGGCGTGCGTTAAGAACGGCCAATTTGACTTTATAATTTTTAATCTGTTCATCTGATAAACGAAATTTATGTTTTTCAATTTGTTCTTTAATTTTTTCAACTTCATTTTTATCTTTGGATTGAAGCAGGGATGTGCAATGTTTTAATTCTTCCTCATTGAGTTTATATTTATGTTTATCTAAAATTTTATATATCCTTCCCATTTCCTTTTTAATTTGTTGACGTGCATCGGAAAGAGCTTTTAATTTTTCTGTAAGTAGACCTTCTTGATTTTTATTAAAACGATAATACTTTCTATTGCCACTTTTTTTACTAGTCCAATCAAACACATGACATTCTTTATCGTCCACTAACAAATCTATATTATTTCCACAATCATCTTGTATCAAGTTTGTGAAACAAAGACTATAAGCGATCATAATACTAGGGTACAAAGATTTAAAATCATTTGTAAATAAAAAATCATATACACCGGGTTTATTTTTAAATACAAAACCACCTTCAAAATCTTTATCTGTTTTCATTGGTGATGGTGTATATATATATCCTTTTTTAAACAAATCTGCATAAATAGGAGGAAATCCTCTTCTTCCTTGACCTCTAGATATAAAATCAATCATGTTTACACCCACTAAATTTGATAATTGTTGAAGTGCCTCCCAAGCATCAGTGGCGTTAAATAGATCATATGGTAATTCACTATCTATAGTTACATAATATAATTCTTGCATAATAATACCCATTCTCCTAAGAAGATGCATAGTTTTAATAGGAAGATCAACTTTGCCTTTTTTCAATATAGATTTAGATAAATAATCTAATGTGTTAATAGGAAAATAAAATTCTCTTGTAAAATATGGAAGTGTATCGATAAAAATACGCCCAGGCAGATTAAATGTAAACATACTTTGATCACCATATGCTTTTGAATTCCATTCGAACTTTTTTGTTGCGACCTGATAATCTTGAAATCTAGACATGTTTCTCCAAGTTTCATTATAAATTGTTGTGAGTCTAGCGTCAAAATAAGGAATATCAAATCCAAATATGTTATGACCCATGATAATTGTTGGATCAAGTTCTATTATTAAATCTTCAAATTTTCTCAATAAATCAAGTTCATTATCACATTTTATAAGACGTACATTCATTTTTTCAATATTATTTTTAGATTCTTCGTTATCTTTCAGGTACTTTTGTATTGTTCTTTCGTTTTCATCATTTAATGATTTCTTAACCTCATTTTCATGATTGTCACCAATATAAGCACAATAATATGTTTTTTCTTTCTTTTCATTTACAAATGTAAAACCTATAGATGACACTTCATCTTTCATGTTAAATGATTTAGGCATCTGTTTAGAATTTTCTGCATAAACTTCAGCATCAAATGATAAAATGGAAGGAACAATAAGATCAAAATTCATTTCTTTTAATTCTTCATCATTTGTACACCTCACATATTCAGGTTTTGTGATAACACAATTATCACACGTTGATGAACAATCTTCTTTATATTTAGAAATATAAATAGGTTTACATGCTTCTATATCTTTTTCTATTCTGAATTTCAAATCTTGATCTTCAGAAGATTCAGGAAATTCAAATTTAATGCCATTTACATTATTCATTTTTTTTCTCAGAGTGAACAAAGATACATTATTTTTGAATCTAACTTTAAAACCTTTTATCTTATTTGCATTGTAATGCCACACACATTTTTTCTCCACATATACATAATCATGAATGCCATAAAAATCATTTATATTGTATTCACAAAGTTCTTTACAATAATTAAATAAATATTCATACAATTCGTCATATAATTTTTGAAAATTTTCAATATCTTCACTTGAAAGATTGCATTCTTCTATATTTTTTGAAAAAGAAGTTATATTTCTCAAAAAATAATAAAATCGTTTGTGTTCTTTCAATGGAAATATTTTATTAATGTATACAATGTTTACTCCTTTTATCAAAGTGTAGAGACGCATAAATTCAGAATGTGAATCAATAAATAATTTAATTTTATTATCCAATGTTGATTTCTTCTTATTCTTTTTAGATGTATATAAGAATTCCTTCAATTCTTCATCTTGATTTATTTTTTCTTTCATGAATTTCCAGATGTTATTTTTCTTTAAATCAACATCTTCATTTCTATCTTTTAAAAATCTTAAAAACTTATCTTTTTTAGTTTCCATTGTTTTAAAATTTTCTAAAATGTGTTTTTTTATTGTTTCTTCAGGTAAAGCAATATAACACCATGGATTGTATGGTATTTTGACAGAAGTAACTTCATTATTTTGATTATGACCAAATGCATATATAAAAAATTTAGTTTTGCCTTCTATCTTCTCATCTCGCTTTTCCCAAACAAAAGGTTTAAGATACATTTTGTTAGTTGTATAGTATTAATTTATTTTATAATTTTATATCACATTTACATTTAATTCTCAATCATCAGAATTTGTATATATTTTATTGTGTGAAAAATGAGATATGAAGATAATAAAACCATCTTAAAATTTCAATTATTAATATATAATTATGATAATTGATTAAATATTTTTAAATGTTAAAATGTCAAATGAGGAAAACAATGACCAAAATTCATCAACTTTATTGAATAAAACTAGAGAATTGATACAATTTGCTAATACTGTATCTGTTCAAGGTGAAAGAATTAAAAATTTCAATTCTTTATTGAAAAAAGTATGTAAAATGGGTGAAAATAAGAAAAATAAAAAATTGAAAATAGAAAGAGAAATAGCAGAATTGTTCTATAATTATTACAATAAATACTATGATCAAATTGATGAATTTGATTTTGATTTTTTGTTAACAATAGAACCATTGATTTATAACAATTCAAATATATCTTACCCTGTAGCCAAAATATATAAAGAAGCATCTAAAGATCAAATGATTTCAGATAAATTTGAAGATTTATTTGTAGGTTGTATATTTCAATCGTTAATATGTTTACATAAAAATAAAGATTATTACATTAAAAACAATACAAAATATGTAGTTGAAAAAAAAGAATTAGATGAATTTGTTCTTTTAGTATCTGAATTAAATGAATCTGTAAAAAATTCAGGTAGTGGTCTTCAAAAAATAATCAAACTTATGGAAAAAGTGGTAAAAGATAAAAATTTAAATTTGGATTCACTTCAAAATGGAAGTTTTGGCGATATATTGGATAAATTGATAGAAATTTTAACAGAATTAAAAAATAATGAATCGGCAATTAAAGATATACAAGGTTCTTTATCTGGTATGTCAAATAAAGATGTTAAAAAAATAATGAAACACCTACCAAAATATATGCGAAAACAAATGTAAATTGTTATAAATTATTGTTATTTAGTTTATAATTTTATAATTTTATAAAATGAGAGAAGTCACCACAGTAACATTCGATAATAAAAAAGAAGCAATGGATTTTTTCTCTGAAGGATTGGATACTTTTATTAATTTTCTTGAAGATAAGATAAAATATAGAAATAACAAAAAAGAAAAAATATTATTTAAATTGTTCACCAGTGTTTACGACAGACTCAGTGAAAATAAATTACATGATATTGTATCTGATAAATTATTAAGAGAAGATGTTAAAAGACAAGTCAAAAATAGAAATGAGAAATTTTTTATTGAAAATTTTAACATATTTAATAAACATTTAAAAGATGAACATTTAGAGTTTTTAAAAGTAATGTGGTTAAATGAAGATTCCAAAGGATTTAACGATAAAGAAAGAAAAGATTTATGGGTTTTATTTGATAAAATAATATTTTCATTAGAATTTATATCTCAAAATTAAATTATTTCAATAATTTAATTTTGTTTTTTTATGTATTCGAATAATGGTGTATTTCTATGAACTACAGTAATAAGAGAATTATTTTCATTGATACCTATACCTTCGTAATGACCTAAACCATTTTTGTGATAATAATATAATATAATTGTATCTCTATCATTTTCATAAATAGGTTTTATATTGTAATTAGATATATATTTTAAATTACCATTTGTGTCTAATTGATATATTACAATATTCTTTTCAAATACATCTGATAAATACGGTATAAATATATCATCTAACCATACATTCATATCACATAATTCGTTTTTCATCTTTTCATATGAATATTCTTTGTTAAGAAAAGAATTGTTCAATGATCCAATATATTTATTCCATACTTTTCTAGTGAAATTTTTACAAATGTATTTTCTAATTTGTAACACTGTTTTTGATTTTTCATTTGGTGAAAGTTTTTGATATTCTGAGTTATACATATCAAGAATAGAATGTATGAGACAGTTATTATCACCTATAGACCCTATTCTATATATATCAAAACCATATAAATTACCCACATATTTTTGTTGTTGTGGTTCTAACATTTTAATATTTAGATATAGTCTTTTCTTTTTTATTGTTGTTTTTGATTTTTTAAATATCAATAATCTTGTTGAAGATGAATAAAAATATTGTTCTTCCGACATAAGTTTTTCTTTATTTAAAAATTCATCTTTAATAGTATTATAGCCTTTGAAAAGCGTTTTTAAATATTCAAAATCAATAATATATTCTTCTTGTTTGGGTACAGATGCGCCAGTTAATATCTCTATAATCACTTTGTTGTTTTTTTTATCGACTTCAATATCGAAATTAGAAGTTTTGTATTTAGCAATTTTAGATCCTATTTTGATATTATTGAATTCAAAAAATTTCATAACATCAAAACCAACTATAACAATATATTCTGAATCATGTTTCATCATCTTATTGACTACATTTTTCATATATTCATTTGTTTTTGTTAAAAATGTAAAAGAATTGAAAGAAGTTATACAATCAAATTTTTTGTTTATTTCTACATCTTCAAACCGTCCTTCAAATAAATTTATATCAAAATCAGCATAATCCAATCTTCTTACTAGTTCTTGTATGTTATTTGGATTGGGTTCTATACCTGTTACATCAAATCCATTTTTTTTCCATTTGAGAACATCACCACCCAATCCAGACCCAATATCGAGTATAGTATTGACACCCCACAATTTCAAATCATCATATATTTTTGATTTTACTTTATTGTGGTATTTTCTCATTAATTTTGTGTTTTTGCCAGTTATTATATCAGTTGTTATAGGGTTTTTATGTAACTTAAATATGTTTTCAACTACACTATATTTATTGGGATATATTTTATCATTTCTTATTCTATTTGCCGTAAGTAATTTATTTTTCAAATCTATAGAAAATTCTATAACTTTACCATTCGTATATTTCAATCCGGATGTATCTATTTCAAAAGTATTATTGAATGGTAAATTTCGTCTTGTTGTAGGATCATATACATACAAATTTCTATTCTCATAAAAGAGATCAATTGTGAGTTTTTCTATAGGTTTCCATTTGAATATATAATTCGATAAATATACATCATCTCCAGGTGTAAATATAATACCATCGTTGTCAAGATCAGTATGAAGTAGTTTTTCTACACTTTTAAAAAAATCTTTAGATGTTTTCACAAATATATGTTCTTTGAGTGTTAATTTGAAATTAGATTTGATTTTCAGATTAGATATTTTTTTAAACAATTTAACAAGATAATTATATCTGTTTTTGAATTTTAAATTACTCACTATTACATTTTCATATATTAATATATCAAAAGCATGAAATTCATTTCTTTTATTCATGTATTCTCCATCCAAGACGTATACAAAATTATCAGGAAATATCTTTTTTATATCACCCTCCAATTCTATTTTTTCCAATGTATTGTCTATATTTGCAAACATTAAAAATAATTTATAATCCTTTTTAAATATAATAAGTTTACGATGTATACCATCTGCTTTAACACTTAATGTGTACGGATTTTGAATAAGATTTTCAAATGTGAGGTTTGGAAAATGTAAATCAACAGGTCTGTTGCTATGAATTAAACTTATATATTTATCAATTAATTCTAAAAAACTACGCCAATTTTTTGAATTATAATTGTATTCAATTTCAAATTCGTAATGATCTTTTTTCACAATTGATTTGATATTTCTATCCCAAATATGATCTGTCACTTTAGAAATATCTATGTTATATTTTTTAGAACTTATACGAATAATATCTCTTCTAAAATATCTTGGATTTATTTCTTGTTTCTTTTCAAAAAATTGGTTTGCTTTTATGGGTATTTCCTCGGATATAGTTATATTTGTACCATTATAAAATAATTTTCCTATCCTATTTTTTATCTCATACAATCTATTTTTATTTGAAACTATTTCCCTCATTGAAGAATTATAATTTAATTTATATGTGTATGTGGAATATTTTGTAAGTTTAACCTGATCTAGAGATGTCAATAAAATCCTTATAAGTTGAAATGAAAATTGATCTATAATTTTTTTCGCTTCTATTTCTATATTTGAATTCTTTTTTATTCTTTCTTCAATTTTGTATTTAAAAGGATTTAAAAGATCCATTATTTATTAATATGAAATAATTTATATTTTTGATATTTTTATAAAAATATTAAAAAGTTATTCGACATGAAAATAACATGTATAATCATGAAAATTAATAATAATTTGTATTATTGTGTTGTGTTATAGAACAACTTTTATCACATATACCATTCTTTTTTTTATAATAATTTTCATAAGCTTCTTTGTATGGATAATAAGGCTTAGATAAACGTTCATTAACTAAATTATGTATCTGCCAACTCCAATAAAATATGCCGTGCTTCTTATCAATATAATTATAAATGTAAATATTGGATTTCATATTTAAAGCATCATTAATCATATTTGTGAAATGTATTCTACATTCTTCACATGGCAAAAGTTTAGAAACACTCACTAAAAACACTAAATAAATTTGTAACATTTTATCAGTATTAACTTGTGTGGCAAAAGAATGTATGGTATTCCAAATACTAGGTCCTTTTTCATTCATGTTCAAATTTATTCTTGATGCATCTGACATTTATTTATACCATAATAAAAATTGAAATAGATAAAATTTCATTACACATACATAATCAAGATATTGAAGATAATAACTATTCCAATATTATTTTCAATTTTCAAGTCAAAAAAAATTGAAAAGAAAATGACGGAAGAAAATTGTGATTTCAGAATAGAAGTTCCTGAACCTGTAGCTTATAAAAAATGTTATGAAGCATGTAAACAACTTACCACTCAATTACATCACACATTAAGTCGAGATGGTATGTGTATAAAAGATATCAATAAAAAAGATGGATTCTTATTACAAGTAGATATATCATCTAATGATGTTAAATTAAGAATGAAAAATGAAAAACTTAAATATCATTTTGTGTTAAATTGTAAACATGCAGCATCACATGTCAAGAATATTAAAAATAGTAATAATTTCGAAGTGGGTTATATAAATAAAGATAATACATATTTTTATCGTGTTCATGGTGACAATAACAACTGGAAAAAACTTAAATCAGTTAAAGTAGAAAATGACACAAAAGTTAAAACCAAAATTATTGAAAAATCTCTTCCACCACCAGAATTTTCCAAGATGTCTCCTATTGTAAATGTTTCTTCTGCCAGATTTAAAGAATTGTGTAGTGAATTCAAGGATTCCGAAAAAGTAGAAATATATTACCAGGATAATGGAATTAAATTTATAGCAAGTGATAATATAGTTGGAACTAGAGAAATATTTGGAAAATGGAATGAAGATGATGAATCAAATCTTATTTGTATTGTTAAAGGTAAACTCATCAATAAACTTAATAAACTTTCACATCTTTCAAAAAATATACAAATAGTTGCTGGTAAAAGCAATAAAACAGGTAAAACACTTCCTTTGAATATAAAATCTAAAATAGGAAGTTATGGAGTTTTAAATATTTATATTTCTACACATAATGATTTCAAAGAAAAACAATAATTTATATATGAAAAAGTATATAATAGTATCTAAAATACTATTATATAAAAAACAATATAATCATTGATATAAAATATTTCAATTCATATATCGAAGAATAATTGAAGATAAAAATATTATCTCGCTTTTATAAAATATGTCTAATTTCGCAGGAAAGATTGAAGCAGTAACTACTTATATTGACATGAGCACATTGGAATTATGTAACATTGAAGGTAAATTGTACCATGGTCGGGTTTTAAAATCCCCATTTTCTATGGTATTACAACAATCTACCTGGTTTGCATTTGGTGCTAGGGAATTAAAAACTACAGGTGATATATCTAATGGATTGTTTTATGACTTGAGTCCTACTCAATATTCAGCCACCGATTTCTTGCTGTATGCTTGGTCAAGATGGATGACTCCTAAAATTAAATTAAAAAATACACCAGATAATTTCACTTTTGTTGATGGTGAGGGCACTATATTCCCTATTACTGGTAAAAAATATTTCAGAACAACTAAAACATCGGGAAATCAAAATGAAAATAATGATATTACGGCTATAACAGATGCTGATATTAGTGTATATGTTCCAAGACAAAGAGTTTATTGGACAAATAATTTACTACATAATTTTTACAATTGTGTAAGAATGAGAATTAATGGTAGATCAACTGAAGAATTGGATAGAGTATGGTTAGATGATTATCTTCAATGGAAGGTACCTCTTGATTTTAAAGCTAAATACTTAGAAGCTATTGGTAATATTCCAGATCTTGTTATTCCTAAACAAGCTACGGTGGGAAGTGGATCAAACAGTTTTATCCCATCCAGAGAATTACAATTGGATTTACCATTCTCCTTCTCCAGGGAGAAATTTTGCAAGGGTTGTGAGAGAGCTAATAAAACGGCATTCCCACTTTTGAATCTATTGTGTAATAATATTGAAATTCAAATTGATCCTGTTAAAGATATCACTAAATTATTAAGTTTTGAAAGAGAAAATGTATTCCCATTGAACTCAGCAACTACTGGAAGTTGGACTCAATTAACTGAAGTATATGAAGAAGGTTCTTCTGTGAATCTTGCATCTAGTTCTAAAGCTCCATTTGGTGCATTGGATACCGTAGGTGATGCTTATGGTGCAACAAATGAATTTAGATTAATTTGTAGAGCAAGTAACAATAACAATGATGTTGAAGGTGAATTGTTGAATCCTAATGAATTCTTGTTGGAAGAAAAAATTGAAGTAAATCCACCTAAAACATTTATTAAAGTTGCCACTGTTACTATGGCTGAAAGAATGCGCCATAGAAAAGCATGTAGAGGAAAACATATCCTTATTGAAAAAATTGCTTCTTTGTCTAAAGACGATATATCTCCTGGTTCTACTGTTAGTTTGGAATTAGACAAGATTCCAGGACATATCAAAGCATTTTATTTCAATATTGAAAATGTGACAGCTCAATTATGTGGGTCATGGAGTAATTATACTAATGATCCTCTCGGATTCACTGAAAATGATTCTGCTGATAACATATCTATCATTTACAATAGTGATTCTTATGCATATTATAAAATGCCTGCTGATCACTTCGTTCTTATGGAAGCTATACACCATGCAAATACTGTACCTACAGAATCAGGATATCATGTTTGGTCTAAATGTCTCAATCTCGATTCGTTGCAACCGTCAGGAGGTATCACTGCATCAAATTCTCAAGCAGTAAGAGCATTGACGATGGAAATTGAAACGAAACCTACTATTACGGTTGAGGAACAATTAGAATTGCAAGGTGATTCAGGTGAAAATAGTAATACCCTTGCAGGATTAACTACAAGCAGATATAAAGCGCAAATCCGAGCTCCAACATCAACCCTCATCCTTGTCAGTAATTTTGTTAATGGACATTTCAATAAAGAAAGAAGTGCTAGATGTAAATGTTGTATATAGAAATTTAAATATATCAAAAAGAAAGTTTTATAAAACTTTCTTTTTATTCAATCATAAAATTTCCAATTTTCACTGGGATATTTTTCTTTCTATTAATTTAGACAAATTGTTATTAAAATTTAATATTTTATATAGTGCATATACTGTGAATACCATTATTGTAATTATCATTGACCATAAGAATAATTTTTTATAATCTACACAATATGTATTCTTAATTCCACCATCAAGTTGTATTTGACAATAATTAGCCACGAATGATGGAGATATGAACCATAATAAAATAAATATAAAACCATATATAAACAACAAATACCAATTTCTTTTCATAAAACTCCAAACTTCAGAAAAGAAATTACTTACTTTTGTTTTTATAGGTTGAATATCATTCGATGAACCATTAGTTAATTTTTTTGCATTCAT